ATCACCCTCCCCTCCAAACCCAATGTTTCATTGGGTGCGCCGCCGCCAGCCGCGTACACGTCTACCGAGCATACACAAGGACCTCACGCGCCCGCTCATCGCCCCACGGCCCTACCACAGTCTCGCTCGCCATTCCCGACCACCACTCCAACTACCTTACCAGCAACCGCGACCGAGCTGTACCATATCTGTCGTCACCTCAGCGCCGCGCTGTGCCCACCGGCCCTGCAAGTGATTGCAATCGGCTATCGCCAAACATGTGATTGTACCACCAACCCGTGCCAACTTTGAAAAAAAAATAAAAAAAAGAGGGGCCACCACTCGGTGACCCCTCCACACAGGAGATACATTCAGCCGTTAGGCTTCGACCTTCGTCTCGGCTGAAGTGATTGCGAAATAATTGGTGGCCTCGCATTTCTGTCCGCTCACCGAGCTTTTCGCATTGCTGAAAAAATACTTTGCGCATTTATTGACGTTACCGCTCTTGGTATCGCCATTGCGTCCCGCCCATGCAACAACGTCGCCCTTCTTCAGTTTCCCGAGCTGACCGGCGATATAGGCGACAACCTCCTGCCGGCGCTTCTTGTTGACGTCATACTGGGAAATCCCGAGCGCCTGCACCGCGTCGTTGATGTCCAGCACCTTGGCGTCAGGATGTTCGTCAAGACGCAGCCCGTGATTGGTCTGGCCCCGCTTGTAAGAGTCACCCTGGTCGAGCCCGTCGTGGTTCACGATTTCACGATGCAGCCCCGCCTTTGTCGTGGCGGCCTCGCGTGTGCGAGTAGCAAGCGAAATGCGCTTGCCCTTGGTTTCTGATTTCTTCTTGGCTTTTTTTGTCTTTGCCATGTCTTGTCTCCAAAAATAAAAGTAAAAAACAAACAACCCGAACTTTGTCTTTGCTCCTAACTAAAGTGATAAAGAACATCTTTCTTTTCTATAAGTATTATAGCATATAAAAGTGATAATTGCAAATAAAAAATAAAAAAACTTTCAGCCAAAGCCAAGTATATCAACGAGTTACGACGAGCACCGCGCCACCCATCCCGACGAACCACCGCGATGTCTTCTTGAGGTCTACCGCCGCCTACGCCTATCGCGCACGTAAATACACATGACCACCAAGTATACCACACGCGTGCGTAAATACACAAGAAAAACTGCTGCCTTACGCAGGCTCGATGTTGTAGACTTTGACTGCGATGATTCCCACCCCGAGCTGGCACTCGGAGATGTGTTCCCGTATCGCACGAGCCAACTCATACTCAGCACTCCTGCTGACTTTGATGTCGTACGTACCGTGACACTCCATCCCATCTTCAAAGTGAACATCGTATTCACAGGTCACCCGGACTCTCTCAGGCTTCTGCTCTTTCTTCTTCAACCATCCGAACATAGTCTTGCCTCCTTAAATAAAAACTGCATTGTCTTTGGCATTGAATCGGGCCGGCACCTTCCCGCGACAGGTCACGTTATGGCTCACAACTTTCCTGCCCGAGTGAAAGCTGATGTGGAATCGCTTTCCATCCGACCCCCGGAACATATCATCAATGTCCTCAACGTTGATTTCATACGCTACCCCGTCTATGATAGCGGTGTCACGACTCATTAACGTATTCTCCCAGTGCCAGCACTCCAGACAGATAATTTTCTCATCCAGCTCAGCCTGCACTCCATCATCCCAATGAGAAGTCCTCTCAGCCCCGCACTTCACGCAATGGTCTGTTCCGTCAAATGTCAGGACCGACTCCTTCTCCTCATCGAGATTCCAATAATTCTTAAACATTGTCCTGCCTCCTATATCAGTCTTTCCTCATCCGGAATGTCCCCACCCATGCGGCGAGTTTCCTCATCGGCTTCAGCATCAGTCCGACCATCCTCCTCATATCCCTCATCCGTGAGTGTCCGACCCTTGCATTCTCCGAGGCATTTGTTCCCCTTGCTGTAATCCCCACACCCTTCGCAGTAGTAGAAGTCGGGATGCAGATTGTCAAGAGTTTCCTCCTGCCCCTGGTAGATGCAGTCGTAACAGACTTCTTCACAGAGTTCCTGACCTTCCACATAAACTGGGTAGCGGTGATTCTTGCTCATAGGAACTGGCTCGCCACATATCAGGCATTTGCTGTCGGGTTCTTTCGGCAGTTCAGCTTTTTCCCGCCGGCGCTCTTCGCGTCTCGCATCGAAGGCTTTCTTCCGGTCAGCACCGTGGATAGCAGCAAGCAAGCACTCTGCCGTGGTATCTGCATCATTGTGGAATTCTGTTGAGAAGCGTTCATCGCTCGGACCGCTAACATCGTAGGAGTTGATTGCGAAGCACAACCCCTCATGCAACGGTTCCATATAGTAATGGTATCCCATCACAACAATCAATCCTTCATCGGTGTGACCCGCCATTATCCCGCTGTTGTAGCTTTCTTCATCAACAACAAAAGTTACTGTGACCTCTTTCATGTCCTGTCTCCTGTAAAAAAGTTCTAATCAAACAACTATACATATTATAGCATATAAATATAATAAGTCAAGCGCTAAATAAAAGAACTTTCTACCGGGCGGCGCACAGCCGTGGAACCTTGCAATTGATTGCAAATAAAAGAGCCGGCGGGGGTCACGCCGGCTCCAGGTGGTTGTTTGATTGTTTTAAGACAAGACTGACCCCTAATCTGTTTCGTCACATCCGCAGAATCCTTTCTTGCGCAACTCTTCGCGCCGCACATCGCGCTCCTTGATGTTATTGACTACCACTTCGACTGCTTTCTCAGTTGACTCTTTGAGTTCTTTGAGAATATCAATCTTCCTGCCACACTGCGGGCAGTATTTGTGGATACGGAGGCGGTCGCCATAACTGCTATTAAATCCGTCTGCTTTCTCAACAAGCGTCAGTACTCTGCTGTGGTTTGAACGCTGCACCACCAGCATTCTCAAACTTCCTCCGAACACTCCGAGCATGGGGTGGAAACCTCCACTGTGCTCCTCTTCGTACCACCCGAGTTCGCAATCACATTCAGGTTCTTTTTTCTGATTTCTTTTAGCAACCTTCTTTTTCTTAGCGCTACTCTTTTTCCTTACCATCACCACTCTCCTCAATCACAGTTCTTCGATTATCCCCGTGTTCGCCAACAATATCCCGCATCTCCTGCTCAATCTCCTTCACCTCGGTGAGCTTGACCTTCCTGAGCTGGCGCAACCCTTCGTACTTCTTGTTCACCCGCTTCTCAGGGTACTTGCAACGGTCGTACCGTTGGCAGGATGCGCAGTTATGGGCAAAGCGCTTCGGTGACCAACAATTAGTCCCGAGTTCACTTGACTTGATTATCTGTGCCTTCATAACTTTCTCCTAAAATATAGGGCGTTCTCACCCCTCCTGGAGCATTCCTTCCTGCATAATACGAGTCTCACCACGGGGAATAATTCCGTGGACTTCAACGCTCACCACGTCGAATCCCGCTTCCGACAGAGATTTCCTCACTGCCTCACGGAGTGCTTCAACGGCTTTAAGGTCAGAACGAACCATCCCGGTAATCTCCTCTCCGTTCTTCCCTTTAGCCGAGTACTCAATCTTCCGTGCTCGTTTCATGACTCACCCTCCTTAAACGATTGGTTATTCTTTTCCGAACGCGTCAGCCGCAGCAGATGCTCCCTTCGGAGGCTTATAATCACTGATGACCACGCTCACTACTTCACTCTCCGTAGTGTACGAACCCTCCTGAAGGTTCTCCACTTCCTCACGTTTCTTCACCGCGAGTCTTTTAAGCGCTTCCCCCGCCACGCCTTTCCACGCGACATTGGTTCGCTTCGTGGTCTTGATAGCGAGGACCTTATCATCTACGATAACTTCCCCCGCTCCGACCACCAGGGTCTTCACATCGTCCTTGATTTTATCAAGGGCTTTTTTCGCGGCCTTCTCTGCTTCCTTGGCCTCGACATACTGCTTGACGAGTTCATATTCTTTCGACCCCGGCTCTACTCTCAATGACCCCATGTCCTTCTCCTTCAAAATACGGCAACTGTTGTTGAACCACGCAGGCTTATAACCCGAACTGTTTGAGGACTTCATCTTCCTTCGCCTCCTCTTCAAGCTCAACCTGCGACTTAGGGACATGCACCAACCCTTTGCGATGCATCTTCCATACAATATAAGCGAGTGCTTCGGCCTTGGTCAATACGGCATCTTTCGGCAAGTGATGTTCTTCCGCCTCGACCTCTGCTCTGATTTCTTCTTCAACTGTCATGCCTTGTCTCCTTGAAAACTGTCTAATCAAACAACACTATTATTATATCATATAATAGGTATAAGTCAAGAACTATTTTGAAGAAACTTTGGGCCAATAATGTTTCACTTTCGAACCCTTCTTTGGTCTAACATATCCAACCACCTCACACTTGGGGCATCTCATTCGTCCGCTACCGCCGGTACAGGATGTCATCTCATAATGATTATGTTGATGCTGGCACCGCTGGTACTGTAACAATTCGCAACTATCAGCCTTGGGGCAACGATATATCGGCTGCCCCGAGGCTATAGCTGATTCAAACCACGGCTTTTTCATTTCTTCGTCCATCCGAACCGCCCCTCATTGCGGAGCATCTCGCACGCACCCCGGTAAGAAAGGAGGTCTGTGTTCTGAAACATATGTGTCACGCACCCTGGAGACAGGTACTCGTGTCCCTCATTCCCATACCGGAGGCATCCGTGAGCATTCCCGCTCACCTTGTCAGTATAAACATAGAGGTCATACTTCTCCTCATCGCCGGGACTCCTCACAACAACGAATGACCCAACATATTCCTCCGCCGCATGGTCACACTTGTTATCCCACACAGGACCATTTATCTTTATCATGCCCGGCTCCTCTCCATTACTTCAGCAAGAGTATGGTCATAACCATAGTGTCTGTCACGTTCCATCGGCAGACCCATGATATTGATGCTCTCCAGTTCACGAAGGCTGAAGTACCCCAGCTCGGGGAAATCTCCCTCAACCCATCCGAAGAACAGCCAATCCCCGTCCTCCTGCTTGCTTCCCTCAGTGGCAAACCACGTCCAATGACTGAACGGATGAAAGAACTTCACCACCACGTTAATGTCTTCCGGTTCTTTGTCCTCATTCGCATACAGCGCCGGCAGCTTCGATTCGATTTCTTTTGTCATAAGCTTCATGCCTCGTCTCCTTCTTCCATACCAGTAACGATAAATGTTTCCCGACTCGGCGCCTCGCATACGGCATGGTACAAGTCTGCCGCGTGCTTCAGCCCTTCGGCTTCTTCAGCAATCTGTTTTGCTTCGAAGGCGACCGTGTGGGTATCCTGACTGTGCATCTTGTTGAGCCGCTTATTTATAGACGACATCTTTGATGCAACAGCTCCGCCGAGGACAGTCCTCAACGTTTTGTAATCGACCTCAATCTTTTCCGCATCGAAATGTGATAACTTCATCCTACCACTCCTCTCCGAACTTGAAGGCAGGACAGGCGTCATCACCCATCCCAACATTCTCACAGTCCTCAGCCCGACATGCTGAACAATGTGGGTCACACCCGCGTTTCAGCAGGAACTCCACATAACCGGGGCTCAGATATCCCAGCCAACGCTCGATGTCCTTCTTTTTCGGATGGTCCGCCGGATAGCTGACTCTCTGATGTTCCGCATCAACCCGCTCAACTTTCAGTATCGTCATATCATCCCCTTTGACCATAAAGGCTCATAACGAACTCGTGCACCTCGCGATGCAATCTCTGTCCCACCGTCAGACTTTCATCAGACGTCATTGCGCGCCGCAACTTCTCCGTGATTTCGGGATAGTTTATGACGCGACCTCCGGGATAGCAGTCCATGCGGACACACTTAATCTCGACCGCTACGTCCTCCCCGTCAACATTGAACGTATGCGAAAACTTGAACTCTGCCTTGTCTGTCATGTCCTGTCTCCTTGTCAAAAGTAAATAACTTTCTTTTCTATAAGTATTATATCATATAAATATAATAATTGCAAGCAAAAAATAAAAATTTCGTGCCCGACTTTCGACCGCAGCATTAGAGCAAAATCCCTACCTACCTCATTGGCTCAACTCACCACCACCGACACCTAACGCGTACGTAAATACACAACGCCGCCGCCTACACCTAACGTACGCGCAAATACACAAGACCAAAAAAAGGGCGGAATTGCAATCACGTGCAACTCCGCCCGAAGCAGGAGACAAAACTGCTTATTCTTCGACGAGTTCTTTCACCTCGATAGGTATATAAACTATCTTCACTGCGATGACTTCGCCCGCAGCATTTCTTGACACAAAGGCATCGTAACTTCCATCCCCGACACCTGAGCTGCTCACGACTCCATACGGGATAAGACCCCAACTGTAGAACGACAGGGTGCGGTCACAACACAGGTTGTACCACTCCCCTCCTTCCTCCCCGTCACCCCTTCCGATATCAGTCTTGGTCAGACGAGGCGCTTCTTCCGCTACCTTATCGTCACGGAAGTGTTTCATGTCGAATATCCCGCACTGACCGCTATCCACTCCGATGTCAGCAGGTAAACGTTCCCACTCGGCCTGGGGCAACTCGCCCATATCGCGTTCGAAACTGTCCCGACAGAAATCTTCGTGGTGAGCATGAAGCTCAACGACACGATGGCCCCATCCATCAATGTTCACAACTTGTGCTCCAGGGAACCACTGTCCGTTCTTGGCTTCGACACTCCCTTGGCACCACGTCCCTTTCGTGTAGCAGGGGTCTGAAATCATCAGTTCCCCCGACACCACTTCGAACTGGCATTTGTCATACGAAAAATCCATCCCGACCACTCCTTCACAAAAGATAAAAAACGAAAACAGTACAACCATCATAATAACAATCTTCTTCACGGCCCACTCTCCTTCACAAAAGAATAAAAAAACATTACCGTTCCTCGCTCGGTATTGACTCTGTAATAACAGCCCGCATGGTCCAATCAAGTTCCACGCCATTGTGGATAAGTTTGAGGTCATAGTAATCCTCACGCATATCCGCCATACACATTTCTGAAGCATAGTCAGTGAGTTCTGAAAGTGCTTGTTCTTTTGAATCGCACTCCACCACGCTCAGCTCCCCGTCTACATAACTGTGGACTTGCCACTCCGCGTCATGCGACTCCTTCTCCAGCTCGGCCTTGAGGTCGTTGTACTCCCCTGACAACTTGCTGGCCTCACGGGACAGTTCGTCCACTTCCCGTGCAATCTGTTCGCGCCGACGCTTATTAGCGTCCATGCACCCTTCAATTCTTTCTGATTTATCACTCATGACGACGCCCATCCGAAAAAGAGATATTTAGCATTACCATCCTTGTCGGGCGGTTCCAACTGAACTGCTCCGGCAGGCCCCCACTTATCATCAATCCGTGGGTCACAATCTTCAAGCAACTGATTGGCAAACCGTTCAGGTTTCTCCCCCTCCGGCACCTCGATGGAAACAAAGCAGTCTTTTTCTGCAATAGTTCCCGTGTACCCGGCATGTCCGTAGTCATACTGCGCTTGCTCAACCGCAGCATTAAAGGCTTTCTGCACTGACTGACCTGAAGCAGTGCACATAAATTCGCAAGCACCCATCATTGTCTCCTTAAATAAGTCCTTCGTCCCGCGCCGCGTGGTATCTGCGGTCGCCCTCATCCCAATAAGCATCCCGAGCTTCTTCAGCAGCCCGCTCCATCACGGCTTCCTCAATATCACAGAGTTCTGCATCGGTCAGTTCCCGACCAAGCAGTTCTTCAATATGTTCGGTATTGAGAATTTCAACTTCCGGGCCGCTGCCGGGGTATGCTCTGTCCGGTGGGTTCATTATCATCGGCTCACCCGGCGTAATGTTGTAGTCAACTTCAAAATCGACTTCTTCGCCTTTGGTATTCTCAAGTGTCCAGTCCATAGTCTTGTCTCCTATTGAAAAAATGTCTTGTCAAACAATATGTATATTATATCATATAAACATCATAAGTCAAGAACTATTTTCAAGTAAGTTTCAACCATCGACATCTTCAACGAAACGTTCGTTGACCAGCTCCCCATCCTCGTAATCGAACTCGTAGATGGCTCCGCCACCATAGTCCTTCGCCTCCTCACGGAGTTCGTTAATGTCGTCGTCCATTGACAACACCGTAGCATCGAAGCTCCCTGTCCCGCCTTTAGCTCTCGAATCAAAAAGTACAAACATGGCTTACCTCCTATCTAGCCTACCCGTAATACCACTCCGGCACGCAAATACACAAGGTCACTGCTGAATCACCACTGCTGAAGGCAGTCCGTGTACGAACGTGACTGCGTGTGGCGGCGGACCAAGTCTCTCAACCGCAGCTTTCATCAAAAACTCAATTACCTCAATGTTCTCAAACACTGAGTGTCCGCATTTATTGCAGACCAGTGCTGTGATAACTGGGACAGGAGTAATGATTGGTTTCATCTCCGCCCCGCATTTGCATTTGATTATCGGCTTCGCCGTTCCATCTACGTTTATTATAAGACTCATCGCCGTGCTCCTTCAGGATTAGTTATCTGTGCTACAACATCCATCACCGTCTCCAGTTCAGGATTCCGCCACGCGCTCACGACATAAATATACGGCTTATTGTAATGATAACCGAATGAATCAATGTGTTTCTGAGCAGCCTCCTCGGTGAGAAATATCTCTCCAGGCACCGGCACCCTGACTTCCTCCCATCCGAACTGGGTTAATCCCAAGTCACCGGCAATCTCACCTGGGTCATCGCCGTCAATGGCGTCATACTGCTCCGAAGTGATGTCGCAGTTATCCATGACCTCTTCCTTGTTCTTGAACCACTCAACAAGTTCGTCTGACGAGTGGGCGACCTCGAAGAAATCATAAGTGTTGGCAAAGTAAGCTACCTCCTGCGAATCATCAATGTCGCACCGACGCTCCTCAATCTGATAGACGTGGTACAGCGGCAACCGAGTGGCTCGATTGTCCTGCGTCTCCATCAGCTCCGCCATGTGTTTTAGGCGGTCATATTGTTCATCAGTGACTTCTATAGTTTTCATCAGCTCACCCTTTCTTCCGAAGTAATCTGAATGTCACGAAAGCACGCCTCACAGATAATATCATCGTGCATCAAATCTTCATGCTTGATGTCACCGCACATCTCACAGGCGTGAAATTCTTTGGATTCATCCCGGCAGCCGTCGCAGATGTTAATGCATCCGCCAAGGTCGTTGACTTCAACGAGTTTAATCTGTCCTTCCGGGACCCACTCTCCGCAACATTCGCATTGAAGTTCCCCGTCAAAAAGGTGCCGGTCAGTTTCTTCCGCTTCTTTGGCATCCGCCATAACGTGTTCTCTGTAAACGTCTGTCATTGTCCTGTCTCCTTAATTAAAGTGTACTTCTATTATATCATATAATTGTTATAAGTCAAGGGTTAAATTAAAAAACTTCCTACCTCCTTGACTGACGCGGCCTCAGCCCTGGTTCGTAGGGAACATTGAGTGCTGCCGGGCTTCACTCCAATCAAGTTCGAGCCATTCTTTCACTTTCTCCGGGCTGCCCCAGCATGATGAGGGTACCTCATTATAGATATACTGGCATATCTCCTTCAGCGCCGCATAGCTCTTATGGTCAGCAGCTCCCACCGCAACCATCAGGTTGTTCTCCAGACACTTCTGGAGGAACCCTCCCGTGGGGCGTCCTTCATCCGCGTAAACCCGCAGCGAGTGCTCAAGGTTCTCGGGGATAGTCGGATAACGGCGTTCGCCGTCCTTGTCGTAAATAATGTAAGGTTTTTTGTCGTTGTCGTTCATAATCCTGCCTCCTGAAAATCTTTCCGTGCTTTGTTTACCTCTCCGAATCCGTTACGCATTTCGGGTGGAATAAACTCCACGCCGAGCGCATTAAATATTCCTTCTTCATCCTGGGTGCCGGGAATCCTTTCCCCTGACTCCCTATCCCACAACCCCTTCTCATTAAGTTTCATCCCTTTGTCCTTCGCCACGCTGCGCATTGCTCGGTTAAATTCCCCACTTCCCGTGCTCGCCATCATTGCGGCTCCGAAGGCTTCTTTGGTAAAGAACATCAGGTCCACCTGAACTCCATCAATCTCACCGGTCCTCTTGGGGTTCCCATTCTTGTGCTCACCGAACTTCTCAACAAGTCTGTCGTGATATGCGTCCCACGTACCCGGCACGATGATGTCCACATCCCCCGAATCAGGCTTACCGCGTCGATAGCTTCCGCATACAATGATTGGGGCATCCAACCACTCTACAACAATATCCCGTATGCGTTCTATCTCTTTACGAGTAACGCGTCCACCCTTTCCGGCAATCTTTCCGCCCATCATTCGTCCCTTTCCGAAATAAGCTGAACTACCTTGCGCAGCTCAACAGGATTTACTTTGGCGATGATGTCGCCCTCCTGAACGTGAGTAACGTCCCGGTCTCCGCCAAGCGGATAAAGCACTACCGGCAGCTCGGGGTCGCATTCCTGTAAACAGGCAATGAGTTCGCTGACCTTCACTGTTAATCCTCTCGGTCAAGAATGGTCACACCATCCCCGTATCCGCAGGCTCTCTGACACAACTGTTTCCCTGGATACCATTCCCCCTCATCACCGTCACTGTGAATGGCTACGTCATCACCGAAATGATGCTTCAGCGCAATAAGGCAAGCTGTCACCACATCGTCATACGGTTTACGGGCAGTTTTGGTAAAATTGAAAACTCTGCCGGCATCGTCCTTGCTTGAGGAATATCCCCCGCCAGGCGCAACAGCAAATGTTTCGTGAGCTTCATCTCCCACCCCATTAAGACTGACTGCTCCATCAGTAATCTTGGGGTCTCCACCTTCTCCCATACCATCTCCGATGGCGATTCCATCGGCCTTGGCACATTCGACAATCTTTTTGCAATCGCTTGCAAACTTGCCGAACTTCTTCGTATCAAGTTCCGGCTTCACATAGTAATAGTGCGTATATCCCATCACTCGGCCTCCTTCTCAACAATGTTATGAACGTGGTTCATTGCATCGAACCATATCGTATCTTTTCCTCTGCGGACGCACAGCGCTCCGCCTCCGAATTCATCAATGCGTGGTTTATCGCAAGTGTATGACCATGACGCGTAGAATGGTTCGTCAATCTCCAACTCCTCGACCAGCGCTTTCGCTATCTGTTCAAGGTGGTCAATAATAACTCCATCACTGTGGAACCATACTCCGTCACCTTCCATCTCGGCTTCGACTCCGCAATACCCCCAATCTTCATCCTCGTCAAAACTCTCGACCTCCCGGTCAACGATTTGAGCAGCCTGCTCTAACTTATCAGCAGGTACATTAAGGAATGCGGAAGTCTCGCAATAGTTGTTTGCCATATCTTGTCTCCTTTGTGGCTATCAATTTAACAACACTTATATTATATCATATAAATGTTATAAGTCAAGTAAGAAATAATAAAAGTTACAGCCCCTCCTTCTTCTCGGTTTCGAGGATAAAATCCTCCCACGGACCAAAGTTAGCTGCATCCACCATTCTAAGACGAGCCTCTTCGACTGTGTATCGCACGGTCTCGTCCTCCCGTACTCCGCCATAATGATAATACACCTCCCTGGGCAACGTGGAATCATTGTTGTTGGATTTGTCAATACAAAACCACATCTCAAAGTAATCCGGGTGACCTTCCGGGAGATTCTTATGCATCTCTGCCGGCATGGGCACTTTCTCGCAATACTCCACCCAGGCATGTCCGTGAAGGGGCACATACTCACCCTCAATAATGAATCCCCCGACAAGTCCGTGAACCACGAAATATTCCCTGTCGTCAGGAGGGCTGAGCACAGCTACCTGCGCTGCTGCTTCGTAGCAGTTCCCGCCGTCCTTGAGTTTCTTGGTTTTCATTCAGTCTGACCCTCATCACAGGTTCCCGAAGCGCAAGTCTCCTGACCGCAGAACTCGGATTCGTCATTAGAACACATCCTGACCCCTCCGCAACTCTCCCAAAAGACGCACTCCTCACAATTGACGTCCACCTTAACGAGTCCCAGTCCACCGCAAACAGAGCATTTAATCTGCTCCGGCTTATCTTTCAAAGAACTCCCGTACCCGTTGCAGTGAGGACACTGCTCATACCCGTACTTCTTCGGGTTCATCATAATTTCCATTTTGTCAACCATTGTCCTATCTCCCTTCATTCATCAACGTTACTACAGCATTGTGGTGGATGCCGTACTTCTCGATAAGTTTATTAAACGCCTCTTCGTCATAAGAGATGCTGTTGTCATTTGCTAACCTGTGCTGATTCTCTGCGTGCATCCCCATCGCCTCAATCAAAGCGCATATTGATTGTGAAATAATATAAGCATCATTATCACCCATGATATTCTCCTAAAATAAAAGCGGGGAGGGTGTGACAAGCACCCTCCCCAGGAGACAAGACAAGGTAGCCTGGCGGCTACCCGCTTGCGCAGGTGTGACAAGCACCTGCTATTTTTCTATGAGTTCATAGTCGTCAACAATCTCGATGCCTCTGTCCCGCAACTCACAGCCTATTTCAATCATCCAAAGAACATCGCCAATATCAGGCGACTTATTCGTTTCATCTTCAAACCGTGAACGGAGACGTGAGTGTTCTTCAATGAGTTCGTCCAATGACCATTCAGTCATCGGCCTCTCATTTACTTTTTCTCGTGTGTCGTGCATAATCTTGTCTCCTTCAATTGTCTAATTATATTATAGCATAAAAACTTGATTTGTCAAGGACAAAATCAGATTATTTCTTACCTCGTTGGCTTGGGCGACCATTGTTAAACCACTGGGTCGGAGCCTTGAACAGGTCTTCGTGGTGGTTGCGGTATCTCATGCAGACATCGCCGGCGGCAGCAAATATAGTTGGTCGAGAAGAAGAGAATGACCTCCACACTGCTTTGTGAGTCCCTGCCTTGATAGCACTGTCAATAAGCAATCTGAAATTATCATCAACCGTCCCCCCAACATAATGTAAGTCGTCACGGTACAGCCATTTCCCCACTGCTGCCTGCTTTATGGTAGAATGATATACTTCAACAATACCATGTTCAGGTCTTGCTATGTAAACTGTACACTGGTGTGTATGCCTACTCAACAGGACGCAGGCTTGATAGCTTTTTTCCATTGTTAAACCACTTTCCTTCTCTTACTGCTTCTGCCCGAAGTTCCCGATGTTTCGCAGCTACCTTTCTCTTGAAATAATCCCTTGCGCATATCGCTGCCCGCAGCATCGGGTGGTCAAATTCGTTAAAAATATCATACACCATGTGCTCATATTCTTTCCTATCCGCATAATCATGCGCTACCTCGTTAGCGAACTCATGCAACGTACATCCATGCCTTGCAGCATCTCCGACATCGTACATCGCTACCTTGTTAAAACAATTCTGTGCAAACGAATGCAAAGGACTTTCATAAACAGTAATACTATGGTCACCCTGGACGATAAGGATTCCCCACTCCCCCTGTGGGCGCATCTTTACCCAAAATCTTCCTCTACTTGGCATTGTTAAACCACCCTTTCATCGGTTCAGGTCTGGTAACCTTAAATAATCTCTCGCCAACTTCCAACATCTCAGTCAACATCTCCGCTGCCTTCTTAGGAAGTGTGGTTCGTGTCCCTGCAACAGTTCCCATCCTACCGCAGCGGCGATGCGTCTCAAAGTATTTAACGGTCTGTTCATACGAATACCTGTCCCGTACATAAAAATCCTCTATCGGAGTCTCACGAAGAATCTTCGCCCCGGACTTCGTATAAGGTACTCTGAAAACTCGGGCTACGCGCCCACCCTTACGTCTCAGCGGAGCAACTACAAGAAGCGTGTCTACGCGCTTACCATTACTCTCTTTGAAAACGTGGGCAATCATCGCCTACTCCTTTGCATTGTTAAACCATCCAGCAAACACTGGCTCTGCCGGCGTTGGTTCGGGCTTTGATACATAATGACTTCCATACTTTGCCCATTTCACTGCTTTCTCCTGCAACCACTCGTGCTCCCCTTGGTCGCTGAATATCAAAACGTAATCATCCCCCTTCTTCCGCCACCCGCGCAACTTCTTCTCCAGTTGCGTATCAAACGAATGGGTATAATAAATCTGATTACTGAAGTGACCTCTGCTCAGCGTCTCATTACGTCCGTAGAAACAATCAACACCGCCTCCCCCAGGTCTTTCCATAAGGAAGTAATACTTATTGTGTCTACCGGTCGTACAAACGTAAAGTTCTGCTCTGACTTCCATCGCTCACCCTCCTACGAATGCATATCTATGAGGACTATGTATCGCTTACCCTCATCCTCACCATACTCGTGTGCTTTCTGAGTTATACCGAAATTATCAAACTGATAATCAAAATAATTTACTGACCATATATCAAAGTTATCAGCCTGAGTCCCTGCTTCATATTTCGCTTTAGCATACTTAGAAAGTTTCCACCAATCCCAGTTATCATCCGGCTCCTCACCGGCAAGAACTGTGGTCATGGTTGCGAGTGCCTCCTCCTCATTGTCAAACTCACTGAGCGCCTTCTTCAGCATCTCCTCAATGTCTTTGATTTTATAAGACGAGGGCGTCCACCGTCCTTCTCCGGTGTCGTATGCAGTATCATCCTCGCAAACCGACCCGCAGATACTTCTCCAGTTATTCTCATTACCCCACTCCACGATACTGCTTTCAACAGCATCACAAGCCTCCTGATGATTTTCCGCTCTGACTGTCATAAAATGAAGATAATGCATTGTCATTGTCTCCTATAAAGTATAGTTATATTATATCATATAAATGATATTTGTCAAGGACTATCTGAAACAACTTCACGCCCGCACGGGCACGTTCTCAAACCACGGCTTCTTGGGTTTCCAATAGTACCACTCTCCCATCGGGGCATCGTGATGCGTCACTCTCACCTTAAGTCCGTCTCCGTCCTCCCACACCCACCAGTGGTAATCCCCTCCGTTTCCGAGGCATTTGCTGATGAGCGCCTTTCCGTCCGTTATGTCCTCAAAGTCAGATTCGGCAGAACGGTGCTGCCATCCCATGTTGCGTCCTTCGGCATGCCACCGTCCGTCCGGGCACAGTCTCCTGACAACATCAGTCAGATTAGCCAGCTCCGATTCATAGCAGAAATCAAACAGGGCACCGTCCATTTGAATTTCCTGCCAGATATCGTCCTCATCCGGTTTCTCATCATAACCGAAGTCTTCCCAATTCTCAAGACGATATTCAACCTCACCCTTCATTATCTCGTAAGTGTCCCAACTGGCTACAAGTTTTTCAGTTTCTTCAACCATGATTAGTCCTCCGTAACTATCCAGCCCTCGGGGTCGAGAGTATCACTGTACTCAAGTACATCACTGTAATCCCCGCCACCGTCAGCAACAGCTTGTTTCGCAGCCTCGGCGTCTTCCGCCTCAACTACAACGTGCTGAAAGTGTATCTCTTTTACAAGCACCCTGAATCTTTTCATACCTCTAACTCCTCTTCAAGAAGGTTCTCGATATACTGACGAATTACCTCCCAGTAAATGTCAGAGTTCATAAACGCATCGTGAAGTCTGCTCGCCAGATTGGGAAGACTGTCCCGTATAATTTCCTGCTGCGCCTTCTCCATCTTATCAAACCCCGGAACATCGCCGGTGCTGACGATGGTAACGACTGCCCGTTCATAATCGAGTCTGTCCTGCTGATGTATGCAAGCCATCGGTTTAGGTTCGATTACGATGTCGGGAAGCTCCTTGCGTGCCTCGACTATAAGTTTGTGGTTCTCATAGTCATCAACCGGAATACGGTATATTTCACTGAAATCCTTCGGTGCCATATCCCATCCGCACGAATAGACGACAAGTTCTTTTTCCGCCGCGTTAATGCGATAGAAATACTCGATGTCCCCGTGGAACCCGCAGTCCTTTCCGCAAATCCCATGACCCAGGAAATCCATTCCGTCCGGCGCGCCGTAATCTTTCCCCGAATTCCAGCGAGCCATGCTTTCAGTGCTGTGGTGAATAAGGTGAAACATCAGCCATGCGGGGAGGTACTCAACATCGGTCAGCCCCCGCTCGTCGCTGAACCGTTTCAGGAACGGAAGTATCCCATAAGGAACTCCATGCGGACCATCCGGGTAACCGTCACTGTGACGATACATCAAAACAGTCGGCTCAGCCATCGGCTGACTGTCCCGTTCATAAATCCCTATTTGACAACGTGTACTCATGCCGTAACTCCTTCCTCTACAGGTACTAAAAGACCAGTCGCAAGGTCGGGAACTTCCGCTATCCGTGCGAACTGGTCAGCCGGCTCGAATTCGGCAATGACATCATCACCGTAGTGCCGGTAAGCAATACTGGTCTGGTCGGAGTCGAGAAAATACGAAATCATCTCACCCCGTCTGATGCGTACATTCACACGCATCCGCCCCTCATCATCTTCAACTAACGTAGCGATTGCTCGCGCCATAATACGTCTCCTTTGCAAGTGATTGCAATTAACTTAAACATACACTTATATTATATCATATAAAAGTAATTAGTCAAGGGAAAAATAAAACAACTTCCGACCGTATATGTGCGGATTCGACCACCATTACGAGCGATTCCGCACGCAAATACACAAGAAATAAAAAGCCCCCGTGCAGGGCAAGCAATCCTACACGAGGGCCAGGGAAAGGAGGTGCGAGGTGTGATTAACTCTTTCGGTTGTTAAACCACCTCGCGGGCTTGGCAGTCTGTGGCTGTGGGTACTTCCCGAGCAAATCCTCCAGGGCCTCGGCTGCTTCTTTCGGAATTTCGTCCAGGAACCCCTGGATAACTCCGTAGTGCTTGTACCCCAGGCGCAACAGTCTGTCAATATATCCACTATAGTCGTGCTTCTTACTGATATAAAGACTTCTCGCACTTGCCTCGCGAAGTCGGTGGACTGATGCTCGGTTAAGCTGCCCTCCCGCAACGCGTGCTCTGAATGTCGGCTTATCCTCACCCTTCTTGTGCTTCTTCATAACGACAGAGAAGTCGGCAGGTGTCTTGCCGTTATCCCGAATATAAATATGTGCTCTCATATCACTCTCCTATCCCGTAACCGCGTCCAAGAACTTCATCATACTTCTATTACCTAGCGCACTCACGCAGCCATCCCAAAAGGGCACTTCGATGTGCATTAAGACTGCATTGTCAAGTTTCCGCATCAGGTACAGGATGTGGCCCGAATACTTGTCGTTCTTCTCGAACTGTTCATCCTGAACCGATATCATCGCGAATGCTTTGAGAACATCCGTGATAATCTGAATAGCCGGCTTCGATAGTGCGACCTCACTCTCAATAACTATGATTGGCTGTCTACCCGACACTGTCTTGAGGTCGGTAACTACTTTCTGTATTCCATACATCCCGAGCACCGTCAACACGTTGGTCATCCGGTCACTTATGACGACCAGCTCCCTGTATTCATTATCCGGCAACCCGTTCTCACGAAGAACGTTCAGGAGTTTCTCTACATTTTTGTTCTGCATCAACCACTCCAGTGAAAGAAATAGTTTTCAGGGTCATCCTGCGCCAAAACATAGTCGCAGACTTCTTCAACGACTTCAAGCGCTTCGATGTACCACTGGTATGCTTCCTTATTTTCAGCGATAGCATAAATGGTAGGTATCTCCCCGCCCATGAAATGTTTAGATGTCCCCTTTACGAATCCGAATACCTTGATTCCCTCAAGAAAATAGTCTCCCGTACCCGTGGAATATGAGGAAAATCCGCTCGGCTTTCCATCATCACCCTTGTGATTCTCCAACTGTTTGACGAACTCCTGCATCGCCTCCTGCTTTGAATAGGCAGGTTTGCGAGGATTCTCGTCGCCTCGCTTGGTATCGCTTTCAGTCAATCCCTTCAACCACGAAATGTTGACATCCATTTCCATTGCCCGGTACTTCCCGAAGTCGCTTTCAGCAAGTTTCTTCAACTGCTCAATAGCGAGCCGGGCGCGTTCTTTCGACGCCTCCCAGTCAGGTGTGAACATATATTCATCATTATCTTTCCCGAAGATGTCATAAAGGTCGGGAACCCCCAGGTCACGAAATACTGAGTTCATCCCGCCACTGTTGTATGAACTGCGGAAATATCCGACCGTAAACATGTGGTCAGGGTGAATTTTGCTCGGTTCGTTAACCCCTTCTTCAATATGGTCAGGGACGCTCCCCCACTCATCCAACCCGAGCGACTTAGCCAGCTCATCTGTTTTCTTGCTGACCGCATCTCGTTCTTCGTCGGTGAGGTCGTCATACTCGCCGGCTTCCTTCCACATCTTTTCAGATTTCTTCTCGTACTCTTCCTGTTTCTCGCGCCACGGCTTCAAATCCTCTGTAGCGTGATAAAGATAGATATCCAAGCCCATTTTCACTCTCCTTCTGAAAAAGTCCTGTCTCCAAAGTAATACTTATATTATAGCATATAAATGTAATATGTCAAGGTCAAAATAAAAAAATTAAGGGCCGGTGACAGAAAGGACCGCTAATCCCTCTCCGTCCCGGCCCCCGGCAGGTCTCTGACGCTCGGCTTCAGCTTACCACTAGGGGAATCGGCTTCGCATCTATCTGACGGCACGTTCAACTGCGGCCTCTGATAGGCATGGTCTTTGGCAACGGTCTCGTTTAGGCACGTCTGCTTAATCGGAGAAACTGGCACTTAGACATCTACCCCTCGCAATGAGGCGTCTGACAGTCCCGCCCTTCATCGTCGGTCCCTATGCGCGGGCCTTGACAACTACTCGGCGACACGGGTGGGGGTTTGCGCACTGTCCACCTTTTTTTAATCACTCTAAATATAAAAGAGCTTAGCACCTTCGACCTCTCCAGGTGTACCTGGTTAATGAGGCGTAGCAGGTTCGGCTCTATTGCGGTCGTAAAGGGGGGCAAGGGCATCCCGAAGGCTCTCCCTTCGGTTTTCGGAACCACTAATCTCCGGCTCCTCCACCCCCCAGTCATACTGCATTGGACTGTTTGTATAATAGTCCACGGCTCACCCTTACGTCGAATGGAGGGAGAATCTATCAGCCCATTTATTTAAGGGCGAGTTCTATACGCCGTCGCTTGTCAGGGAGCCTAAGCAGGGGTGGTCTGTTTTCAAAGAGCTATTGCAATCACTTGCAATAATCCTCAGAGCCGCTCAGAGGCGTTCTAAGGCTTTAATAGGTCAGTATGAATAACGGCTCATTTCAAGGTCACTTCTCTTAATCTGGGCTCATTCTGGGCTCACAGCACCCTAAATTAAGAACTTCTCCTTGCAACAGGAGCACTGAAACAGAGAATCATCCCTTGAAGGCAATTCGTACTCGTCCACCCGCTCTACATATTTGCAGTATGGGCAGGTGACGTCAGCCATCTCTATCCACTCGACTTCGCCACGCAAAACAGCGATGTGTTTACGTTTTCCTGAGAACTTCAGTCCCCGTACTCTGCCATCCCGGAACTTATACGTTCCGCTGAAGTGTATGCAACACTCACTTGACACGTACTCACCGTCCTGAAATACGGTGACTTCAGCATCTTTGTGGCAAAACGGACACTCTGCCGTGTGGTGGTATGCAGATTCAGTATTTCCCGTGCACTGCGACTCGACTTCGATAGTCGTGGTGACCAGAGCTTTCTCTTCATCCTTAACGGCTACTTCCCCAAATAATGTTTCCATCTTCTCACCCTCCATATAGTCCAAACTTATTGTCGTTGCCTCCAAACGAACTGTCAATCAGTCCGGATATCTTCCCGGACGTAGACGAATCAGTCCATGTAATCGTAACAGAATCACCGGTCCCATCATCAATCCCCGGAACCCAAGGCGCGGGTTCGTACGGAACGTATGGATAAACAGGCTCAGCCGGCACTGCTGGGATAGATATTGGAACAATCACTGGCCTGCTCTTCAGGTCTGCCACTTCCCGCTCCAGCTCCTCGACCCGCTCCTTCAACTCCTCCAGTGATAATTCCTCCGTACCTCGTGGCTTCGCGTCGCCACCAGCAGCAGGCTTGGCTTCTTTGGGTGCATCCGGCACAACGGGCTCGAACCACGGGGCAGGGCGCTGTGCCGCACAGAAATTTATCGCTACGATGTCACGTATCGACCCGTTATAATTATGTGAAACAAGGTATGCTTTATTATCCGGCATGTACGGGTTAACCACGACTGGTATGTTCATTGGGTACCTCTTTCCCTCAAATACTTTATCACCTGATAGATAATGGCGAATAAAAAGCAGACTGCCATCATTGCATAAACGTCTCGTGGAGTATCGGGGTTATAATCACTGTTACCGAACTTCTCCCCCCGAGGCACCTGCTCGAATCCGAAATGTCGTTTATCATCCTCACCGCGCATAAACGAGTCGTCACGAACGTGAACGTCACCATCGCAGTCAGGAAAATCCTCACGTTTCGGTATTACCAAGTCCTCAACATAATCTTCTTGGTCGCCATCAAGTATATCGCCCATAACTTATCCTCCGACTAATAAAGCATATTATAATTATATCATATAATCATAATATGTCAAGTCTTTTTTTCACATCCCCGCCTTTCGCACACTTTTTAACCCCTTCAAGAAGCCGGATATCTTCGTGTACGCAGTCTTAACAAGTTCGCTCACCTTATCAACTTTGCAATGGTTCGTATAGTAACGACCGACACTTGAGTACTGAACTCCGATGCAGAACAGATTGATTTCGCCGCTATCCTCTATCTGTCGGGCAACCTGTATCAAATCTTCATCGGGATTGTATCGAGCATACCCCGCCGGCGCTCCATCGCAGATTACGATTAACAGTTTCTTGCTTTCCTTGCGCTCTGCCAATCTCCTGGCGGCCCATCGTAAACTCTCACCGTCAAGGTTCTGATAAAGCAGTACCTCGGGCAGACTTCCCATCGCACCTTTGGTCTTATGGTCTAATTTCCGTTCAAACGGTTTTACGACATAGCCGAGCAGTGGGCTCACTCTGGTGTACCCTTCTTTGTAGTGATGGCTCCCGCCTCCGACTTGGGTGAATCCGAGAACTTCAAACGGTACCCCGACTAAGTTCAATGTTTCCGACAGAATAATAGCAACATCCGTTGCCGTCTGTATCTTGCTTCCCGACATCGAACCGGAGCAGTCAACGAGCAGAGTAACCGCAGCATCAAGTTCAATCTTCCGCCGCTTCTGCTTGAACAAATCTTCTTCTTTGAATGCGACCCTGAATAAATCCCTGTCATTAATCGTACCCTGCTTCTGTCGCTTTGTCCACTTCTTAGGATTGCCGAGCAAGTCCATCAGCAGTCTCCGCCGGAGCACATTAACATCGCCCCTCAGTTCTTGGACATTCTTAGTGTATCGCTCGAACCCCCGCTCCCTCGCGTCCGCCGCATGCGTATGCGGATATACTTTTCCCAACGCAGCCGGGTCTCTCTCAGCAACAAGGTCTACCTCCCGGTCGTCATTGATGTAAGGTATCACAGTTTCCCCACGATAGCCGGAATCAACTTTGTCAGTAATAATCAGTTTGCTAACCTTATCATAAAGCACGCTTTCAGCAGTCACGCCCCCATCTGCTCCACTGCTCTGCTGAGCAATGCCTCCGATAGTTTCATCAAGTTTATCTTTAACTTCCTGCCGCTTCTCCTCGATGCTTTTTTCTTCTTCCTCTACCCCGTCTTCTTCACTCTCCTCACCATCAGGACTCCCGTCGCCATCACCGTCCCCTTCTTCGGCTTCCTCCTCACCCTCGTCATCATCAAAATCCTCATCCTCGCCATCATCATCCCAACCATCTTCCTCATAATCCTCTTCGCCCCACTCGTCCCAATCCTTTTCCTCTTCACCTTCCTCTTCGTCCTCTACCTCCCCTTCATCATCTGCTCCACTATCAGAACCTTCTCCATCAGAGGATGAATCCTCGGCCTCGTCTCCGTCTTCGCCTTCAGCAGAATCAGAAGTTCCCTCAGCCTCTTCAGTTTCTTCACTATCATCTCCGCCTCCTCCGGATTCATCTTCCCCTTCGCCGGCTCCTTCATCTTCGCCCTCCTCACTGCAATCACTTGCAGAACTATCGTCACCTTTATCTTTTCTCATATCAATTTCTTCAACTTCCCCCGGACCGGAACTATCCTTTTCCTGCTCCCCCTCACCTTTACCTTCCCCGTCCTCGGATTTGTCGCTCTTGCTCTTTTTCCCCTTGCCTCCCTTTGAGGACTTCCCGCCAGACTCAGAACTCTCACTATCCCCATCAGCCTCAGAAGAACTCCCCTGTCCCTGACCGGACTGGCTTTCCCCTTCCTGTCCTTCCTCACCCTCTCCCCCATACGGGTTCGGCACTTCGACCTGACTGATATAGTCCTTCAAAATTTCAGTCATTTCCATTGAGAGGTTAACTACCTCCTCAGTACTGCGAACTGACTTCGCCCGCTCCAACTGCTCCTTCACCATGTCCACGAATTTCGGGTACATCGGGCTGACCTCTTCTCCACGACTGTCAATATACTCAATATCGTCCGGCCTGTGGGTTCTTGTCATACGCATACCGAGCAGAAGCAGGGCACGTTCGTTATCATCGCAACCCTCCTTGTCTCGGATATTACTGCAAATGTCCTCTTTATAGAGCGCCTGATTGTGAATGAAGTCAAGGTTTCGGGCTACGCCGAGAGCCTTCTCCCCCATCAGCTTATCGACCCTGGCATCTTCCATTGCATTACTGAAAAAATGGACAATCCCCGCGCCGATTATTTTCTTCCGTTTGTAAACACCCATGTCGGTGTCATTAACGTGACCGGACTCATGGTCAACAAGACCTCGAAGCATATTGATTGCTTCATCACTCAAGTCCGCCGGAAGTGGTGGCAGATGTATGATACCATGCTTGTTAGGCTCAGTATATGCTCCGCCCTTCGTGTCGTAAAGGATACGAACACGTTTGCCGGCACAGACACGTGCAGCCGCTTGCTGTCCGACTTCTAACATTCTTGCTAACTTACTCATTTGTTCACCCTCCGAATATATGAGTATCTTAACTAAATATACAATTATATTATATCATATAATTGCAATAAGTCAAGCAGATTTTCAAACAACTTCTCACCCTTAGTTAAGGGGCGGAGGTCTGCATCCCCCGCCCCTTCATTTGCGAAGAACGGAGGGTGACCTATTCTTCGCTCGTGCCCATCCTGTCGCTCATATCAATCGGGTCTTTAGCTATCCGCTGATAAATCTCAGCAAGCGCCATCGCGTCCTCGTCCGTGCATTTATTCAGCACCGCGACTTTGAACGCATCGACCATCGTCCATCCCTTCCCGATAAGCTTCGCCGTGGCGATACTTTTCCGAAGGCTGAATGTAGTCATAATATCCTGACCGAAGCTCGCACGTGCAGCCGTGGCAATCTTCGTTAATGATTTCGCTTGCGCCTGTCCGATTCCGGTTCTCCTGCGGAGCACCTTTATCTCGTCTGACTGTGACAGGTAATTGATGCGGAACACTCCCAACCATCTATCAAGGAAGGCTTCGTCAAGTATCTGCCGACTCCGATAGATGTCTGCTTGGTCACCTCGTCCTGCGGTATTCGAGGTGGCGACCACTGCGAATCCTGGAGCCGCTTTGACGCGCTCACCGTGGTTCTTGGAAACAATGAGGTCTTTACCTTCCAGAACTCGTTGGAGTACGAACAGAATTCCCTGCTCCGCCACGTCCAACTCGTCAATCTGAAGCACCAATCCCTCACGCATTGACTGCGTAAGCGGACCATCGGTAAATACGGTTTCCATCACACCGTCACCGTTGTCTTTCAGACTGATGTGTCCGATGAAGTCATCGACCGTGGTTTCCTCGGTCATATTGAATGGAAGTACTTTCCGACCGAGCTTGTGTTTGATAACACGTTCAAGCAGGTCTGTTTTCCCCGTGCCGGCAGGTCCGATTAAGAGAACGGGAAACCCCTCCTCAATCAGTTCGACTACCTTGGGGGTGCATTCGGGATAGATATAGAAATCCGAATCGGCATCGCCGTCGAACTCCTTACCTTCCCTGAGTGTGGGTGTCGGCTGACCCTTAATCCCTTTATAGGATTTAGGAGTAACCTTGACATTGAGAGTACTCTCAGTCACCCACGCAAGTTTCACACCGGGAATCGTAAGGTCGGTTATTTCAGAAATGACGTCTGCCTTGAGACCCTTCTCACGCAAATCATCATCCGCGACCTCGAAATCGGTGCACCCGACTTCAGCGATAAACTCGTGCAGAACGAGCTTCGCCTCTTCCTTACGCATCTGGTCGATTGCCGACTCAGACTTTGTGGCAAATCCTGCCAGTTTTTTGTCGTCCATCTTCACCCTCCTTTAGAAAAAAGAAATGGACTGGTTATTCTTCACCCTCCTCGGCATCCTTGCCGGTAAGGGCATCAACATCATCATTGAAATCCGTACTGAACACGACCCGAACGAGAACTGTAGCGGTCTCGCGACCTTCGTCAATCGGCACAATTACCGATGTCCACATCAGTTTCCGTTCATCACTTTCCGAAACGATGTCAAACCGTTCCGCTATGCCGTCATTCTCGGGGCAGTATTGAACAAAATCGTTCCCACCGAACTGCTCCTTGGCATAATTTTCAAGGAACTTCTTCACCGCTTCGATTTGGTCTTCGCCCCGCAGTCTCGTCTGATTATCTTGCGGAGATACTTTTCCCCCGACCATCTCGATGTGTTTACAGTGACCACGGTTCTCAAATCCCTGACAGTCACAAGAGGCAATACCTTCCTCGGTTTCCTCATTGTATTCTGTAGTGATAGAATACGTGGCCTCCGTCTTTACAGTTCGCTTGTTGACTTTGCGAACCTCCCACTTCCCGACCTCTAGGAAGTCACAGATATACATTAGGTCTTTTTTAATCTCGCCTCCCATTTGCTCACCCTCCTATAAAAGAATTATGGGAAACATTAAACTTAAACAACACTTATATTATAGCATACAAAAGTAATAAGTCAAGGATTATTTCAGAAAACTTTCTACCCCTCCGATTCCTCGCTACCCCGTGACTTCACGTGACCACCGCCCATAGCTTGTCCCACTGCGGTCAGCACATATCCGGTTAGGAACATAAGCATGACCACCAGGTCCATAATAGCTTCCTGGGTATTCTGTGGTACGAGGTTACCTCCGTACGTGATGGTCAAGGCGAGACCCAGTAATACTGCTCCTATCAGTAACTTGACTCCCGCCTTGAATAACGCGTGACCGTCCATCATTTATCCTTGAACTCTTTGTTGGAATAGATTACACCATCCGCATCCGCAACAAGCACTTTCACGCCGGCAGCTCCTTCAAGCTCCTTCACCAGACGCTTAATTTCTTCCCGCTTGTCACCGTGCACGTGTGACGCAATGAATGAAGTACAGATATAGTCAAGGTTGGCACCCGACTTTTCACTGGTAGAGATTTTCTCAGACAACTCGAGCGCCGTCTTGAGATTCTCGGCCTGCTCTTCAAACAGGTTAAACGTGATACGCACGACCTTCTCGATTTTTCTCCCGTCCTTGATTGCTTTCGACCGGAGTGTCAGCGCACGTTCCCGCACCGTCTCAACAGTAATGCCGGAGCTGTCCTCAATAAGGTCTACGATGTCGGAAGTTTCGATGGCCTCTTCCTGTGCGATACTCGCAATCTCTTTCAGCTTCGACCACCCTTTATTCCGGATTACTTCAAGCGGTATGCCCCGCTTATTCCGGAGTTGGTCCCATATTTTAATGAGATACATCGCCTTGCGGTACTGAAACTCCAGTTCCGGACTTTCAATATACTGCTGAAAACTGTCGTACTCTTTGCCGGTCTTGGGATTAATCCAATCCCGCCAGTACTCCTCCCCGTTAATAACGAAGAGCGCTTCAGCCAGCGCAATATTGGCCTTGTCGTGAAACGTGACCAGGTCCTTCGCGGCTTTCCGGAATGCCTCATCCCGTGTAAGACGCTTCCCATCCTCGCCAAGGAGGTACGGGGTAAAGTCACCGTTCTGAAGAATACTCATCGCCTTTGTACTGTCTTGTGTCTCAGACATCGCTCACCCTCCAAATAAAAGAATGTATGACAAATAAAAGTATCTGATTAAACACTTCTATTATATCATACATTCTATATTAGTCAAGAAGTTTTTGAAATTATTTTCAACCAGTAAAGCTCTTTCTCCATATCTCATAATGCGTACACAGCGAGCCGTAACTCACTTCGAGTTCCTTCGCCATGTCCGTCTTCGCCATATCAGCGTTGCGTCCAAAAAAGTCATTGCGGTCAACATACCCATGCGCTTTCAACTGCTTCATGAAATCCTTTCCACCCCCGGACGCCTTCATCTCGATTTTGAACGCCCGCAGCAATGAACGCACTGTTGCGGCTCCTACATCAAAGCGCTCACCTATCTGGCCCGTACGTAACCCCAATTCATGATACAAATACACAAGATACTCACGCACCGCATCATCATCATGCGGTTTCTTCTTACCCTTGAGTTCCTCCGAAATACGCTCCTTAAGCGTCATTTTCCATTCTCCTTAACATCTGAATAACGGGGGCATCCTTCGCCGCTACCGCAGCTCCTAAAGCATCTGCTACGTGCTCCCGTTGAGTCTTATTCACACCATCCAGGATGTCCGGTATCATTTCCACTGCACGTGATTGCACTTCCTCCTTCGAGGCGGACTTCTTACCCGTCATGGCGACCTTAACGTCGGTGGGTGTCGCATACAAGAACGGCAGGTTCTCATACACCACATCCAACGCGGCGATTATCCCACTAGCCAATCCCATCGCTCGCATAGCTTTAGCACTCTTAGAGCCCATACTCGGCATCTCCAGCACGACCGCAGCGGGCTCATACTCGTCGATGACGCGGCGTACCGACCTCGTGATTTCACGACACCGCCTCACATTGTCATCAGCAGACCGAATACTCAGCTTCTTGGGCGACGGCTTGGTCGATATCACTTCTTTATACACAAGACCTAAATCACGCGCGCGAATACACAAGACGACAATGCCCATACTCGCAAATCCAACATCTATGGCTACTATATTGTTCATTTCTTAAAGCTCCAGCACTCTTCTCTAAAGGGACATTCGCGGGCCCGCGTCGTCGATTTTCTGCTGCACTTACGCTGGCACATGATGACTGGGTCCGGTTCGCCGGCTGCTACACACTCTTCGATGGCGTCAATGGTCCTGAATGCATTCTCAACCAGGTCCTCACGTTTATCCTCAATGACGGCACGGTATCTGTAGTCATCCCGGCAAATAAATAGGTATACGCACTTATCCACACCCAGCAGCTCCATGTAAATACTCGCCTGGGTCCTCTCCCTGGCGTTGGGGGCATGAGTCTTCTCCCAGGTGTTCCTGGATTTACTCTTCATCTCAAGAATCATGTCATCCAGGGAAGGTATCCTGATGATTCCATCAGAATGACCCCGAATCTTGTGTTCGTGGCTGAGAACTTGTGGTTCCAGGTATTGCAATCGATTGCAACTGCACTCCGGGCACTTCCCAGGGAGGAACGTCTTCTCAAACTCTGCCCCGCATTTGGGGCATTCCCAACTTCCCCACAGGATTCCCGCAGGTCCCAGGACCCGGTCCTGGAAAAAGTTGTGGGCCTGGGTCCCCGCAGCAGCCATTAACGACAGCGGCAGGTTAGGCTCCTCAATAAGAACTGGCGGGCGGCGTATCCGCAACCAGAACTCCGCGACTGGGCACATGTCGTGGATACGACTGGGATGGTAATAATCGTCGAATATCCGTCTCTCCGGCTTCGACATCAGCTCAGTGACAGCCTTCTCGACGGTTTCCTCCGGCGTCTCCTTCACCCACTCCGGCTCTTCGTAAACCTCCCCGGCGCGTTTTTTCTGGTTATGCGTTCTCAGGTCGCCGAAACTGAATCCATCACTCATCAGATGCAGCCGGCTTGCTCGGTACGGCGGCAGCGGCATCTGAATCGATGAGCTTAACCGTCACCGTCGTCTTGGTCTGGAGGGTGAACTTCTTGCGCAGCGACAGGATTGCGAACTCACCTTCGAGTCCAGCTCCCTCTTTCTTCGCCTGGGCTCTCACCCACTTCTCACACTCATACGTGTTGGCGAAACCGCCCTTCTTCAGGACGAGGTTATCCCCATCAATCTTATAAACCCCGTAATCACTCTTTCCGACTTTCTTAGCCATGCTCATTCTCTCCTCGAATCTAATACCTCACGCACATGCGCGAATACACATGGCGCATTTTAATAGCGCAGTGTGACGACCTCACACGCGCGCGCAAATACACATGAACCTACTTACGGTCCATGCAAAAAATAGCAATAGTCATCAGGATGACGATTAACCATCCCATATTCCCCATAGCACACCCCAGTGCTGCTGCGGAGATGTAAGCGAAGGTCCCAATAGTATTGATGAGCAGCAGACGCTTCTTGCGGCGCAGCTCTTCCTGCTTCAGGTCCATCTCATCTGACTCCTCATCAGGGTCCTCACGCAGCTCCCAGGGAATCTCCTCAGCAACAACATTCCCATCCTCATCTGCACTTACGTGTATCCAGGGACGGTCCTGGTCATCCGGGTCCGTATGGGTTGATGCGACGGTCATCTCGCTGTAGGGCACTGGCTTCTTGAGGGATTCCTCATCCTGAATAAAATTGGTTGCAATCATTGTACTTTCTCCTTCCAAGCTTGGTACATCTCGCGAAACAGTTCGACAGGCACAGCAATCCAGTCAGAAGGAGCTGGGCTCTTTCCCTCCAGAAAACTGAAGGCGAGCGCTGCTTCCTTGTCCTGCTGCTTCGCTTCTTTATAAATCTTCTCGAGTACTTTACGACGAACAGCAATCGATTGGGCTCTCGTCGCTTTTTCCTCTATCTTAAACATTCCGTCCAATTCCCGGTCCCCCTTATATCCAGACAGCCGTCCAGATGCAGGCGTGGGCTCTCCTCCGAGACTGCGGTCGAGTCGGCGATTCTGCTGCTTCTCATGAGGAGGCTTTCCCCAACGGTCCACTTTCGCTTTCTCGGCAGGTCTGTCCCAGTCAGTCATCAGGTAACATCTCCAAACATGAAATCAAGGTTGAATCGCTTCAGGCACTCGTACTCGTTACGATTCTCGATGAAGAACTGCTGGACATCCTTGTTGTTAGTGATTCCTTTCGGCAGCTCAAACCCGGCTTTCGGATGAACGCAATAATCCTTTCCATCCTTGAATATGGTCTCGAGGTCCATAGAATCCCTGAACAGCATCGGGGTCTCATCGATGACTCCCTTCTGGAAGAAGGAGGTCCGCTTGGTCACTAAGTTGAACTTGGCGATATCCCCGAAGGTGGAGGTCAGTTTAGTCTTCTTGACTTCACACTCAACTCCAGCCATTTTCCCGATATCAACAGCATCCTGCTTACATTTCTTAAAGCGCAACTCAAAACTGTTGGCATACTCCTTGGTTTTCCCTCCCGCCTTCTCCTCCGTCGGGTGGAATCCTCCAATCCCGATGTTGATGTGGCAAACTATAAAGATAACGAGTCTACGCTTAGCTAACATCCCCATCTCATTCTGTGCCATCACAATCCGGCGGATGAATCTGTTGATTTTGCGGGCGCGCAGCGCCATAACGTCTTCTTCCATACTCTTCTCCAGGTCAGCTTTGGGCGTCAACATGGTGAGAGTATCGATTACAACAAAGCTGGCGTCTGCTTCGCGAACGACTCCATCAACGATATCAAGTCCGGCTTCAGCATTATCGGGCTGCGTAACCCACATCAAGTCGTTGTCAACTCCGCAGCACTCAGACCAATCCGCGTCGTACGCTCCCTCAACATCCAGCCAAATAGTCTCAAACGGCTTGGGTGTCTTGCATTCGCATGCGGGTTCCCCCGGATAAAAGATGCGGTCCGGCTTAACGCGAAGGCAGTGGCGGCAATAACGCTGAGCATTTGCAATCGAGTGCAATAATGTCGTAGTCTTCCCTCCAGACTCCTTCCCGTAAATCTGAACAATGCGTCCCAGGGGCCAACCCCCCTCCAGCAGCTTATCCACTCCGTATATCCCACTGGGAATACGTTCAATACGCACTGCTGGTGACTTCGATGCCTGCGCTATCGAGTCATTCCCGTATTTCTTCTTGATATTGCTGACAATTTCCCCGATGCTGGCCTTTTTTACGGGTTTTGGGGACTCATCATCCTTCTTCTTGCCCATTTACTTCTCCCCACGAAGGTTGTCATCAACTTCCTTCTTAATCTGGATGAGCTTCTGTCCAGCAAACTCGCGGGCTGAGGCGTACGCGTCCTCGAGTCCCTCCACAGGAGTGGGCAGTGTACAGGTAACTGATATCTTGGCGGACTCATAGTCCCCGAGGTTCAGGGTCAGTCCCAGGGTAACGCTTATGCGTGCGGGCTCAACCCCTTCAGGAAAACGCACTGGTTCCATCGTATCCTCATCGGAACTCAACGGTTCCCAGGGTTTTCTGACTCCCTTGCGGTACATGGTGTGACAGGAATAGCCTCCTGCCTCGGCTTTTTCGCCTTTCTTCGACATCTCACTCTCTCCTTAATGTCTACAGGGTTAATCCGTCTCGATATTGCTCCCCTCATCGTCGATGAGTTCGCTGGCGACGAATTCTTCTTCAATCATCTTCCCGAACTGTTCCAGGCTTCCGCGAAGACGCTTCTTCAGCACACGACGCATCGCTTCGATATAATCCCAGGAATACCAATCCCTGTCGAGCGAATCTATCATCGTGGGCGCAGGAAGAATCCCTGCTTGCTTCCAATTCCATATGGTCATCCGGGATATCCCGAGGAAATCACAAAAGGCTGCACTGTGAAAAACTTCCAATCCTTTATATAGGCGTGGTTTCCACAGTCCTTCCCCGTCGCGCTCATCCTCGAAATTCCGAATCTCCTGGAGACGCTCCTGGCGTCTTTCTTCTGATAACTTGCGGCTGTTCTCGCGGGCTTTTTCCGCGAACTCTTCGTCCGTACGATATTTCCGCCCCATACGTGACAGTTCTTTTAAGGGCTTTAGTTGTCTAGGCATTGCTCATTCTCCTCATGGATTACCGGACAAATCTATATGTTTAGTATAACGTAAAAATTTGATTTGTCAAGGAAAAAATCGGAAAAAATTTCGTTTCGTTATATTATACGAAATGAATTAAAAAAGGGGATGGCGGGAGGAGAGAGTGAGCAAGAGCCTCCCGGCACATCCCCATGCGACCTACTTCATCGGAGGGTGAAGTGGTCTAACTTTTACGCTTGGTCTCCACATAAAGATACCCAAGCCCCAGGACGGTCACACATATCATCCCCGTGATAACCACACTGGGTACAGCAATGTTCTTGATAATCGTGTACAGACTGATTCCCCCAATCCCAAGCGTCATCAGCGAGCGCTTAGACGAAATCATCTTAATTGCGTTCTTCAACTGTTCCATATCAATACCTCCCTCAAAAAAAGGTTAAAAGAGCATTTGCAATCACTTGCAATCCTGCTCACTCGAACTCTATCCAGAATTATAAACCTACCTGGTCCATCTTCCATTGTCTACTCCTACACGGTGGAAACCACCTGAATACCTGGGGCCGGCGTATCCGGGTGCCGGCTAATTTGCAATTGATTGCAATCTGCCGGTGCCCGACCAATATCAAACCATACGCGCCTCATGCTGCCTGCCCCATTGCAATCATTTTCAAACGGCCTGGAAGACCTGAAGATGAAATGACCGCCGGCTTAAATAACCCGCCTGAATCTAATTCCACTTTTCCGGGCCCGACCACCGGGATAAATTGGTTGATTTTCAAATAATTAAATACCACACGCAAAGCCGAATACACACGGGCCCTACGTAATCCGCGTAACCGAATACACATGGGCCTTAGAACCGACTCTAAAAGCCGAATACACATGGCGAAAATACACATGAACCATTTAATTTCTTTTTCACCCCGAATTACCGACTGATAAATTAGCGGAATTTCACTTAATTTATTGCTGGCGCATACGAATTGCTGGTCACGGTATCCCGATTTGCCGGTCCTTATAACGCCAATGTTAAATACACATGGGCTTATTAATGTTTTCAATTCGAAATGATAATATAATTCTCTAAGACCGCCAATACCCCCATTTATAATATGTGACATTTTTGTCACCATTCGCCTGCACGTAAACCGGTTGATAACATTTTTTACGAACTGATAAATGCCATAAATCGCATTTATATGCCTGTAGCGCACACAAATTGCTAGAACATAGAGGGTATATAGTACCGTTTTATGGGCATAATACCGCATATAGGGGCGTATTTGAGCGGTTCGGTGTAAAGCGGTGTGTAAAGTATGGTATACTGTGGTCGTGTGGGGGGACGGTATGGTAAGCGGGACTGGGGTAGTATGTTTATTATTTATAGGGGTTGTTCTTGTTTCCCGACTTTCAGGAGCGTGGACGTGAGTGCTTAGAAGGGCTGTGGGCATTGCAATCGATTGCAACGGGTTCATTACGCTCCTCTCTGTAAAGTTACCGGCTATCTGATGCGGATATTGAAATAAATACTGTAGTAGTACGTTATCCCTCTATGGTATGTGTATGTATAGTTGAGGTAATAGATTCCCGGTAAAGCGGTTCCTATCCACTCCTCATCGTGTGCAAAATCGTGGTGTCCGTTGGTATCTTCCTGGGGTGGTCTCGGTATAAGATTGTCCCGACTCCGTGGACGCTTATCCCGGTCATTATCCCGCATCTATACTCTCCAGACGATTGCAATCACGTGCAAACAAAATCCAATATTGTGACATCGCTGTGATATGTCACAACGCTTAAAACCCCGCTTTTCTAATATAGAACGTTACGTATTGAGAAATACTGTGATTCCGCTGTGACAAAGCGAAATGTCACAAAACCTCACAGTGACATAAACATTTGACAATAATTTCAAATTATGAATCCGGGTTCCCAACGGTAATATGCAGCTCCCCTGCGTACGTATTAACGTTGTTTTCTGATGCATCTGCAATAGGCTCATAACCCATACACTTCTTCAGCCAAATCTCCTCGCTGTCCCGAAAATATTTATAGAATACATCACGCATCTTCGGGCAGTTCATAGCCAGTCTCGTGTCACCGAATACACATGACTCGCATGCTCCCGAGATAACTGTTCCCCACTCTACGTTCACGGTGTAATCTTCTCCACACGATGTTTATCTTTGATAGCACTCACAAGTTTATGTACTTCCTCGTTTCCAGATTCAGCTAACTCTCTGTGCAGAATGTCCATTGCTTTTTCTAAAGCAGCCTTTTCCTCAGCGGTAGCTCCGTTCTCTTTTTCATTATGTATCTTCACGCGAGCAGATTGCAGTCCTTTAACTATTTGGGTAAGTCCTTTAGCGGCAGACTTTCCCCCAAAAGCAGCAACCTTAAACGGTAATCCAGCAGCCCACCGCGTAAATACTTGATATGCGTACCAAACTACGCCAACTATAAATAAAAATACGAGTAATCCCCCGAGAAGACGCACCCACCAAGAAAACCGAGCACTCCATTTCCCATCGTTAGCAGCAAGCTCGTCTTCTTTGCTCTTTACTGCTTTTTCCTTCTCCGCTAATTTAACCGTGAAGTCCTGTACGTCTTTTTCAAGCTCGAGTGCTCTATTTCTTTCATTCTTCAGAGCTTCCTCCATCTCCTTCTGTTTTTCTTCGGCCTGCTTGAAAAATTCTTCGGGGTTATCCCAATCAATCTTGTCCCAGGCGACTCCAAGGAAACCCATTATGTTATATGAAAAATCTACTAGAATATCGAGACGGGGTTGGAATTTCTTTATGCGTTCGATGAATTTAGTCGGCTCTATATCATCCACCAGCTCCACGATGGTGTTCAACTCCATCAAACCCTTATTAATTTCAGTTCCCCCTACAGCTACAGCTCCCACATCGTCAATACTTATTTGTCCCTTTTGCGGAAGGTCGGGAAGCTGGCGTTTATAGTGAGACTGCGTGACGGTAACGAGACTACAAGATGATAGAAACACGCACAGTAAAACTAATACTATATTCCGCATAATAATTACTCCTTAAACAACAAAAATTTGTCCTTTTTGCGTTTCAGAAAAAATCCTGGCGTTCCGTACATCCAGTCCCCAAACTCTAAAGCATCGTCTCTTCTTGAAACACATATTCATGGCGTACCTCCTCCGGAGCCAGAATGAATAGCATATATAAGTGAGCCGATAGCAATCAGCATCATAATAGCATTGATTATAATTCCCATCCAGTCACGTCCAGTTTGCTTCTCCGCAGCTTTTTCTTCGGCACGCTTCTGTGCGCACGCAGAATTATGCGCAGAAATCATAATATCAAACGCCTCGTTAGCGACTTCCCTAAAAACCTTCTCCTCACTTCTCGATAATTCACGGTTCTTCAGGATTTCGTAAACAATCTCTTTAATTTCACGGCGAACATCCTCTGGTTTACGTCCCATAAAATGACAATCATACGGGGGTAGTACGCGAGTTGGCCCACCTTCATTGGGAACGTCACTCATTTGCTCCTCCCATTAGAGATAGCCTTCTTCATAAACACGGTCTCAGAAATTACGGTAGCTCCCGAAACTCCGTTACCGTTGAATACTTTCATCGGATTACGCTTAACAACATCCATCATCAACACAGTTGCGTAATCTTCGTGGTAAAATTCCATGCTGTCATGCGCCAAAAGAAACATCCGTCCGGCATAGGCGTTCCGAAGAAGGTTCTCACTAATGGATATACTCATCATCCCCGCACCTAAACTGAAATCAATCATTACGACTTCAAAATCCTTATGATGCTTAACAAGTTCCTGCCAGCGGTCTGAAGTGAACCAGTAGCACTTCAACCCGATAGATTCAAAAGATTTCTGAAGCTCTTTGTAATCACTATCGTTATTCCCGATAAAGGCTACTTTACGTTCTTCAATCTTCGTAGGCGGCGGAGTCTTCTTCTTAAATGCAAACATATACCGAGTCCTGACAATTAAGGAGCAAATTGAATATCAATACGAACCTCACCCAAATCCCCGCCATTCGCTATAACAGTCGATATGCAAGTTTCAGGAACAGAAGTAAGCATGACAGCAGCTTCTCCGTTCACCAGGTCCACTTGGAGGTCGGAGAGCTTTCCGCGAGTACATTCCAGTGTAATTGTATCATTATCTTCAGCAGCGGTCTTATACGCTCCTGAGCGGTCTTTTTTCTTAAGGGTTATCGTGCAATAACTCGTTCCATCAGCAGTGATATCCGGAACTCCGTCAACGGGGCTGGCAGTATCAGTTGCATCAGTGCTGATTTCCAACAAACATTGAGCGAGAAGTCCTTCCCTTGTTAGCTGAGAATTCCCTGAACCGCACGTCATTCCCATCTTCCCCATAGTTATCGCGTAATTTATGGAAGGGATAGCTTTGGTTATAGCGGCATCGAGAACACTCTGTACGAGTCTTTTAACGTAAAACTCAGTAGTAGCTCCGTCGCCAGCGAGAATAAATCCGTGGGCATCGCGTACAACTACCCCGTCAGCAGGCGGAGAGTCAAAGACTATTTTTGTCTTAGGAGCAATAGAATCCCCGTCGCACCCCTTAAAATTGCACGATTCGACAACAGTATCCCAAGTGCAATTATTGAACTGGCAAACAACAAAGCTAATAGCTTCTATAATATCACCGCCAGCAGTTTCTTCAAAAGTGCAGTTAGTGAATATACTCCCAGCTATATCCCCCTGTAAATCATCTACAGTGAGTGTAGCATCAGTAAAAGTAGTTCCCATATATATGTTCCTTCAAAAACTTAAAGTTCGTTACTCGCATTCGTACGTCTGGTATAACTTCCAGTCCATCCCGTTACATTGGTGTACGTACATCCGGAATATGCGTCTGCGATGGCGGCAGATGTACTATTATATGCGCCAAGCGAGGACTGAGTATCAGTACACCCCACGCAATTCTGAGCATTGTGGAACCCATACCCATCATTGACATTGGATTGACAAGCTGCTATCCTGGCGCACTGATGGTACCCGTGCGAATTATTATCTGTAGCTTGACATCCTGACATGCGCGCACACGCATAAAATCCGCACCCGGCTTCTCCGCTGGACTGTGCATTTCCTTCCGCTTTACATGCACTCAATTGATAACAGGTCTGAAATCCGTGCAAGTCATTGTACTCAGCATAGCATGCGGATAACTGGTCACAAAGGTAGAACCCGGTCCCTTTCGACGTATCTCCGTCATTATCTGTGAAATCAGCTCCACAAGATGATAACTGATAACATTCACGAAAACCGTAATCAACAGCGTTGTAAGAATAACAATCAGTCAGATAATAACACTGATAAAATCCTGCTTCGAAGCCCGAAGAATGTACGCGACATCCATTAAGGTGCCTGCAATCCTCGAAACCACATCCAGAAGCGCTTCCAGAATAAGCATTGGTCACATGGTCACACCCATTAAAATCGTAAGCCCCTGTCGCATTATACGACGTGACATTAGTCAGATACGTACAGTTTATAAAACCATGCTCTGCTCCCTCAACTTCTACATTAGATACGCGACTACAAGTTGAAAACGCTATCTCATTCCCGTTGCCGTACACATATGCGTTACTTACTCGTGAGCATCCGTTGAAAGCAGAACTCGTACACTGTATAGCTATGCATCCAGATAAATTATAGAGCTGTTGGAACCCAATCGCTGCTTCACCGACCCAACAGTCGATTACTTTGGTCCCGTAATTTCCATAGTTCCCCTGGAATCCTATTCCGGCAGTTCCGTCCCCGGAAAATGTACACATGACGACTCGAGCTGCACCATTGAGGTCAAACCCGTCTGCTCCCGACCCAGTGACTCTGTCAATAGTCATTCCAACGACAGTACTTCCACCTTGAAGAGCAAAAACGCCGCTGGACCCAACGGGTCTCTTCATTACTACAGACGGCTCGCATAATACATACTGAACAGTACTTTGAGTTATTCCGGCTCCAGTAACTTCGTAGGTACCGGTCTTCACAAATACGCTTTTGTATGACCCGCTCTCCAGCGCAGCTCGCAATGCATCGCCAGCAAGAATATCAGTCGCATAATCTGCGCGGTCAACAACAACGTCAAACTGTCTTACCTGCGTAATATCTATTCCCGAACTTACGGGAAATCCAGAAGCATTAGTAAGGACAACTTCATCAACAGCAGTAAATCCAGTAAGCGGATTATGGTCAGCAGCATCATCAAAACTATGAAGTCTGTCATGATGGTCATCCTCTGTAATACTGAGCAAATCGGCATGAGACACTTGATTCGGGTCACCAGCACTATGGTCATGTGCTCCATACGTAGTTATCTGCGCATCGAGATTCGCATCAACCTCATCAATTGCTGACTGCACTTCAGTCGCAGAAAGTCCGGAAGTCGAGTTATCATAACTGACATCAGAAGCAGTCTCAACTTCGACAGCAAACTGCCATACCCAGTTACCGGATATATTTTTATAGAATCCGGCAGGGTTCGGCGGCGCATCATCGTCAACTTTACGGGCAATATACCACGCACTCGGCGGAGTTCCCGCAGGAACTTGAGGCCATCCTCCAACTGAATCGACGGGAATATTATCTCCAGGCGTACTGTAATTAGCATACTCCGCAGAACCGAGAATATTAAATGCTGTAATTGCTGCTCCGAACGCAAGCGGAAGATTAGTAACCATGGCATTTGTAATCGTATCGTCGCCGGCTATACGCTCAATTTCAGCGAGCTTTATTACATAATGCAGGTTCCCATCCACATCCTCGTAACGATAATGCTGTCCGACAACATCAATCTCAGAAAGCCAATCTCCATTCAGCGCAATGTCCTCGCGAACATAGATTTCCTGAATTACCTGTTCACGAATTTGAGCTTCGGTCGATGTTGACAGCGGATGAAGAAGATTCGGGTCTTCTTCTGCATTTATTTGGTCAAGGTATACATTCAAATATACTGCGTCAGCGCGCGTCGCTCCGTCATACGAATCATACAACGTACCATCAGCAGTCGCACTCGGGATAGCTTCAGCTACTTCCACATCAGTCTCATCATCGCCGACATCATACGTCGCAGTAACGACAGTATATGTCCCGTCATTCCCGGTACTACCGGCAATACTTATCGAACGCCCCGCTACAAAACGCGAAGCCCAGTCCCCACTGATATGAAACAGCTTGCTTCCCTGTGTCACGTTAACGACAGTTTCCCCAATAGGGTCAGTCAACCTAATAACATAGCGGTCATATACATCAATAACACTCGAGTAACTCCCTGCTACGGTTATTGAGGTCGCGGTATTCGATACAATATCAATAGGCGTCAGCGTCCCGTTCAGAATATGAATCTGTCGTCCTTTGAATTCATCGACCTTATATTTCTGCGCCGAATCATGTATTATCGTATTACCGCCAGTCTCTTCAACTTCAGTAACGCGTGGGAATATCGACCTTGCTGATTCCGGTTCCGCTTCATTCGGAGGCGCAGGGAACGTCGCATCAGGCTTATACTCCACATCCCCGAATAACGCACAACGAAGTCCTTCAAGAAGGAACGCCCCGCCAAGAGAGCCATCATCAATATCAGCTCCCTCAAGTGCTCCGCCCTGCTCACTTCCGGCAACAACAAAGTTATTAACGTTATCGCTCGTACGGTGATAACCTCCCCCTGGAGTCCCGTCAGCTTCGACAATCCGGAATCCATCATTAATGTATCCGTCACCGAGCCCGAGCTGTAGCGTCCTCTGGACATACGTGCTTAGCGATTCGGTCGCATCATTCTCGTCAGCGTCTACCCAGGGGACACCCTGCTGAACTATCGCACGGCGATATCTTTTCTTTTCGTCGTAAATATCACGACTTATATTAGCATCAGGTGCGCCCATTATCTATTCTCCTTTATGACTTTGTAACTTCTATTTTTTCAAGCTTATCTTCTTCGATATACGAATCAATTTTATCCTGCATCCGGGACAATACTCCATCGCGCTTTTCCTCAAGTTCGGAAATAACTACTTCCGAATTTTCCGCCCCGTCTTCTTCAGGGGTACGCGGCATTTCACGCTTACGAAATATATTTTTTCTGATATCCTTTAATTCGGCTGCATCGGATTCAAAAGACTCGACTATACTTTTCGTGGAACGCGTCTTAAACTTATAAAAAGAAAAAGCAGCGTTATATGTCATATCATTAACAACTATACGAACGCCATCTTCGTCAAAAGAAATATCAGACTCTTTAACATCAGACTGTGTTCCAATATTTCCAATATCGGGATTAAAGCATAAAATCTTCATATTCATTTCCTTTATATATTATCATGAGAGCGAACCCAAGTACCGGTAGTGCTCCCGCCAATATAATTATCAGTAAGGTGGCTCCCACCTCCGGAAACATTCCCTAGTATACTATTATTCGATACGTTACACCCGATACTGCTCCCATTACCTACCACATTGTCTAACTGGTTTCCAACTATGTGGGCATAAACACTCGACGTAACTGTAATATCCCCAATTATCTGGTTTCCAGACGCCTCTCTTACACTAATAATATCTCCGGTTACATAAGAGCCGGTTATCTTAACTGAAGCCCCTATTATATCTCCATCTATATAACATGTGGATAAATGCGAAGTGTCAATATATAAAGGCACAGCACCCATGTTGCGGAAATAGCAGAGAGACATATAATTAACGTTCCACACAAACACGCCATTACCGGTTCCCGAATCTGTAAAACCTGTCCCCGTAGTCCAGCACAGACAATTAGACAACCTCGACTGATTAGACAAGTTGAAAATATGCAAACGAATATTATTACCCGTCCACGCATTTCCGCAATTTAAGGTCATAGTTACGTTAGATATAGCTCCTCTGTAACTTTGAGTAATAAAATGCATAACCTTACTACTAGTACTCCAGGTCTCTCCCATAAGATTCGCATAAAATTTAATTCCAGTAATAGTGCAGTCCTGCCCTTGCTTTATAACGTGAGTACCTGATTCGACAGGGTTATAGTCGGTAACATGAAAAGAAGACGCAAATATATGAGAATTATCTCCTTGTTCAATCCAATGATAATCCCCTGCCTGTAGACAATAATCCCCAAACAGGCGGGCTTCGGTAGCACTGAACTGAGAATTATCTCCTTGAGTCAACTGATGGAATCTGTTTCCGTCGCCAACAAGAATGCACCTGCCCCCATCCCCCTGAATAATATCAATGCTCGTATTATACAAGAAAGCATTCTCAATAGTCCCACTATTCCCCTGAGTAATAGTTATGGGATTATCTACCCTACAGTTAATAATTTTACCTTCACTCAACTGAGTAACAGCTCCCCCAAGCTCTCCGCAGTTAGATATAACTCCCCGCTCACCCATCGAAACTACTCCGAGACCTCCGTTGCAGTCCGTTATAATACAATCATTACCCGCAGTAATATCGACGCGCGTCCCGCCTTTAATATTCGAAATATAAGCGTTGTTATCAACAACTATCCTGCAATCATCGAAAAGCTCGATATTAGTAATCGTGGCAGCATTTCCAGCATTAATGAGAGTCATATTAATTCCGCCAGCACTCCCGTCGAGATACATATCTTCGAAATGAGAGCCGTAAGAATCGCAATCAAATATGATGTCGCTGTTATGGTCCCAGTCTCCAAGGTCTCCAAGATTAATACCAAAAACTCTAAATTGATAATTGCACGCAATAGCTGTCTGTATTGACTGCCCTGCATTCTTATTGAAATTAACATTAGTAACCTGTCTTCCATAACTGGTTATAGTCACATAATGACTTCCGAAATCCCAAGCTACGGCTTGATTGGGGCAACTTAAATTGTAACTTCCCGGCATAAATGTAATCTGATGTCTTGTCCCGCTCCCGGAAGCAACTATAGCATCTACAATAGCTTGCCACTCGGTAATTCCGTCTCCGGGCTCCATAGTATACTGAATTACATTATTATCAATAGCGTCACTCAATTCTGATAATACGGCATCGACATTACTCGGAGATGTAATGTGATTATCCGTCCCTCCGCTTACGTTAGTGTACGCAATTTCACTCGCGTCATCACTTGCCGCAGCGATGGTATCCATCCCGGCACTTATCTCTGACAGGACGGTATCTAAATCAGCAGGCGAACTAATCCACGTATCCAGCCCCGAACTCTGGTTCGTATAGTTGACATCAGAAGCATCTTCAACTTCCACGTTATACAAGTATACCCAGCTACCTGCGGTATTTCCGTAAAACCCGGCTGGGTTCGCATTGTCGTCCTCTTTCCGCGCAATATAAACAGCATTAGAAGGATATCCTTCCGGAACTTCAGGCCATCCGTTTACACTATGTACGGGGATATTATCCGGGTCAGTCGTATGGTCAGCATATTCAGCAGAACCCATCAACAGGAACGGCGAGTTTGTAAGTCCGAACGCAAATTCCCCCTGAAGATTTGTAATCATCGAGTTTCGAATATTCGCATTATCAACATGACCAGCACCAGCACGCTCAATCGAAGCGAGCTTAACTACATAATGAAGATTCCCGTCAGCATCCGTATAACGATACTGACCATCGACGTCGTCAAGCTCGTTAATCCAGTCGCCATGTGTCCCGATATCCTCGCGTACAAATATCTCCTGGATTACCTGCTCACGAATCTTGCATTCAACTGCTCCTCCGATAGCGTGATACAACGAAGGGTCTTCCTGAGCATTTATCTGGTCAAGATACATATTAAGGTATACTCCGTCCTCACGTGTTCCTGGGTCTGCGATTGTCGGCGCAGTGAGTGTGATGACATATCGGTCATACCTGTTTATACTAGATGAATGACTTCCGGCAAACGTAATCTCGGTAGCAGTGTTCGCAGTAATGGCTTGAGGAGCAAGTCCACTTCCCAATACGTGAATACTACGACCTACCAGCTCATTTACTTTATACTGCTGTGCGGTATCCACTACAGTAGTATTCCCACCGCCTTCGTTAACATCCTCTACTCTCGGGAAAATAGACTGGGCTGATATTGGTTCGGGGTTCCCCGGAGGGTCGGGGAAAGAATCGTCAGGTTTATACTCAACGTCCCCAAAAAGAACGGCTCGCAATCCCTCAAGCATAAACGCACCGGTCAGGTACGGGTCATCAATGTCCTCTCCGGCATGCGCACTCAGGTCACTACCAGCAACTACAAAATTGTCTGCGGGGTCACTTGAACGGTGCCCTGAACTGTCAGCCTCAACGATTTTGAATCCATCATTAATCCATCCATCGCCGAGTGCCTGCTGCATGATTCTCTGTGTATATGTTGCGAGCGACTTACTAGCGTCATTCTCATCAGCGTCTACCAGAGGAACTCCCTGCTGAGCAACGGCTCTGCGGTACCGCTTCCTTTCGTCGAAAATGTCTCGACTGATATTAGCGTCGGGTGCTCCCATTATAACTTCTCCTCATAAAATATCGTTTATGTATTGACGACAATATTAAACTGAATGAAACGTTCCAGTTTTACATTGTCCTCTTTTCTTATCCTACTGTGACGTATCGTATTAACGATATGTCCGCTATCGAGTCCGGTCGTAGCGTCACCGCCAAAAATCCCCTGTTCACGAATCCACTCACCATTGGCTTCACTGAAGTCAAATGTCGTCTTTATGCGGATTCGATTTGTAATCGTAAGCGTCGGGTTCCCGGTTCCGTCAATATATTCAATCAGGTCCGGGGCTTTTCTGAAATACTCATCGAGCAATGTCGTGTTCGACTTATCGGGCGAAGGCGGAGTCGGGGACGTATCCCAAGCAGAATTTCCACGACTAAGCGCATGATACAGAATACCGCCAGTAAACGTCGTCTCATTCTTCAGAAGTCCGGCGATAAGATTGGCGACACTATCCATAATGGTATTGTGAACTTTCTCAGTCTCGGTAATTATGATGCTACCGTCATCCTGGAGGGTGTGTATTTTATCCCACCAAATACCCTCCATCCCCACGCTGACGACTTCAATCTTACGCCGCTCGCGCTTGATGATAGGTTTTCTATCTACTACTGGATATCTCATTACTCACTCCTTATTATATAACATATGTTGAGTCTATAAATAATTCGACTGCCAAGTTCCCGACAACTCCGTATTCAATGCTGGCATCATGTGAAGAATTAACATACATATTAATCTCACCTTCATACTCATACTGGTCTCCAGGAACATCGGGACATCCGGATGGAGCGGTACCATAGATAGTCACTTCAAAAGTCTCTGTATCTTCAAGCACTCCTGTTCTTGACAACTGAATTTCAGCATAATAGATGCCGAGCCTATCAAAATCTCCGTCCTTCACAAGATAAATACACTCACCCTTATCAGCATCGTGTATTCGGCATTCGCCGTCAAGATATACTTCGGAACTCCCAGGTACCCACATCAAAAACTTGGCATCATATCCCGTCAAGTCTTTCGGTTCCTGCGTGTCCGCTTCTGTTATCTTGAATAATATATTGAACCCAAAATTATTGAGTTTGTATCTCTTTTTGTGTCGTATGACTTCTGCCATTTAACTCACCTCTAATTCTATATATTTACTCGGAACTTCCAGCTCGACAACGTCTGCAATCACCTGCAAATCAGAACGGTACTCAGATTTAAGTCCCATTACAATCTCAAGCTGACCAACGTGCCCTCTTTCAAAAACGATTGATGACGCTTCAGGCAGCAGGCTCATTCCAATCGAACCAACATACGATTCCTCATGCTCATGCTTGTAATAATCAGAAGCAGGAGTAAGCGATAACGCAAGATTCCCGGCATACACCATTTCAGCTATAGCGGCAGATTCCGGCGTAAGCGTTACTCCAAGGTCCCCCTCGTATACATACTCGAGACTTGAATCGCTGTCCGGAGTCAATTCAAGGGGTATGTTTCCAACATATTCGAATTTGTTATCCGTCTTAAAATACGAAGATGCCGGCAATAAATCTAGTTCGATATCTCCATTATATATAAATGTCTGCTCGGATTTTTCTGTGTGCGAATTCGGGATAAAGCTGAATCCGAGGTTACCTTCAAAAACGTGCGTGAAGGATGCCTCAGACTCCGGAAGCAGTGATAGCTGCACGTTACCGGAATACGTCCACTCACGCACGTACTCTGATGCAAGCGCAAGCTCCAGCGGAATATTTCCGGCATAATCTTCTCCTGCGTCCTGCTTCTGATACAAACTATCCGGAGTAAGCAGTACGTCAACATCTCCGGCATACGAGTGCGTTCTGTTACGCTCAGATGACGGGGTCAGATTGAACCCCATGTCTCCTTCAAAAGTAAATACGTTATGGTAGCTGGAGTCAGAATCCGGGAGGAGGTCAACCTCCAGGTCTCCGGTACGTACCCATTCCCGATTCCTCTCCGACGAGGGGGTCAAGGTCACACCGATATCTCCAGCATACGCAAAGAGCTGGTCATAGTGGTCATAGACGCTGTGCGGCGTCAGCGATAATCCAATATTCCCCTCAACAACAAACTCGCGTACACGGGTTGATGATGGCGTCAGGGATACATCTAAAGAACCCCCATACACGTAATCCCGAACAACTTCGGATTCGGGCATCAAATGTATATAAAGCTCTCCGTTATACTCCCATTCCTGCTGAACTTCTTCATATATAGAATCCGGAGTAAGCGTGACGACTGTTCCCGATATCCCGCTAATAGCATTATGTATCTGATAATATTTCTTATAAGGACTTCCCGGATACTGTGGGATTATCATATCGATTCCGAGAGTTCCGGTATAGTCCCCCCTGACCATCCCTGGTTTCATCTCGACGGTCAGGTTACCGACAATAGGAGTTATACTCCCCTTATTGACAGCAGATACAGACTCTTCGTTACCGATAAATACAGGCATTATTTACCAATCTTCACTTTATTAAATTCAACTTCATTCTCAGCAACAGGCAGATACCCCTGCCATACACAAGTAAATTTCGTATTACTTAAAAAATGCGCGGGCATAACATTCTTCGGCTCTTCAAATGCATCGGGATACTCCTTACACAGCGCCCACGCGCACAAGTAAGAACATATCGGTCGCTTCTTCGATACAAACGGATTTATTCCAGGAAATAACCAGCTATTCAGGCGATGCCAAATAGCTCCGAGAAAACTGTACGGAAGATTCGCGCGAGACGAACCAAAGAACCCGACCTTCGCTGAAGGTCTTCCGTCATAATCTTCTCCGTTATATTTCATAATCTTAATATATCTTCCTGGATACTTCTTTATAATATTAATAAGCTTTGATTTCGGAAAAAGCGCACCGACAGTCCACGGCCCACCGCCACTAACTTCAATATGAGTATAATCAGAATCAGTCTGGTCAAATCCGAGGTCACGCTGAACCTTGCGAATCTGATTGCAGAAAAAAGAATTGTCGCCCTTGTATACGACAAAATATCCTATTCTTGGGATGTCTAGATTAAATTCTGGATAATCCATTAACGTTAACCTTCAATACAAGAATAAAGTATATCGTGGTCAGCTTGTATGATGTCACCATTCGACAGTGCTATATCGGCTTGTAGCTTAGCTAAATCAATATTGTTGTTATCAAGGGCCGCAATGAACATAGCTCCATACTTATTCATAGCTGTAAACATCCTTGTTTGCTGTTCTCCAGGAGTGGCACTACTAAGAATATCTCTTATAATTTTATACCTATCCAGTCTTTTTACAGGGTCACCTTTATCGAAGGTCTCAGTGGTTTCATTCCAAAACCACTCCCTCTCATGGACCGATTCATCAAACATAAAATCAGTTGTAAGCATTTCTTCTGTTTCAGAATCAAACTGCCCATCATTTTCAAAATCTACGTTACCAAACCGCTTAACTTGATTCGTATCCTTATCTATTACTACGTTCATTTTATAAATCCTCCCAGTAGCCTTGTACTCGGACTTCAGCATCATCTCCAGACGTCACATAATACTCAAATATCTGATTCTCATCTACGGGAATGAAAATATGACCCCCAATATCAACATAGGCGTACTCTCTGTCTGGAATTGCCGCTGTATTTCCATTTTCTCTGAAAGTGAATTGTGCGAAACTTGTTCCATCCATATTAAGGCGTACATACAGTAATCTGCTTGATGGGGGAGCTGAATCTGACGCATCGACATCTGTATAAGAAGTCGAGCTTCCTCCTGAAAGCACAAGAATATCATCATCCCATATCCAGTACCTTCTTGAACCTGAGCCTTCATACCTGCCAGGAAAGAAATCTGAACCAGAATCATTATAGATTGACCCTATCCTTCTTTTCTTCGTGTATCCCGAGGGTAAGGTCGGAGATGTAAAAGACTCTGAAAGAAGCCCTCGAACATTTCCGTTAGTCGGATTTTTTATTATCCACACAGCATACCATGTGCTGGATGACTCCGAACCCGTATCAAGTCCATTAACACCGGACGCTGTTATATCTACTGTTATATCTGAATCTGAAACAATAAAATCTGTTCCATCATCTGAAACACATCTTCCAGCTCCAATATCTACCTGATAATCGGGGTTGGAATCATTCATTGACATTAGGAGATTATGGATGAATCCCTTCATGGCCCCTGCTATAAAGCTGTAGTCTACTACAGGGTTTGCTTCAGTTAGAGAATTTGGGGCATTATCGAGTGCATCCTTTTCATCATCGGTTACATGTTTAATATCAGTCTCAGCATCTTTATTAGCTAAATCTGCATGATTCAATGCTTGGAAATTAGCTGCGGTAGCTCCAGACGCTCTCAATACATCTCCTGCGGTTGCTCCTGAGATAGTATGGTCAGGTCCTAAAGCTGTCTCTGTAGCAAGAACATGAGATTGATTATGATGGTCATTCGCAGTCTGCCCAGTAGTAGATGCATGAGTAACAGTTACAGAAGCTTCTGTATGGTCATGCAATGAATCAGCATTGCTTCCATCAGTAAGTGTGTCGAGTTCCGCGCCAGTAGCTGACGTATCATTATGGCTTGCAATCGAGTGCAATTCGTTATGATGCGCATTAGCATCACCAGCATGAGTAGATATAGATGAATCGACTTCCGAACCCGACTGGTAATCAGCATCATTATTAAGAAGGCTTACATTTTCCCCTTCTTTCATTATAGTAGAATCAGCAGGCTCGGCTCCAACATCGGCAGGGTCTAAGTTATGTGGATTTCCTGTCGTAGTCTGACTATGCGTATATGCTGTATCATAAGTACTGTGGTCATAAGTAGTCTCATGGGCGCCAACTTCATTAGCAGCTTCTCCGGCAGGGTCAAAATCCCCTACGTCATAACCACTATCCTTCGGGCGCCCGTTAGCATCAAAAGATACAAGGTTATCTTCAGTCGCCCCTGACACCCCATTATGGTCAGAGCCGTCAATATCGTGAACTTGGTCATGTACGCGGTCAACTGCGTCTTTGACTTCAGCAGCAGTAGATGCATTGCCCACACCGTCGTCAACAGTAGCGGCACTATCAGGTATTCCATCATCGTTAGAGTCATACGTTTCTTTGTTCATCTGTGCTGGCGGGTCTGTTATGGGATTTCCGTACTTATCTTCAACAGTAATGTGTCCCGACCCTATAGCGTCCTGCACATCAGCAGATTCATATATCTCCTGCTCCGTAAATTCTTGCAGCAGGTCATAATCAACAGTAGGGTGGACGAAGCTCCTGGCTCCGAGGTCATCAAACACAACAGGACTCAGCGTTCCTGTAGTAGTTATTTTATACTGGTTATCAGGTGTAGGTGCAGGCATTATGTCTTCCTCCTACGGAAATACAGCCCCACGGACGGACGTGGTATGCTGGTTCCGTTCATATAAATTTCTATACGGTCTCCCGCATCAAAATCCGTATTCTTTGTGAAATCATAATTCGTATATTGATTAGCTATTGACAGCGAATCTTCAACAGCAGCTACTCCATTCTTACGTACTTCTCCTGTCCACGATACGGTGTTGCTGGTACACGACAAAGTCATCCCTACAAGTGTCGCATCAAAAGGAAGTACGTACGGAATCAGGTTACTGGGACCCCTGTCGTAAAGACTTAAATATATGTCCGTGACGCTATTATTATTTCGAGCGCCGTTAACAAATACCTGATGAAGCGATAACCACTTATCCCCCCTGGAATTATCCTTGTAATAAATGTCTCCGCCATCCTGAATATACGGCACGGCGATGAATATGTCATCAATAACAATAGACGTATGTCCGGATTTGGTAATTTCAATTTTAATGCGGTCAGCATCTTCATCTATATCAATCCAGAACTCATACTCGCCCTGGTCGTCCGTCAAAATTGTCGAAGGAGACGCAGCACCTTCGGTAGCGTACTGATTGATAGGCGTCGAGGTCCCGGCTTGGTACGCACTTACCGTAGCCCCGTCAAATATAACAAGGGTATTATCAGTACCTTCTTCGGTAGCAATACCGAATATCTTTTTCCTATTTGCCATTAAAAATTCTCCTCAGTCAGATGCAGGGGTGGGGAATAACCCCCACCCCCACGAAAACTGCTTAGCTAACGGTCACCTTGGGGGTGATTTTGACGCTATCGCCATCGCCCACATTGTACGGTCCGTCACTGAAATGCTCAACAGCTACCAACCTTCCGGTCGTGCCGCTCGCAGCATCAGTAATAAAATACCCATACTGGTTACCCCACGCTGCTCCCGCAGCAGTAAAAGTAACCTGCGCGTACTCAGCCGTATCGTCAGTGATAGTCCAGCTTCCACGGTCGAGCTGTATACGGGCGTACCCGTCACCGCTCTGCTCCGTAAGGTCGCTGAGCCCATCATCCTCAGCAGGCTCCGTTCCGTTTTCGTACAGTCCGATGTAGAGCGGGTCTACGGGGGACAGGGTTCCGAAAATGGTGTCAGCTACCATGTTTTCTCCATCATCGCACCACTTAGGCATGTTCTATCTCCTTATGAAAAAAGTGGCGGTTACAAAATCGCGTTCCACTATAAAACGCTCATCAAGAAGTGTTGTTCGCATTGATTTCAACACTTCCACTAATACTTCCAGTTACGTGACATCCGTTCACAATCGTATCTGCTCCTGATGTAAGTACTCCAATATTTCCTTCTATCTGGCTCCCTGTTACTTGGCTCCTATTTGAAAGGGTTAATGAATTGCATATTATTCTACTTCCCGACACCTGGCAATCCAAGGCAGTCGTCGCATATATTTGAAAATCAGGCTGATGCCCGACTAAAGTACATCCTCTGAACGATGCTGCTGAAAATTCGGCTCTGAGATTCAACGCAGTAAAAGTAAGCGGCCCGCCTGAACGGAAAAACTCATAAGCTAAATTATTCAGGTGCACGTACGCTCCCGAATCGCTCAGACGTATCTTACTGTTATCGTCCATTATATCAAAACCGTTCGCATCGAAACGGATAATACAATCGGACATGTACACTTTTCCTCCGGCACCGCTATACTTTATGAATGTAAGCGTAGAAGCTCCTCCGATAACATCCCAATTACTATCATACAGCTTCGGTAGAAAAGTAACTCCGTTAATATTCCACGCTGAATTTCCTGTAGAACTGTATACTTGAATCAAATCCATCACAGTCTGTCCGGGGTCTATCGGCATTCTAATGACTCCACCTTGGATACTGGCGTTATCATTAAGAATTATCATCGGATTCCCGGAACTATATGACATCGAAATATATACCTGTCCCGGATAGAATATAGATTCACTCCCTAATGTAATGCTCGCTGTATTCAAAAGCGAACCATTAAGATGAAACTCACACGATGATGAAAAATTCATCACTCCGGCAGTTCCGTCCATATGCATTACGCCATTACCGCCTACCGTCCAATTAGAACTGAGATTATATATCCCAGTAAGTACTGCTGCTGCTCCGACTACGTTCGTAATTCCAGAACCGGTAAACTGACAGTTGGAAATATTAGCATAATTCCCAAAACTGACATTACTGCTCGGCATATAGCAGTCGCTCATAAACGTATACGTCGTCGCTAATATTGTCCCAAGAGACAGTCTCAGTCTGGTGAAGCGCGAAACAGTCCCGCCATCAAATATATAAGTCTTTTTCCCTAAAGCGTTCACGTACATGTCGTTGACGGCAAGCTTTCCTGTAGTCTTCATCCACGAACCAGTGTACGTCGTCCCGGTTATACTTATTTGAGTAGCTTCGCCATAACCTTCAATCGTTACATCGGCAGCTCCAAAATCAAAATCATTCCCCGCCCCTTTAGTTGTAAATGAGTATGCTCCAGGCATGAATGTAATCTTCGCCTGACCGCTCCCGCCGATGTCAGTAATTATCGCGTCAAGTTCAGAATTACTATCTCCGGGATACATTACATACTGACTGACTCCGTCTACAGCGGCACTCAATTCCGACAAAATAGTATCAACATCGGAACCAGAAATATGATTATCAACTCCTCCGCTTACATTCGTATATGATACGTTGTCAGCAGACGGCGCACTTCCCATCAAGTCAGAAGCATGGTATCCGTCAAGCGTATCGGCATCAAGGTATGAATGAGGCGAGCTTCCTTTCGGAACCAGCGAATTAAATCCACCGGTAACCTGATATGCATTGTTAAATTTCTTCCACCAGTTCGTAGAACCAGCATCGCGGCTGTTCCAAAAATGAGTGTGGACAGAATTAATCCAGAACACTCCCTTTCCATCGTCAGCATCGTCATCAATGACCATGTTATACCAGCCATCAAAAATGACTTTATTCAGGAATATCCCGTCAATATAATTTCCAGAAGGCATCACTTCAATAAACACGGGGTTAGTTATATTACTGCTGTTAACTTCAAAAATACAGTTGGTAAAATCAATAGATGACAGCCAATTATACGAAGACCCCATATACTGTCCGAACGAGAAAAATCCCCCTTCACCAGCTCCATTATCAATGGAGATGTACATATTCTCGAACTTCCAGTCATAATCATCTATATTAGCTCCGGGCTGAATCCTGAAGAATCCCTGCTCCTGTGGGGCCATTGGTCCAACTGCGGTAAAATCGACATTAATTTTAATCCCGTATTCAAACCATACATATTTATCAGCAACATTAGTGATATACATGTACGCACTTGTCGTTATATGGTCAAACGTCAGGTCATTCGTTCCGATTACGGCAATAGTTCTCTTTGTGGCATCCTGCATCGCAGTAATGAAGTCACCTTCAGGGTCGGCATCGTTTTCCGTATCAATCACAGCATCCCACACAACTACTCCGCTGGCAGACATCGGTCCAGGACGATACTCTCCTTCAGTATCATTATAAATCAGAACCTCTCCGTCATTCGGTACAATCGTGCTGCTTACATCCTCGTGGTCTTTGATGCTTCCGTCATCGCCATGCCCAATATATACAAAATCCCGCTCAATCGGGTCAAACCCGAGCTTATCAATATATACTTTCAATGCTCCTTTGTATTCGACCCAAAACTCATAATACCCGTTGAGCAATGTCTGAAGTGAACCGATAGGTGAACCGCCCGTCTGATTTGCATACATATCAACAGGTGTCGTGGTTCCGGCTTCGTACGCATTGACATCAGCTCCAGCGAGCGTAGTCATTACGTTATTAGCCCCCTCAAACCAAGCGGTTCCGAATACTTTAACTCGTGCCATTATCTATCCTCACTTTGCAATCAATTGCATTATGTCGTAGGAGCAAACTGAATATCAATAGTCAGCGGCTCCTCTCCTTCTATCTCTGCTGTAACAGTAGCGATAGTCGTTTCTGTAACTGACGTTAAATCTGTTTCGGCTACTCCATCAGTCATCGTAACCTGTAACGAACTTAAGCTTCCCCTGGTTGTCTTAAATACGACTACTGTCGTATCATCATCTTTGGTATCTCCTGCGCGGTCTTTTGCAGTAACGGTAATTGTACATGAGCTTGTCCCGTTCGCTGGAATATCTGGAATACCATCGTAAGGCTGGTATGAATCAATAGCATCTGTAGATATTTCAAATGTAGCCACAGCTAACCACTCAGTTCTCGAAACTTCCCCAGCATATATCGGGCAATCATAATGAGCTTTCCCCATAGTCAATGTATAATCATCTGCTGTAAGATATTCTGGATTCTCGTCATCCATATTTATAGGGGTGTTCTCAAAAGCATTTCGAACAGCAGTCTCATCAATACGGGCAAAATCCCACTCAGTTTCTTCCCCCGTACCCCTGAGAATAGTGTTAATGTCATCTGCCGGGAGCCATTTATCAGGAGGAGCTGAATCGAACACGACATTACATATCCCCGGAACCGCTCCTTCAGCAGATACGAATAAACAATCTTTAACAGGGTTGCTCCATGTACAGTTGGTAAACAAAGCATATGAAAAATCAACATGCTCAATCATAGCATCGCCAGCAGTATTTTGGAAAACGCAATTAGTAAACGTTGACCCGCGCTCATCCCGATAAAACCCACCATCTGTCAAATCTGAAGTAAGGTCGTCAATTGTCAAAGTTACATCACTATAATTATTCATATACTAATCCTCTATTGGGTCTCTATGGAGGACAGGGTCTCTGCGGCTCCGGCTGACATCCTCACATAAGAATTCTGCTTAACCACTGCCTGAGTACCACCCCAATTCATTAGAATATCCGGGTAAAACCAACCCTCTACATCTCCACACTCGTACATCAACCATACATGCATTGGGAAAAAATAATAGTATGATGTGCTCAATGTACCTATCTGTGTGTGAAAAGTTACCGTGCCAGTGACTCCCGCAGTGCTATCGTTTCCAGAAGACCGCACCCATATATCTTGCCCGGTCAAAGCATTAAGCCCCCAACTCTTATAACCACCAACCGATGCTGTCGTCCTATAAGCTCCTGGGCCACCAAAATAATCACTGCCGACCGAAACATCAAGGTTATGCTCCTCAGTAAACCCATAAATACCCCCAAAACTGTCTGTTTCCATGCTCGGAAAGTTAAACCTGAGCTGAATGATTCCTGTTGAGGTTCCCGGCCTACCTACTACGAGAATAAAATACTCTATAATATAGGTTACTCCGGCCTCTACCCTGACTCCCAACCGATTTCCCGTATTTCCTACCGACGTCCAAGAATTGTCACTTAGACCAAAATCAGTGCGCAGGACATTCCCCCTGAATCTAAGCGGGCTCCATGAAATACTCCCAACACTCTCACTTGCATATGCAGATGAGCTCATCCTGAGATTATTGCGAAACCGGTCATAAGAAGGGCTATAATAATAAGGAGCTACATAAGTATCTGCATAAGAAGTAACTCCTCCCGTATCAACATAAAAAGTCCCATCACAAGTAACTTCACGCCACCTTACGGTATTATACAAATACATATTTCCTGTGACGTACACACGGCTACAGGAACCTTGCGGTCCCGGCTGATAATAATCTCCGTCTACAAGTCCATGAGATACATCGCAAAATGTTCCCAGTTGGATTTCATACGTAAACTCACCAGAACCAGAAGACATATAAAAATCATGTAGACCGACCCACGTCGAACCGTAAATACGTCCACAGCTATTTACCATCTTTACTCCACGTGCAGACGCGTACGCACCAAGATTAAGAGTCGCTATATTACTGCATACGATATTAGATACTTGAGCACCTTGTCCCATCTGCACTTGATAAGAAGACGATATATTCAAAAACGTACAATTGCTAACATTAATCGGATATGATATCGAACTGCCAAAAATTGCTGAATTACAACTATCATTTCCATCTATCCTAATATTATCGTAAACCACGCCATAGCCTGACGGCGTTCCAAAACTGCATACGTACTCGCTAGGCGTCCCGGAAGCAAGTTCAGTAATATTAATATTTCTAAAAATACATCCGTTTCCTGGAGCTGTTATAGTTACACATGTCCCACCACCAGAAGCACAGTTAAATTCTTTAATTGTAACATCTTGTATGGAAATTTCCTCATAAGCAACTCCGCTATAAATAGCATTATATGTATAATCATTACCATCAATAATAACATTATGTATCTTTGTTCTCGCTCCATTTATCGAGATTACTTTTGATTTGGTACTTCCGGTAAGAATAATAGTACAATCAATTAAAGCTGAGTCAGCCGCCATAGTTATTTTATTAGTATCCGACGTCGGGGTAAAATATAGCTCTAATCCCCTAACTACACATCCAGCACTCAGGGCAAGAGTATTATTTCCCATAACAAGTCTTGAAACATGATTAGGGGTACCTGACGGACCATTGCCGACTAGCGCAACATCTTGAGGAAGGGTAACATTCCCCGACTCAGTAGTACTCCCTATGACAGACCACACTGAACCAGCTTGACTGGGACTTCCGGAAACGGCTGCTCCTACTGTAGAAAAATCGCCGTTCCCTCCGGCATCAATCAAAGTGTCCCAATCGCCCTGATGCTTATGGAGTGTAACTTTACTTCCATCAGTAAGGGAATCTAACTCTGCTCCGGTTGCTGATGTATCTGAATGCGATGCTATCGTATGAGATGGAGCAGAATGTGAATGCAATGCATCAGCATTACCACCACCAGTCAACGTATTAAGCTCCGCTCCAGTTGCAGTTGTATCGCTATGAGACGCTATTGTATGAGATTCTGCGTGTCTCGCTGCGGTATTAGCGGAAACGTTGGTATTATTAGACACTTCAGTATCAAAATCAGATATTTGAGAAGCTGTACCTATAGTTCCGGAATGGTTTGCAGACCCGTGACTCGAAGGAGCTGCTCCTACGTCAGCAGCATCTAAGCTGTGTGGATTTCCCGTAGTTACTTGGCTGTGATTATATGCGGTAGACAGGTTGGTGCGCTCTCCGGACGTAATTATTTGTCCAGAACCGGCACTAGAAACATCATCAAGCTCAGTTACGTTATGTCCAGATAAATCTAAACTAACTGGGACAAGTTGCGTCCACACAGCAGCTCCGGTAGAATTATCTACACACACCCATAATGAATCAGTAGATTCCTGTATCCAAAAATCTCCGCGCTCATATCCATCATCAACATCATAAGCAGACGAAGGTGTTCCAGAAGCATCTCTATGAACTCGTGAATTCCATTTAGTATGTATTCCTCCATCTGTTTCCGAACCGAATACTTTAACATCGATGAAAACATTTCTATCGTCGGTACTCCCTTCACCTATAGTAAGGTCACCTTCGATAGTCCCAAAGGCATAAACATTGTCAGCACCGCTTAAACTACAGTCACCAGCGCAGTGAAAATTACTTATAACATTTCTTTGCCCACTAGGATTGCGAATATCCCAAGAACCGGAAACTGTATTCGATATTGATATGTTTGATATGTTACATCTCCACGACCCTATATACATACCATAACCGCTAGTAGTCCCGTCGCCGCATCCCCGAGCAACTATATTAGAGCCTTGAACTGCTCCGGAGAAATAAAACCCTCTATCACAATCATAAGCTGTTACGTTACTTAAAGCGCATCTTCCAGAAGTTACTTGCATTCCGATAAAACACTGCGTGAAACTGCAATCTGAAACGCTCATTGCTCCTTCTATATCGCTGTAAATATACAGCCCTACATTTACATTACTTCCGCCGTTGATATGCAAATGCTCTACAGAACAAGGTTTAGTTGCGGTATTTCCTGATAAGTATACTGCATCGTTAGCGGACGAGGCAGTAGCAAAATCTTCCATCGTAATTCTTTGTATGGTTGAGCCGCCTACATTCGGAGATAGTAAATATACCCCTCGACCGTAATCAGTATCTACTCCAGATATATAAATATCTCTCAAACTGAAATTCTCTGCTCCGTTACATTCAAGAGCATTATATAAGTAATTGTTTCCAAGTATCCGCGTATTACTGATAATACACCCGGAGTTGAAATATATCCCTTGGCTACCGACGGTTCCGGAATAGTCAAGAACACAGTTTTCGAATATAGTATCTATAGATAATGTTATTTTATTGGAATCTGAATTTGGAGTTATATCAAAATATATTCCATCAATCCTTGAACCAGCACCTCCTTGGAATGAATAACTCCCTAAAACAACTCTAACAGGTTGGTTGCTATCGCGCTGGCTGGCTAAAGCAAACATAGTAACTCCTGCCTGGAGCGTTATATTACTAGTTTCAGTATACGTTCCGGGAGCTAACGCTATAACATCTCCTTGGGCAGGAGAGTCTGCTACATATGCTGATATAGAAGTATAATTTCCTCCTGAAGGCGCGATGAGATAATCATACGGCATCTGATGTTCATGCAAAGCAGATTTACTTCCATCAGTCAACTCTTCCAGTTCAGCCCCGGTAACATCGGTGGCTCCGTCAGCTCCCGACACGTCAGAATAATCAAGACTATGCGGATTACCTGTCGTCTGCTGAGTATGTTCTACAACTGCTTTACCGCCCATCTGGACGTTGGCGTTGTTAATTGCTACATATAATTTTTCATCATCGGTGTCATCAGTAACTATCGGTCTACCATCGGCACCAGTAGCGGATGGAATACTTGCTTCCGCTCCGTATAAAAATCTAATCGGGACTTCTTCAGCCATTCTCTATATCCTCCGTGCAATCACCTGCAATTTTGGGAGGGGAGGCTCATTCCTCCCCTCCCTATGATTGCTCGTTTTAGAAGGTTCCTCCTGCCACCGGACCCCATTTAATTCCGAGAGTTTCCCCGGAATCAGCAATCAGAACATAATTGTCTGTCCCGGCTGCAAGAATTCCAGGGGTATCATCAGCAGACGCTCCAATAAGTTCACCCTTCCCGGAAAAGGATGTTCCCATAATAGCACCAGCCGCAGCAACATTGGTCGCATCAGTCACATCGGCACTGTCTTCAATCCCATCCAGTTTACTTGCGTAAGTGGAGGTCATGTAACCATTCTGTCCAGATGTAGCGGCTTGTGTCGCAACAGTATGCTGAGCATTGGTCAAATGGTAACGCTCTGATGCAGTTCCGCCCTGAATGTTAGCCATATCATTGTGGTTCTCAGTAGCAGCGCGTTTCACCCATGCGGACCCATTGTATACGCGAGTCTCATTGGTATCCTCTACCCACGCAGCCCAACCTTCATTCGGCGTATAGGCATCCCAAGTAGACCCGTTGAACTCAACGAGGTCTCCGGCAGAAGCACCGTCCCAGTTCGCATGAGGAGCACCGCCGTCGCCGGCGAGGATGAAACGATTTCCAGTAGTTTCACTCGGAGGAGCGACTGTATTGTCGGTAATATAACTGAGGACAGAGTCCTGCCAGTCGAGTCCGTCAATAGCTGACTGAATCTCGGAGTCAATTTTCGATGCTGACCAGAGGTCGGCAGAAGTATCACCAGAGTCATTCAGCTTGTAACTCGCGTCAGTCGGAAGTCCATTCGCATCCGCTTCAAGCAGATTACCGGTCGTCGCGGTACCCGTATGGTCGGATGCACTGTCAATCGCATGCTGGCGAGTGTGTAAGTCCGAGTGGTCATACGTACTTTCGTGCGAAGTCACGGCTCCAGCATCTTCATAATCAGAATCACTCTTCCCCGAATCTTTAGGCAGACCATTCGAGTCAAAAGATACGAAATTGTCCTCAGTAGCTCCTGACACTCCGTCGTGGTCAGAAGTACTGTCAATCGCGTGGTCACGATTGTGGTGGTCATCAGCTCCTACGCCACCAAGGTCATCGTGCTGCAATACTGCGGACTCCCAACTGTCACCGTCACCGCGAAGAACATTACCATCAGTCGGAGTCGCAACTCCAACATCAGTAAGGTCACTCAACTGCTGAGCACCAGTGGAAATCGTCTCCCAGGTCGAACCGTTCGAAATGTACAGCGTATCGCTGGACGTGTCAAAAATCAACAGACCGCTGGCAGCTCCGAACGCATCGGCAGCACTGTCAGTCGGTGTCGAACCTGTGGACTGGGTCTTAACTGCTCCACGGAGAAAGTTAAGGTTCCCGGAACTAGGCGCATCGGTAGAATGCGCAACAACAATTGCGTTTAGGTCAGTCAAAAAATAAGGCTGACCTATTTCGGATGCATCACTTACTGAATCAAATCCGGAACGCGTACCGTAATAAAATCTAATCGGAACAGCTTCAGCCATAGCTATATCTCCTTAAACAATATGGCCTTTATTAAAAAGTGCCTCCATAAATTATCATGTCAGCAGGCGGCGTACCAATATGGTCCCGAACAATCGGAGTATATCCAAACTTGGTAATCTCCACCTTAATCAATCCTTCAAACTCTATCCAAAACTGAAAATACCCATTAGCATCGGTCTTCAAACCTGCGCCAGGAGGACTGGGCCAAAATGGTGTTCCCCCTGTCTTCGTAGCATACATGGGTATCGCAGTAGTAGTCCCTGCTTCATAACATTTAACGTCAGCGACGTCGAGCATAACCATCTCGCTGCTAGTACCTTTATAGAACGCGGTACCTTGAATCTTCTTTCGTGTTAATGCCATTAGCTTACTCCCAACGAACTGACAACTTCCGTCATACCGGTCTCTTCTCCTTCAACATCGGTTATAACATCCCACCACAACTCACTCTCGAAAGTTCCGTGATAGATATCCCCTTCACCGGTACTATCAGCGATGCTTTCCTGCACAACAACGTCAGTTTCATCCGGACTGGAACTATACGTCGCACTTACAACGGTATAATATCCGTTAACTCCGGCAGTCGGTGCATTTCTAACTTCAATCACATGACCGACTCCTATAATACTACTATAGTCGCCACTGACCTTTATCGTCTTCGTGGACGCAACGGTGCTAATTATGTTGATAATTCTGAGATAATATGCGAACGCGCTTCGCGCGGTATAACTGTTTGTAACATTAATTGGCGTAGGCCCGTACGCTATCTCGCCTTCACTAAACGTATCGGGCGGCCCCGGTATAGATTCGACTGTCCCTATAAATGAAACTGGTCCTGGATTCAATCCGGGAGACACCCACGCCACAGTGTAAATTCCGTTCTGCGACGGATTCGACGTTATCCCGGAGATTGTAAACTTATCACCCGGACTTAAATCATTCGCTGCATCATACCCGTCTATTTCGAACTTCGGGCCTCCATAATCACTATAATTCACTTGCCACTTACTAAATGAAGCGTACGACATATAATATTGCGACGAATCAAAACCTACCCCGATTTCTTCAGTATCATCACTAATAATAGTATCGAGGTCAATGTCTTCAATTTCAAGGTTGATATCTTCCTCAACGGCTGTCGGTAACAACGTCACGAACCCGGTCGTACATACTGGGCTAAAGTTATCCATTACGCGCTCAATCTTCGCAAGCACGATAGCACTTACTGTATCCGTATCAGAAACAAATAAACGAAGCTCAAATGTATAAGGATTGAATACTTCACTCCATGAACGAGGATTGACAATCTTATACGGGTCATATACTCCGAACTCATCCAAGTACAAATCCGGATAATCGGTAATTGTCCGAGCACTCAATCGCTCCGTATTATTTGAGCACAGTAAGAAATCCTTATATTCGATAAGTTCTATCTGCTTAACGCTTGTAATCAATCGAGCTGCTGCGGTAAATCCGAGCGGCGTTCCTTTTATCTTATATAGCCCGACGGCATCAAGAATCTCACGCCGCTGCCTATCAACGCTAAACTCTGTATTCAAACTCAGTCCGATAAGAGCTGCTATATAAGGAAGAACTCCATCAGTCGATTTCTCAGGGTTCCTCATATTATTGAACATCAAATCAATCATACCCTTGACGTCATCAAGCTCGAACCCGATAAGTTTGAAGAATCTCTGAAGCTGTCCTCTGGCAGTCTCGCCGTCCTCGGTTATATTATATGTCTCCCCTAAAGCTTCAGTCTCTTCGAGAACAGTCGCTACAGCATCAGGTCCCTGCTCGTCCTTAACCTGCTCGTTAAGCGGCATCTGACCCCACAACTTCTGTGGAAAATAGTTCCCCTGGTATGTAATAGCTGACTTCTGTACTCTGCGTCCCGAAATCCATCCGCCGTTTACTTCAGAAAAGCATGTATAAAAGTACGGGACAAACGGCTCAACATTCAAGTCAGAATGGTAATATTCCCCCTCCTGCATAATATCATCTTCAAGGATAATATCTCCATCATTCTCATTCACGGGAAAAGTATACGCTCTTCTGACTACTCTTAATTTAGTTACATCTTTTGCAAGAGGTATCTGATATGTTATCTTAATCTGCGGCTGCTCTCCGGCACGCTCGACTTCAAATACTTCCGCGAACCAATCGTCAGGATAATGCAGACGAAGCGTCGGTCCACTCGGCACTAAGTCAATCTTAAGATGACCGTACGTGATGAACTCTTCGATTATGCCGTTGTCGTAATCCGAATGCGGCGTAACCGTTAAGCCTATGTCACCAACATATGTTATTATCGCCATATTTTATCCACAAGGTCCAGACGTTCTTCCGCCTTCTTCGGGTATAATTACTTCGAGTTCGATATCCCCTTCGACAGGTATCTCAGCTCCCGTAGTAGATATATTCCCGATTTTAGGCGAAGTTACAAAACTAAACTCGTCTCCCTGAGCAGCATCCTGCTCACCGGAGTTAACAACAAAAGAAATCTCTTCATTATCAGAACTATATGGAACATCGATAGTCCCATTCGCATGGTCTCCGGTTTCAGAGCCGGTCACTTTGAACTCGTCTTTATTGATAAACGTACAGGTAAAAGTCTCGTCAACAGAATCTTTTCCGACTTCAAACCCCGTAACTGTCCAACCGCCGCTATTAATCCGATAAGTAGGATTCGGCTTGCGTGTTATTTCTGTAAGGTCAACGTGGTCAACTCCCTCAACCCCGTCGAGCATCGCCATAACATCACTAAGATAAACAGGCTGAGTCAAGTCAGCATTAACGCGCGTTTCTTCAAAATAAAGTTCAATAGCATCAGCAAGATTATTTTCAACATCCTCCTGGAGATAGTTGACATAACCGTACACACTCCCCTTCATATTGATTTCGACATCGTCAGCACGCTGTATTACTACTGAGGTGCATACCATGCGTTTTTCCTCAATCTCATTGAGTATGCGCTGCTCAAGCTCGCTTGATAACGGTCCGCCACCTTCGGGATAGACTGCAAGTGTTATGGCGCAGAATCCGCAAGATTCTATCTGCCCGCCTTGAATGACGGCGCAACGTGATACTCCCGGCACAGATTCACATATAGTCTTAAAGTCTTCGGCAGTAACGGCACGATACAGCGTACGTAAACTCTGTGGTCCTTTTCTTCGGGCCTCGTCAATAGATTCCTCGTCAGCTCCCCCGGACGCTTGTAACGGATTGGTGCATCCCGCGACTACTTTCGTATTGTAATCGATTACCCAATATATAGATTGAGGGGTGTTGATATTAACTATGGTATGCGCTCCGACATTCCCCTCTTCCCCGCCACCTACTCGATAAGTGGCTCTGACAACATTCCCGGCATTGAGCTGCTTCCCTTGTATGTTGTTTCCGAATTCGAGGTCTACATTTCCGTCAGCATCCGTATACAGCACAGTATTCTTATCGTCAAAATCTGCCTCGAGCCATGATTGTATAATAGGCCACTCATTAAAACCACCGCCTTCATCAACATAACTTTTTGTTGAATCCTGAATAATCCCCGTTTCCGGTATCCTAAAACGTAAAAACGCTTCGCTCTGAGATACTGCTGGAAACGTGTAAACTTTTGAAAGTCCTTCTTCCGCGCTAACACTATAAACATAGTCACCGACACTAACGGAATCGGGAGGAGTAACATTAAGTAATTCCCAATTACCGGTATTATTGACACGATAATACGCATCCTCGGCTACAACAAAATAAACAGTGTTTACTTCAAGCGAATCCTCTGCATCAGGTAAAGACGTATCAGTCGGAAGGTCATTATATTCCTGAACGACGGCTGCGATAGATTCATTGCCAAGCGTCCCGGCGCGAATAATGAGGTCATCGAGCGTCTCAAACAAGATACCCGTATCCCCTTCGAACAACGGATTCGTAAGCAACTGCGTCCCCTGCGCTACAACGGTATCTTCAGTCTGAACTGAAGCGAGTGCGAACACCATATCAACAGTAGCAGCAGACGGCCTGCTCATCTGATAATCAATCAAGTTCAATATGTTTATAGCAGATTCCCGCTTAATCAGCGTAGGCAGGTACGACTCATTATGAACACGGTCAATGTAATAATGAAGTACATCACCCATCATCGAGAAAAGACGAATTAGCGCAATACCGAAATCATTCTCGTTATGCTGAGTCCATTCTGGCAGGAAAAATGGGATAGTCGCTATCATATCATCTTTGATAGCTTCAAAATCCCTGCTAGAATAATCTATCGTGGGAATACGTCCCCTTGTTACCATACTAAGCCTCCTGCGGCAGATAGAACGGATACACCATTGAAGTAGGCTGATGTGTCTGTAATATAAAAAAGTCGATGCCTATCTCAAGGATTCCTTCCTTGTACCTACCTCTATTTACTGTAACTGAAATAACTTGTACTCGCGGCTCCCAGCGCTCGAGCGATTCAATAATAAAATGCTGTAACAATGAATCGTTAGAAGGGTCATTAATCGTGAATACCAAGTCATAGATACTGCTACCAAAATCCCGCGTCCCCGGATACTCGCCGAAGCTTACGTCAAGAATATGAACAATACTCTGAACGATATTTGTATCGCCCTCAGTACTATTCACTCCCCCATTATTGGGGTTGATGCTGAAAGGATATTGAAAACCCCTTCCAATTACATCATTCGACGGTAATTGCCCGTTCCCGTTGGACATTCTGCGGTCCTCTCTTCTTAATTATTAAATGAAGTACGTGATTTATCTTAGAAAACGATGCGATATCATCGCGCATCTCACGTAACTTTGATTTCAATGCATACTTTTCTTTCAAAAGCTCATCAGGTTTTAAGTCAGCTATCTTCTGACGAAGATTATCTTCAGCAAGACTGAAGAACTTCTTTATCAGAACAATCTCGATAGCATAATTCTTATTGCCATCCATAAACTCCTGAAGCTTTCCGGCAAAATCGGCAAGACGATTAGCTTTATTACTTAACATCTCGCGTTTAGAATTAACTTTGTTGATTTCGGCAATAACTTCTTTGAGTCTCGTCTCCACCGATTCCTTCACAGCGGGTGCGACAGTCATACTCGATTCCGAAACCATCTGTACGAACGCGTCTTTATCGGCACTGCCGAGCTGCTCGTAAAATGTTCTTAGTCCGTCCATCATTGACCTTTCTCTACGCTCCTATTCCTGGATATACTTTAGGCTCTGGTGATTTCCATTTTGGAATGGGCTTTGCAAACTTCTCAAAAGCAGCCATCTTAGCTGCGTTCTGGTTCTGAACATCCGATGCCCACTTACCCATGAACGAATCACTCAATCCACCTTCAGTGGTTCCGACCGCCCATTCCTTCCACTTCTTCAAGTGTTCGGCTAGAGGACTCGATTCGATAGCATCACATATTGCTTGTATACATTTAATAATAGATTCCATTACTTTAATAAATCCGTATATCTGCGCTTTAAGAACATTGGCACTCTGGTTAATTTTATCAACGGCATTCGTAAGTCTCTTAAATGCTTTGCTCTCACGAACAGAGTTAAGCAGTCCGTTTATGTCCGCCTGCATACTCGATGTTAACGTATTAAGCGTACCATCAATAAAATTCGCGAGATTATCCTTTGGAAGAACTGACATAACAAACGGGCACGCTGCTGCAAGGTCACCAAACGCATCAGTAAATTTCGGTGTCGGAGGAAAGTTCGGCACCTTTACTGAAAAATTCTGAACTGCGTTCATTCCCTGATTCATCTTATTCTGTCCTGCGTTTATGTAATAAGCTATCTCTTGACAAAAATAGTTCATCTTCTTAAACAAATCCAAAAGAATATTACACGCCTCATGAGCAGCATCTCGTAAACTCCGGTCTTCAGGAACGTTTCCTGGAATCTCCGGCGGAGGCGAAGCAGCCGGCTGAGGTCCAGTAGCATCCGGGTCAGGAGTCTCTGGCGTGGAATCCCTCGGGTCTTCCGGAGTTTCCGAATACCCCAGTTCGGTAGAGAACTGGTCACGTAAATCAGATGATGAGTATGACGGTACTAACATCTATGACTCCAAATCATAAGCATCAACAATAGAATCGTAATATTCTTTCTTAGAAAGAACATCCGCACGTTTATTAAAAATTTCATCATATGTCTGGCAAATCTGAACAACTTCTGCTCGAGTCCCATCAGGATTATACCGAGTTTCAACAATCACTCCGTCGTCAAACTCAAACTCCTGCGGATTCTCGCGAATCTGCCACGCCCCATTAAATACGATATCCCACTTATCGTCATTCCATGCGTCTGCAATCGCTTGCAAAAATTCACTAACTGTCGAATACCCCGATGGGGCGGAACAGCTCCAGTTACTCCCGGACGTAATAGCGCTCGTGGCATCTTTTGTATACATATACAACTTTCCTGTCTTATCGACAGAAGAGTCAGGCAAATCAACATCCATATCTGATAATATGGCCGATTCGAATTCCGGATTCCATCCGTTAGTAACTACCCGCCAGTAATCAATATTCTCCATATACGGAACAACGTACGGGTCATCACTAAGATAGTCCGGGTCAAACGTCTCTCTGACAGACGGGTCGGGAAAATAAATATCAGTAAGCTTCAGCATCCGGTATCCAATCCGGGCACTATCCGTATTATCACGAACAAAAGTCTTCGGGATTCCCGAAGCAGGCGGGTGGTCACCAGGATACGTCCAATGAATCAAACTGTAATCAGTCTTATACTCAATCTCTACTTTAGCTGGTATTGTTGGAATAGGAGGATAGGGCGCGTTCCAATCCTTAACTACCACTTCGTATGCTGATACAGACTCAATAAACGGAGTCACGTCAACATCATCAATCTCAAGAAGAGTAATATTCGCAGCACTTGCTCCGAGTATGGGCCAATACGTCTTAATACGCATGCGCTCTACGTGAGGAGGAGTAGGGGGTGTCGGGCTAGTAAAAAATGACCATACGGCTTCATACCCAGTCTCAGCAGGAGGCTGGTTCGGAGAATCGTCAAATATCTGCGCACCAGTCCACTGGTGATATTCGCGTATCTGTGCGCTATTATACATCGCCTCGGTTTTACTTTGAAAATCATCCATAATATCGAATCCATCCTGCATCGTCTGACGATTCGAATCATCTTCAATAATAACTCCCTGTAAATCCTGCTCCGTATTCTTGAGTGTTTTCTCAAACTGCGGAAGTATCATAAGTTTATATAATTCAGACGCGGGGTCAGCCGGGTCACCACTAACGAGATAATTATAACGCAAATCTCCGACAGTAACGAGATAACCATCACCATTAGCCTCAATAAGCTGATTAATAGCGTTCTCAAGCGCAGCCCCCTGGTCAACGTACATATACTCCTGGTCAAGGTCGGGATAACGAAGTACGTCTCCCTCTTCAGGGTCAACAGAATGTACGATAGCCATTAACTGCTCAATAGCTGTGACATATTCTGTAGCAGTAGTCGGGGGCGTGATTCCCTCCTCGTTCATGAAATATTCTTGAATCGTTCTTATTACTCCGCCGGCTACCCACTCTATCTCGGTATGCGTATCTGCATTATTCGGCAAATAATATCCGCGAGCATCCCCAAGAACTTCATGGAATTTTACTCCGCTGTGATATAACCACTTGCTCGTGCTAACAATCTCGAACCCGAGATTCTTAAACCACTCCTCGAGTATCGTTACATCAGATGAGCCGGTAAATGAATCCTTAAAATCCTGCTCAATAAAATTCTCATATATAGATTTATTTTCAAAATATATCCAAGCAGCTCCATCAGAATAATAACCGCCGCTTAAAATCGTCGGAAGCATCTCTTCCAGAACTACCCACATCTCATCAGGAGTAACAAGTGTCGGGTCCGGCAAATCCCCATACGTATCAACAGTACGCTCCTCTACCCCAACAATATTGTTGAGATTCACAGCGAACAACTGCGTATCAGCAGTCACTCCACGCATCCCATCAACCAACCCGAGCTGCTGAATAAACTCAGTCTGGTCTAAGAATTTTGCTTTCTGTGTTTCGTTAAGTGCCATACCTACCCTACATATGCTTATTGCCCTGCGAATCCATAAGAGTCGCACGCAAATGTTTAACAACGGCTTTAGCAATAGCCTTAGCCAGTTTCAGCCGATACTTGGCGACATCTTTTCCGCCACCGCCCATCTCCTTATTCAGGGCATCGTTTATCTCCGCAGCAAGCTGCGCTTCGTTCATCGGCATTAGTTACTACATCCTACTTTAGAAGAACCTTCAGGATGAGGCGACCCCGTGTACGGACAGATACTCTGCGTCGTAACAACATTTCCGTACGGCCCTCCACCGCCATCCCAAGTGAAATCATTTGCAACGGCAACAAAAGAACCATCAGCCTCAACCCTGAAATCTCCGCCAACGCGGATTGTCAAGCTTCCATCAATATCAACAACACTGTCCCCGGAGGCTGCTATGGACAGCAAATCCTCTATCATGACTTTCAACGCTCCCCCGATATGCACAGAAGCGTCCTCAGACACTACAGAATAGCTTGAGAGCGACTTTTGTACAACTTTCCCATCAGGGTGTATCTCAAAAAAAGTCCCTGTAGGATGGAATACGTGGAACCTGGGGCCATCCTCATTACTCTCATCTATCTCTACGATTAGTCCTGACGGGAACTTTATGGAGCGCACCTTGGGATATACTCCCTGATACGGGTTCTCCGGCTCATCTACTTTCCCGGTATTCCCCGGATTTATGCTATCACTTCCCTTAACCCCGCTCATCGCGCTATCTTCTTCCCCGATTACGCGAGAATGGTACTTGTACAGCGCATCATCCCCTTTACCAAACCATACTCCGGAGTAAAGAGGTCTCTCGACATTCCCGGCTTCAAATTCAATATAAACTACAGTATCAATAGCCGGAACCCCAAAAAAATCTATGGGGAAGCAGGGGTACGCCCAAGGAAGCAACTCCTCTCCCATAATAGAGGGGACCTGTGCCCTGATACGTCCTAACTGCTCCGGGTCCTCAACTTCACGCACAATACCCCGGTATTTCCCCAGGTATTCGCGGTCTTTGTAAGGAATTCCTTCGCTCATGCTACCAGCACCTCTCCAGCACTTCCGCTGCTGCTTAATGTGTCATCTTTATTCATTCCGGTCTCGGCATTCGTACGCTTCTTCTCAGCTTCCGTCGCACTCGCTGTCCAAGTCCGAGTTACGTCAAAATATATCTTATACCCGCCACCGACATAATCGTGCACCACTTTGGTCATAAGGTATTCCCCGCTCCATCTTCCAATTCCGAGCAGGTTTATCGTATCGCCGGCATTAAGATTCTGCAAACCTATACAAGCTCCGGTTCCGCTTAGTATCCATCTGGATACTTTTGCGCGAGCATCAACATAAGCTTGATAACGTTCTTTTGTCTGACTATGTCCCTGATTTACAAGGAACCCATATGGGCTCTGCTGATTAACCTGCATCAGCTTATCCCACATATCGACATTATCAAATTTTGATGATGTCGTTTCAGATATCTCATCTTGAAGGTCACTCCCTTCCACCTGAAAATATTCATGAGTAATCGGGTCCATCTGAGATGCAGCATACTGTTTTGCACGATAATCACGAAGAGTATCGACAGAAAATCCTGAAAGTGTTGACTGCTCCCCTTGACGATAACGAAGATTAACTTCTGAAAATGTGTACTTCGGCGCATGGAAATGAAGTGTACTAAATTTAACATACACGACATAACCGTAAAGACGGGCGCGCTTAATGAGAAAGTTCATATCACTTTCGTTAGCCTGAGTAATCTGATTAAACTGCTCATCAGTCTCATCTATAACTGCTTCGAATCCATATGAATCCGCTATCTCCTGAGCTATGTCGCTATCTTTCATGTCATTCCATATGCGACGTTTCTCCGGAAAACTCAGTAAAACTTCTTCGCCCCACCCTTCAATAATTACTTGAGGCTTCTCGCTAAATATCATCTTTGCAGGTCGAGTATAAAATGTCCCGACTTTTGATTCAATTCCGGCTTCTGGATATCCGACATATACTTTGAGCTTTTTATCGGCATCCCACAGCGGTTCGTTCGTGAAGCGCCCATCTTCATTATTAAATACAACACGTGCAATAGGAATCTTATCACACGTATCTTCAACGTAGACACTTTCAATAAATTCGGTGTAGTGATGCTTCTCCATATCCTGTCCCTCGAGTTCAACAATGAACTGCGGGTTAGCTCGAGAAGGAGGCTGGTTTACTCCTGACTTCTTCTCAGGCGATTGGGCAGCATCAGTCGAAATTCTCGACTGCTGAGTAGTGGGGATAGATTCCCCGGTATACTCTATACTACATACTTCATACTGTTCGTCTACCAATTTTTGCAAACTCCTGCTGTTCTGGAATATAGATTTCTCCCTCCCCCATCTCGAGGGGAAAAAGAACCTCGTTTATATCGGCAATAAGCCACCACTTACGCTCATCTTTTCCATGCGAATGGGCTACCATGTCAATCATATCGCGTTCCCGGACAAACCGCACCTTCAACGGAGTAGAGATATCTGTACGCTTGACTGGAGTGCGTGAGTGTATAAACACTTTGACTGAACCATCAAGATGCTTAACACTCGTATACTTCAATCCGCGATATCTGCTATTTCCATATACCGGCATATAAAATCCTTAAATCGGTGATTCCAGGAACTCTTTAAGTTCTATATCTACATTAGCTCTCTTTATTATCCACGGGTTGTATGACCGCTGAACAAGAGGCGTTATATCAACTTTTGTAATAACACATGTGAACAGCTTCGGAGAACGGTGATGCTTCAGCCCATTGAATACTAAAATGGGCGGAGAATCCCATAATCCCGGTATAGTCATCGAACGCATGCGCAACCATTCGATACTTCCCTGCGTAGGTCTCATTCCACGAGTACTATTCGACGTTCCGCCGCGAACATGCCTGTCACCACGGCTTCCAAGCGCGTGAACACTCTTTTCAGGCGATACGTTATAACGAACTCCGTGAGTAAGAACATTCGGACCACGCCATCCGGCACGACCTGAAGCTTCCGGCATATTATCGCCAAGCGAAAAGTCATCAAAAAACAACGTCATCGTAACAATACGCTGACCGGTTCCGTCATACTGCGGACGAACACCTTCCCACTCACTTACTTCTTCCTCTTCATATTTAGTCTGGCGGGTATCGCTCCAAGTAGTCGGGTTATAGTGGAACAGCATTAAATCAGACGGGTCATCACGCTGGAATAACGCCATCTTATACGTATTGGCATTTAACGGTCTCGTCTTCTGCTCATCGTCTGCGCCGAACTTTTTCGGCATCGTAGCTTTACGAGGATAATCAGCCATTATTTCCAACTCCCAACACCAGGCGGTTTCCTATCACCTTCGGTATGTCTGCGAAGAAGGTCCTCACCCGAATACTGAAGAACAGTTTCATATATCTTACGTCCGTCAAGATTCAAAACAACAGGTATAACTACAGTCGGCATTGTAGAAGCTCCGCCTCCTGAAGCTGCGGCGGCTGCGGCGGCTGCTCCTCCTCCGCCTCCTCGCCCTACAGACATGTCATTATCAATACCGATACTCGCTACTGCGCTGGAGTCCCCGAGTCCTGATATCGGCGCCACGATATTTCCAGCAACAATATTCATTGACATATTAGCTGACATATCGCCACCACCTCCGAATATCGAACTGATTATCTTTCCAATCAATCCGAATATCCCGAATATGGATGTCAAAACTTTCAAAAATACTTTGAACAAATCAGTAACAATCTTCACTCCCTCGATAAGCTCAGGGAATAATGAATTTCCAAATAATAAATCGTATATCCACTTAAAAACTTTATACGCTAAGTATAGCGGAGCTAAAAATGGAAAAAACAAGAAGGCAACCTTTTTCAACGCCCAGCTAAGTTTTTCAAAAAGTCCGAGCAACCACTTAAATCCGGCAACTATCCATCCGAATAATATTTTTCCGAACCACAGTAAGAATTTACCAGCATACCATATAGCAGCTCCTACTATAAACAGTATCCCGGCTATAAGCAATATTATCGGAGCAAGCCCACTCGCCCACATAGCGGTAGCAAAATTCCACGTAGCAACTACGGCACTCCATACCATAGGAACGAGAGCTATCAATCCAGAGATAGCTGCTGCTATCGCTTTTGCCGCTAACCCTATAAGATTAAACTTCAAAATAGCAACAGCAGCTATGAGAGCAACAATCGGTTTAGCGAGTACTTCGAATGCTTTTATCAACCCCTTTGTCGGCTTCAAAAAATCTTTGGCTGCATCTATCCACTCATTAAATTTATCCACGGCGGGAGATACAAAATCTACTAAATCATTCCATAAATCGACAAACGGTGTCATCATATCAATCAGAACATTTATTATCCCCATAATCAATAGATTAAGAAGCTTAATAAGTATCCTGATAATATATACTGCTGCGACTATCGGGAAAAACAGTGCTCCGAGGAATACTCCGGCAACGATAGCGACAGCCTTAAACACTTGAGCAAGTATTGATACGAGCGACCTGAACATATGCACTAGTTTCTGAACAGCTAATCCAATGGTGCGCATCAAATCAAAAAACGGCTCCAGTACAACTTTTATCAGTCCCCATGCTTTATAAAATACGTACCCCAAGAACGCTACGGCAGCGGCTATCCCTAAAACTATCCAAGTTACAGGATTAGTAAGTAATGCCCACGTAAACTTCAGTACGGCTGCGGTAGCTCCCCATAAAGCAATAATCATTTTCTTAATAGCTACGCCCGCAGCAAATAACTGTGCTTTTCCAAACGCTATTGTCGCTGCTTCTCCAGCCACTAACCCCGGTATGTATTTGTTCCATATCAATAAAACGTTATTCCACTGCGCTGCCCACCACGCTTTTGACGCTACGGTATTCATCACTGTAGCAGTAAACAATCCCCAGTATTTAGCAATCAATGCTTGAGTAGAAAGTATGTGATACAGTAATGGAGTAATAAGAATCCAGAAAGCTAATGCTAACGCTCCTATGGCAGCTAAAACCCCGCCCTTTCCGAGTACTCTCATTAAAGACTGTGTCCACGATATTACTTGCTTTACAGCTCTAATGACTAGCTTAATAGCTGCAACGGCGGCAGTTATTGGGAAGAATATTACGGCAATCGCTTTCTGAAAATCAGTACTGTTCCCACTAACTACGTCGAGAATAGAATTCAATATTTTAATAGAAGCAATTAAAGCGAACACTACTCCGACTACCGATGCTATCGCAGCCCCCGCAAACCCGAACACCTGAGACAGTTTTGATAAAACTGCTGACCCTATCCTCCCCTGGGCAATCCAGTTCTGAGTAAAAGTCCCGAGCTTTCCGATATACTTTGTTACAAACGCAGTAACCTTACCCCACTGCTTTAACACTTTATTCCAAATACTCTGCCACCATACTACGGACATAATATTTGCTTTTAGTATAATGAGCTGCCCCCACAAATACTTAACTCCCTTTGAAGCTGCCGACCATGCTACTTTCCCGAAGGCAAGCATCTTTGCTCCAGCCCACTTAAGCAGATTTCCAAGTTCAGTAACAGCCTTCCCCTGCATTACCCATACTTTCCAGGTCATCCTCAGTTGCTTAGTAAACGCTGCATATACCGTGCCCATCTTCTCAGTAGTACGGACTAACAGTTTCTTAGCTAATGTCAATATTCCCATTTTATTAGCCATCATTGCAGCAGCCCAGCTTCCGCGATTCACAGCGCTCGCCCACTTAATAAGAAGTACTCTGGAAAGCATAAACAGCGTCAGTAGGGCAGATAACCCCGCCATTACTATTGTAATAACAGTTACTAACCCTGCGGTAAGTCCTACGAGCATCCATATGGGACGAGGAATCATAAGAAGTGCGGCAAAAAATGCTATGAAAACATTTATGACAGCTCTCAGCGGAGGAAGTAATGCGGAACCAACGATAATCGCAAGGTTCTTAATAGACCCTATTAAAATCATAATTTTAGCGTGTACTGACGTAGCTGTAATTGCATACTGCTCATTAAGTTCGGTCCCCTGGCGAAATGCGTTATTAGCAACGCCGACCTGCTTTTCAATATCGCGAACACGAGCAGTCAAACCCATGAATACACGAATAGCACGAGCAGCGTTCAGACCGAGTACCTCAATCGCAGGAGCAACTTCGCTCCTACTCAAGTTACCGAGTCGAGTCAACACTCTGACAAGAATTTCCATCGGTCGTGTCTGGAGCATTGTCGAATATACTTCCTGAGTTACTCCGATAAAATCTGCAAATGCTTTTTGGCGCTTGGACATCATCGTCATAAATTTAATCATCTGTGTAGCAGCAACGGTCGGCTGTTCACCGAGGTCCCTGATTACACCGGCAAGACCGATGACTTCAGGAGCAGTGAATCCCATCTGACGAGCCATACCACCCATCCTCATTGTGGTCTTAGCGAGGATGTCAGCAGTAGCAGTCGTAGTCGTCGCTACCTTAACCATAGCAGACGCAACTTTATCAGCATTCTTCGTCAGGTCCATCCCGAATACTTTTGAGATACGACCAATAGCGATAGCAGATTCAGCTTCAGACATCACTGTCGTTTTAGACAGCTTCGCGGCAGTAAGAGCACCTTGTTTCAATGCGTCCATTCCACGGACACCGAGACGAGCAAGTTCAACAGCAGTGTTTCCAAGTTCTGCTGCGGACATCGGTAAGGTAGCTGACATCTCAAGATACGCTTTAGACAGCGAGTTAATATCAGAGACGTGCATCCGGGTAATTCGGCGAAGGTCAGTCATTATGCGTTCCATCTCGATTGCTTCGCTAACGACCTTTCCCAATCCAACGGCAAGACCTGCCGCTGCGACAGACGCTACGGCAGAGACGGCTGTCGATAAACCCATTACGGCAGACTGTGCTTTAAGCGCGCTGACAGCAGTCATGCCGAGATATTTATTGGTGCGCAGGATATTCTCCAAACCTTTCGGTTTTTCAGCGAATACCCGAATGCCCATTCCAATTAAACCACGTACTGCCATTAGTTATCTACCTTTTACGTCCTCTTGCTCGTGCCGACCGTGCGGATGCTTCAGCTTTCCGCGCCTGCTCGTTCTTTTTATCTATCCGTTCCATCGCTTTATCCGCAAACCACTTCAACGTAGGAAGCGGCATATTGATACATTCCGCATACCCAAAGCGAAACTCGAGTGCAATAACTGCTATTCTTGAGTTTATCCAATCGTTGACTTTCCTTTCGTTCGAGCTTTGGGTCTCGAGAATAAAAAATCCGCGCCACTAACCTCCATTGTGACTTCCTGTCCACAACTCGGGCAATCGGCGCTATGAGAAGTCTCCACTCCCGGAAGATTCTCATTAATTCCATCAGTAAGTTCGTCAATGTACTTAACAGGAAGCCCGTCAAGCTGCTTCATGAGTTCTTTTCCATCGACTTTCTTCCCGTCAGAAGTTAATATCGTACGGGCGTACATCTGGTGCTGTGCTGCGATAGGATTGTTCTGCGCAAGCTTGGCAATAATCTTCTGGTCCTCACAGTTCGGAAGACGTACAGTACAATCCCAGTTTTCGGTTTTAACATTAAACTTCGCTTCGAAATCCTCGATTTTGAAATCATCGTCATCCATCGGAAAACATTCTATGTCTCCGATTTCAAGCGTACCGCCCCACGAATTCCCGCATGCGGGACATTTAAGGTCGAGGTCGATATGGTCACCGAGGGAAAGCTGACGTATCTTCAGAAGAAGATAGTCCGAGTCAGCCATGAGTAAACGTTTTGCCTCACGGCTCGGGGTAAAGGGATTACCACCCACAGAAACAACACATGCGTCCAGGACAGCATTTATAATCTTATATCCGTCCTTACGCATTTCAGGCTGCGCTACTTTTTTGCGCAGCCCACCAGTCATAGACTTAATGGTGCAGCTCTTTTCGAGCGACCCATCCTCATTGAGCACTCCACAGAGAAGCTCAATATCTACAGTGTCTTCATCAAACTTTGCCATGTTAATTCCCCTTCAAGAGAATAAGGTTGAGGGAGAGCCGCCTGACAAAACGACTCTCCCTGAAGTAACGGTCTTTTTACTTAGAAACTGTCGAGCTGCGCGAAGCTGGTCCTCTCGGAAACGACGGTCAGCGTGTGAATCAGAACTTCTGATGCACCTGCATCGAGGTCGCCTACTTCAACGGCAGAAGGCCATGCATTCTCAAGCTTATACGACAGTATAACAGCCTGGTCGATTTCACCCTGAACTCTGATGATGATATCCTCGCGAATATCTTCCATAGACAACGGAGAACCGGGTTCCCCTGCGTCCATGATTGTCTTCGCAGTCTCTCTCCATCCGAGGAGCGCTGCGGTAGCCTCGTCATCGCCGGCACCGCGCTCAAGCGTAACATCCCCGGAACTCGCCTGACCGACAAGTTTCCTCGGGTATGCAGCCATATTTCCCTCACGGTACTCAATGACCTCAGATTCATCAGAGAGACCGGATACCATAGAGAATCCAAAGGTACCGATGGCACCTATCTCTACTTCATATTTGTAGTTCCGTGAAACCTCTCTTTGTCCTATATTCGCCATACTATGACTCCTTCAATTAAACGGTCTCAGTGATAGACCCACCACCATCCCACAGACCGATTTTGAATACAACAAACTCGGCGGGTAGCGGCGGGTTAACGCCAATTTCACAGACGACTTTCCCCTGGTTGCGTACTTCTTCGGGATTGTTTTCTGCGTCACACTTAACGTAGAAAGCACGACCCATATCATCTGACGGGTAAAGCATACCCTCCTGCCACAGGCCACGGAGGAATTTTGTCACAACGTTGCGTATCTGTCCCCACAGTTTCGGGTCGCTGTTTTTGAAAACAGCCCACTGCGTTCCTTCAAAGACTGTAGCCTTGATGAAATTCAGCAGCCCGCGAACGTTCGTGTAATGACGTCCATCGGTAAGAGAGGTGAGAGTACGCACACCCCAAATACGAATACCGCGAGTTCCGAAGTCACGGATGCAGTTAATTCCGAGCGGGTTCAGGATGTCCTGCTCACCGTTCGATACATCGTATTCGAGACTCTTAGCGTTCGCAACAACAACATTCGCAGGAGCAACAGAAATATTCTGCTGTCCGGCTACACGAGCCCATATTCCCTGGAAAGCTCCGTCCGGAGATATGAGTTTATTTCCGCCGAGACCATCATCAATGTTGTACCACGGGTACAGAAGGATAGCATGACTGCTGTCCACATTGACAACCTGGCTCCTCCACTGCTTAATCTGAGTGGGATTATAGCCAGCCGGTCCAGCATAAATATAAGAAATGGTCCCGCGCTGAATCTCACAATAACGAACACCTTCCAGAATCACAGCTTCCGTCGTGACACCCGGAACTGAAAGCATGTTCACTTCGCGAACATCTTCCAGAAGACCCATGCCGGTCCGAGGAGCGGTCTGAGTCCCGATGTAGTCATCATTGCTCGGAGTTCCACCGGCATTTCCGCCAGCCATCGCTACAGCGCTTCCGTCATACGGCGATGCCATATTAAACGGAATGTTATCGCCGACACTCGAACCACCGCCAGTATAACTCAGCTCGACATACTGCGAGATATTCTGTGAACCGGTCGTAGCATTCACGATAGTCCCGTAGAATCGAGGACTCTGAGCACTTGCTGAAAGATTGTCAAGAGTATCTTCAATAACAACGCCGTTATTCGAAACGACAACACTGAACTCAAGTGATGCGACATACGGAGTCATGTCTGCACCCGGAGTTATCGAGGAATCGATTGTCACTATATTACCGTTGATAGCGGTAATTCTGCGAGTCCACTGATAGGCGGCGCCACCGACGCTATCCCAGTAAACAATGCTTACAGCATCACCGATTTCCAGCGCGCCGATGCTCTGAAGCGTAAGCTGCGTAACAGCCACGCCGTTGCTCAGAACACCGTTAACCCGAGTGGAAATCTTATGTGTCGTAGCACATACACCGGGGTAAGTCTGAGTCGTAACTCCGTTGACGGTGCCTGAGAAAGTAACGGCAGCGTGGTAAATCTTGTTTCCAACAATATCTACAACGTGAACCTCTACCCATGCAGCTCCGTCCCAAAAGTTGATGATGTCCCCAATCTCGACATTGGAAGCATCTACGAGGTCAACTTCAGTCCCCGTTGCGGATACGAGGTCATCTGACGGGTCAATCAGACACGTATACCGCGTAGTTGTAATTGTTGCTCCGTTCATCTCTGTACCGACGTACCTCGCGTCAGCGTCCATATCATCCAGAGATGCACTTGCAGCAAGTGCGCCGGTCCCTACGACGCGAATGACGTAACACCTGGTTCCGCCATTATCAAAAAACGCTTTGACAGCTTCATCGAGATTTCCACCGTCAGGTCCGAATGTGCTTTCATACTGGGCATAGTTGGTGACCAGTACAGCGACATTCGTAGGACCGCTAGGAGCAGTCCCTATGAAGGAACCGGTTCCCGTTCCAACTCCGAGGAGAGTCGGACGTCCACCGATTTCTTCAACGTAAACATCCGGATGTAATCTTTGCGCCATTACTTATCCTCCTTATCTTTAGGTTTACTACTTGATTTTTTTGCAGGTTTTTTTGACTCGCCACTCTCTTCTTTCTTATCTTCCTTATCTTCCTTAGCAGCTTTTGCATCCTCAATCGAAATTTCTTTACGGTCAAGGGCTGCTACAAGCTGTCTCGATGCAGCGTCATCGTTCTTCAAAGATACGCTTTCACCTGGAGCAAGATGTACGGCTCTGCGTCTACCGTTCTCGTCGAAAGAGTCTAAGTCATACGCTCTCAAATTTTTTGTGAGATTAGTAACTTGCTTCATATTGAGCACTCCTTTCTATTACAATTACGTTAATATCAATATCGGTAGCAAGCTTAGACTCTTTAACCGCTCCGATACTACGGTACCTCCCGAACCGTAGTGGAACGTCCACGACGGTAAGTTCATCAATAACTCTGGAAGGTGTCGTGACTTCATCATACCGCAAAGTCCACTTCAATCTTCTTCCAAGCCCTTCAGAATAAACTGAGCGTCGTTCAATGAGCCTACGTATCCCTTCCTCCATTCTAACAGCCTGCTCTGTACGATGAGCTTGGCATAAGAGGTCGAAACGAAATTCTGCCCAACGCTCCAGGTATGTTCGCGAAGAAAAGTCCCACCAGTTTATTTCAACTTTATCTTCATAGGGACCCCACTCTTCTTCATTAATAGTTGCTATAACAAGAGCAACTTCATCAGATAACTGGACAATAGGCTTCGTTTCAACATGAACTGGTGGCCTATGACCAAACTGGAATTCAACATATCCATCCTGCTCTGATGTAAATGTAATGTTTCCGTCAGAACTCCAATCAGAAACGACGTTGGTCGTTTTCTGCGGGTCGTCATCTATATTGTATGCTCTGACGTACTCGACAATCGTAGACGCCGGGACCGTATTCCCTTCAGGGTCAGTCCTGGTCGTATACGGAAGCCTATATGTATCGGCTCTATCTAATTCTTTGACGACACGGTCATCAAAATAATAGTAATTCTGTAGGTGCATAGATATTGAACGAATACTATCATCAAGAAAATTATCCCGGATACTTTCGACAAAATCAATAGCTATCCAGTTAAACTTAGGCTTAGTATCCAAATCAACCGGGTACATCTTAATCCACATCATTATATTACGCTCGCCGGGCGAAAGACTCTGTATCCCCTGATGGAATTTGTTCTCATTCATCCACTCAGGCTCATCGTAGTCGTCCCCAAGAAGCATGTGAATCCCAAGTCCTCCAACATAATCTCCGCCGCCACCCCTGGCTCCCCCGATAGTCACCCAACGCTGACCATTAAAATACTGCCAATGATTGCCTCCATCAGTAGATATCCTAAATCCTAATTTGCAATCACTTGCACTAACAGTTAACCCGAAAAAACTATCGATAAGCGACGCCCGTAATGAATAACTCTTGAAGTCAGCAGGGTAATACATACCTCCACGCGCGTAGTTTCCGTATACATCCGTCTTACGCAACGATATAAAACGGGATGAAGTATCAAGGTAGGCATCCCTACTTGACATCTCCCATCCATCAAATCTGTTTGCGCAAAAAACTAGACTAGCCATTAGAACGGTATAACCTCCGCAGCAGCACCATCAATTTCTTTTTCAGTCTCTTTCAAACCGACATCATAAATATATTGTATCGTTACTCGAGCAGTTTTATCCATGAAGGGTCTCGGCTTAACATAAAGAGCTTTACGCTTCTTCGTGTTCAGCTTTAATCCAGCATTGGCAAACAGCTCCTTCACAGTACTATCAATCGGAATAACAAATCCCGATTCAATTCTACGAGCTACGTCAGCATAGGATAATCCGCTATGCGGCGTCTTTACAGGAACGGGTGACCGCAATCTCGCAGAAAACCCGACCCACAAGCTGAAGTTTTTCCCTTTTCCGGTAGCTCCGACATCTATCCCGTCAGTTAACATACGCCCGCTATGCACCATCACTTTATCAGACGATGCCATAGGATATCCTAACTCACTATTCATATACTCACGTATACGGATTGTCGCTTCACGTAAAGGCACTTGCGATGCTGCTGCTTGAGCAGTATTTGCAAATACTGTCTTCAATCCTTTAACAAACGTCGCACGTCCAGTCGCTCTCTTAAAAGATAACATCAAAACATCAGGAAGCTTAACCAAAGCCTTCTGTGCACGGCGGATATCACTCTTATAATAACGACTAGTCCGCCCCAAACGGAAATTGATACTAAGAGCTTTGCGTGCTCCCTTAGTAGCTTTGATTTTTCCGAGTGTTGCGAGTGCCATTATACTGACGACCTTTCTTTTGCAGCCATGTAGTCTGCATATATTAAACGCTGTTTCCCCCCGAGAATACTCTCAGGGCGAACTTCGACAATTTCAAAATTTACTTTTGCTCCGGCAATTTCTATAATATAATCACCGGTTCTTAAAACTACTCCGGCATCGTCCAGGTCCTTCTTCTTGAATACAAGATGCCCGGCAGTATTAATCCTATCACCAGTAGAAGTCGCTGTTTTCCGCTTAATCGCTGCGGAGTTGTTCTGACCATATACAGTAACAGTCTTGCGCTCTTCTTTCCCTACGGCTTCTCCGTAAACTCTATCAACATGAGTGTGGCTCATACGGAGCTGTGCTATCTTGATTTTAGCTAATGCCATCCTCATCGGAAGAGCATCATAATCAATCGAAGATACTAACGGGTCACTCATTATATAAGCCTCACGTCAACGTTCGTACGATACCTCATCAAAATCTTATCAACTTCGTTAATTCCTGTTCCGACAGAATTAATCCCGTATGCCGAAGCTCCTGGGTCAGCTAAGCGGTACGTATAACTATCCGTAGTCTCACTTACCATCATCTGCTGAAACTGGTAACTCCGTTGCGCTTGGAGACCTCCGCCTTTCTTGGCTACGAGTTCCTGTGTACAATAAACTATATCCCGAGGTATGCGTCCAAACACGATAACCTCGTCGTCAACTGCGACGCTTTCGGCTAGCGGGTCAACTTTAACAATATGGTCATCGCATACTTCGCAAATAATAGCAGAAACATAATTATCAATGAGCACGACACTTCCTTTGCTCATTCCCGCAGTCGAGTCGAACACAAGAGTGTCCGAACCTTCCGCAGCAGCAGTCGTAACGGTAGTGGTTACTTTGGTACGTGCATGATTAAGCCAACCAAAGTAACCAGCTACCGAGACTTGACTGTATAAAAGCGAACTGTATTCAGCATTATCCTCAGCACTCTGAACAACTACGTGCTCAGTATCGAAAGGCAAATCCTTGTATCCGCCGTTAGGCGAAAAGTCCGCTTCGACTGGTTCCGATATCTCAATGATAGGAACCTTACCACGCATAACAAACCGTCCATCATACAACTGCTCCATCTGTCCCGCAAAGTAAAGCGGGGTAAACCACTTCCCTGTAATACGGTTAATGGTTTCACTCCAAAGCTCAATTTGGCGGAGTATTTCGTCCACCCCTTGTTCCGTTCCGGAATAGGCTTTGGCTTCAGCAACAGTGCAATATCTGAACGGATACATCAGCGTCTCCTACTTCCCTGCGCTCTTCTTGGCGCTCTTTTTCTTAGCGCTGGAAGTTTTTTTCTTGGGTTCAGCAGGCTTCTCCTCTGCTTTGGGTTCAGGGGGTGTGGCTGCCGGAGCAGGTTTCTCCCCTCCCATCGTCACATAAGAGATAGCACCAGCGGGGCCATTGTTCGTAGGAAGTTCGCTGTTTTCGACGGGCTTACCTTTCTTATCCGTCTCAATAAAATCCGGGTTTCCCGCGAATTTCATCTGGTCATTGAAGTTTTTCACTTCTACCGGACTACCAGGTCTGAACTGGTAAACGGCTGACCCATCATCAGCAATCTTCGAATACGAAGCAGAGCCCTGATACACAAAATATCTTGATTCTGCCATCGAAACTACTCCTCTTCAAAAGGAAAACAATTTGGGACACTTATCGGAAGGAGGTACAGCACTCCTACACTGTTAGTGCAAGAGTGCTGCCCATTCCCTATCACGTTAAGGTATCCCGTAAATTAGGCTACGAGCCTACCTTAGATTGAAGCCAGGCGGACGTTCTTAGCCTTCACGATGGCATCGAGGTTCTCAACCTTCACGTCGAGCTGGTTGTACACGATATTTTCAATCGTGTCTTTCTTCTCGTTGAATTTCGTGAAGATACGAGTTCCGGCAAGAATACCACAGATGAAGTTCTGCGGGTTGCCGAGCCAGATGAAGGAACCTTCCAAAACGGTCCCGCCGCTGTCAGTACCGTCCACATCGATACCATTGATACCGAGAGTGGTTTCAGCACCGTTCGCCGGAGTGTTAACGATGACCTCGGTGTCCACACCGGTTTCAGTCGTTTTCAGCTTCAGGCGGTTGTCAGCGGTTGCTTCCGCAAGACCGGCAGCGCCAGCAGTTGCGATAGCAGCATTGATTTCCTTAGCCACCTGACCAGCGTGCAGCGTACCTTCTGACAGAGTCAGGGTTACGTTGACGGTGACGTCAGACGAGTCAGTGAAATCGATGTCAAGCGCATCGTTGGAACCAGCAACAATTACGAACGGGTCGTATTTGTAACCGATTGCTTCAGCCGCAGTAGCAGCTCCAGCAGAAACGGGGAGGTCTTCAGGAATCATCTCAACAGTCAGGATAGGAATCCCGAGCGGGTTGAGACCCTGTCCTTCGACAGCGTTCCCGTAGACACCAGCAACTTTGTCAGCAGCCAGGCTAGCTACCCAGTCATCCAGCAGCGCGTCAGACATAATCCAGCGAAGGCCGGGGTCATTGCGGTACTGTTTCGGAAGCTGACGTTTCATGACGCGGAACACATCTTTCGAAATGCTTGCGCCGGCAACGTCGAGAATATGAGAATTCTCAGTCTGGAGGTCCCAGCCGTCGAGACGGTTGAGCAGGCGGGCAACTTTCGTTGCAGAACCAGCAGTGGTATCACCCTGGATACCGAGCATCTCGAGGTCAGTCGCGATGCGCTGAGTCATGCCCTGCATCATGGTGTCTTCAAAGCCGGCCTGTTCGATGTTATTCTGGAGCGTTTCCGTAGAAATATTCCAGGTTGACCGAACCTTAACGGCAGTCAGTGTCACCTTGTTGTATTTGGGCTCACCTTCGTTGTTCGGGGACCCCTGTTCCGTTGCTTCAGCAGCGGATTCAGTGATAGGCTCACCGATGTGAACTTTATCAATGTCCTCGAGTTTCTGAGTCATCGTGATTGTGCGGCAATTGTCAAGCATTGTTGAGAACTGCTTTACGTACATGATGAACTTGTCCTGCTGCTTCGGATGAAGCAAACCGCCATGCAGGAAATCAGCGGTTTCGATTGTTTTAAGGATTTCTTCGTTGTCCATCCTATAAACTCCTTTTCAAAAAGCAATTAGGAATAAAAAGTAAAATCAAATTACTGCTTCTGACCTCTCATGCCAAAAGCCTGTTTTGCAGGATTGCCGAACATTCCACGGAAAACGTTATCTTCATCGATTTCGTCTCCGCCCTCGCCACCGGCGTCTTCTTTGTTCTGGTTACTCCCACTTGACCCATCCTCAAGGTCAGCAATTCTGTTCGAGAGTCCGGACAGGGTTTTCTTTACCTCAGCATTCTGTTCGCTTGACACGGAGATTGCTTTCGCAATATCTTCCAGCGTCTTCACGAAGCCACCAGCGACATCCTTCAGCACAGCTTCAGTTTTCTCAGTAACCGCTTTGTTAATATCCTCAGCAGTTACAGAGCTGTCGGGCAGACCTTTCTCTGTGAGATACTTATCCATAGACTCAAGCAGATTTTTAAGCTCGGGACTCACAGCCTGACCACCGAGGGCCAGAGCAATAGCCTGCTGGAGAGCAGACCTGAATCCGTCAATACCGTCAAGAACAGGAGGAAGCTCTTTTTCTTCAGCGTCACCTTCACCATCAGCGTCAGAATCGCTGCCAGCTTCTCCTTCTGCATCGCCCGCGTCACCTTCAGCGTTTCCGCCTTCAGCTTCGCCCTCTTCGTCATCGCCTCCTTCGTCGGAAGCATCTTCCTCATCTTCTTTGGTTTTCAGATGAGATTTGAGGATAGAGTCAAAGATGGACTTTTCTTCTCCACCCTCGGCATCATCCCCTTCGCCTTCAGCTTCGCCGTCACCGGCATCAGCATCAGCATCGCCTTCGGCAGCGTCACCACCTTCGGCAGCGTCGTCACCTTCAGCAGGCGCATCACCATCACCTTCAGCAGGTGCGGCGTCATCACTTTCAGCGTCTCCTTCAGCAGGAGCATCGCCTTCACCTTCAGCAGGAGCATCGTCACCGCCTTCAGCAGGTGCGTCATCTCCTCCTTCAGTAGCGTCACCGTCAGAAGCATCCGCAGCTTCATCCTCTTTGGTAACGTCTTTGTCTGCGTCCTCGGTCGGAGCATCGTTATTATCCTTATCAGTAGTAACGACATCCTCCTGGACTTCGTCTTCGATTTTCTTGCCCATATTGGATTCTCCTTCAATTAATTCACTAAACCATAGCATTTCTATGCCTTGCGTCTCAAAATGCATTGCAAAATTGTTGAGCGTAATACTTTCGCTCACTTCTCCCGGCGAATCACTGCCCATCAAAGCAGTACCGCACTCAGGACAATCAATAGTCCTGCAAGGAACACCGGCTTCTTTATCCTGAGTAAATCCACAGTCCGGGCATACACAATAAGCCCAGCCTTGTTTCGCGATAGAAGCAAGCTTTTCGGGAGGAGTTATATCAAATTCTTCAAAATGCTTATTCAAATGAGCAGCTACCTCCTTGGCATCATCCGAACCGACTCTACCGCCATCCTTAACACCAAGAAGTTCTGCGGCTGATACAATCAATCCGCGAAGAATTGTCTTACCGTCAGAATGGTGTTGATATTTCAAAACATCTCCGTCAGCCCACGCGTAATCGTTGACTTCTTTCGAAGCACTGATATTATCTTCGACATCCGCGAGCGGAAGAGAAACAAAAGCAATTATATTGTCCGACATGACGTCACCTCCTAATTTATGGACATGGTTTTCGACTTCTTCCATAAACCTGTGGTCACTTATTGAATGAGTGTGTCCGAGGGATTTCAACGCAATACCCTTACCGTCACGATTCCGGACAATATATTTATGGAAGTGCCCACCGGCAGCTTTTGACGTGCCGACAGTGTAGTCGTCGGACAACCTGCTTACTTGTCCGGTAATCCCATCTGCAATAACTGATGTACGCATGATGGCATCACCGATTGGACCGTTAGGCATTGGGAATTTTATTCCCTTTATTGTAAATGGGCTCTTCACTTCAGTAAGTGCGAACGATGCAGACTCTTCATCGTAGTAGCCCGTCTTTTCAAAAGCATCTGACAAGAACCTGAGAATTGTTCCGAAAAAATCCTGGTCTTCCAGCGTCGTATCAGACATAACTTCGCTGCGTTTCTTTGCATGATTTATGTCATCAACAATCTGGCGGGCGACTTTCGCTACACGCTTAACGTCATCGTCCGTAGTCTCAACGCTCTTATCAGTAATAATATTTCCGAGGTACAAGCCATACTCATACATATCTGCGCACTGCTGCCTTACCTCATCATAAACTTCTTTATCGCTGCATTTTCCGCTACACGCACATTCCAGGACATCCTTAAAACGGCGCTCTGCGGAATCAACGAACTTCTCAACACTCTTGACATCAAAAGTCCTGCGAAATTTATCGTAATCAGATTTGAATGCATCGGCGCGTGCGCTGAGCTGCTTCATATAAGCATACATTAAATCGTCAGAGATTTCATTTTTCGCGTACATGTTGTGAACTTTCGTTGCCCACTCATCATACGAAGCTCCGTCACCAAAAAGAGTTTCTTCAGGAAGAGCTTTGACAGTCAAACGATTATCAACAGAAAGTTCCACAACACCCATCATCAGAATGTGCGTGTGCTCACGCGCAGTATCAGTTTTCATAAGGTCACTGATAGTATGCGTATGTTCTGTCCCTTCGAATCCCCATATCGACATCCCGGTCTCTCCGGCTACGACTTCCCCGTCCACTACGTACATAGCGAACTCGTGGAAATGCTCGTCCATATCAGCGTTACCGGTAAGACCAGTAATAATCTTCCCGTTACCGCCATTCTCTTTCTGAATAGCGACGAGAGCTTTGCGGTATTTCGCAGGGTTGAACTCAGGTATCCCGCCAAGGATATCCTTAATCATCGCCTGCAAGAATCCTGCGCGCTGATTGCAAGCTTGATTCTTTCGAGTACAAGCAATATGGTCCAGCTCGATTCCATGAATAACACGGACGCGAATACCTTCACTATTAATCTCATACTCAATCCCGGCATCGGGGTCAAGATAACCACCAATGCTCATCTGCCACTCCGCCCTGCCCTCGAGAACATCCTGGAACAGGCGGGTGCTCTGCGGGAAGGTTTCGTCCAGCTCGATATCAATAACGAGATTTACCTTATCGGCTTCCTCTTCCTTCCAGGCTTCGCTGGTAACGCCTATCGGGAATGTTGAGCGATGGTTGTCGAGAATATCGACTCCCCTATTACACTGTTCGACGAACCCGTCAATGCACCGCTCGCTCATGCGGTCATTTTCGCAGTCCGGCTTAGAATCGCTGGCAATAGCCACGACATGCATTTTCTCTTCGCCGGTAGAATCGTCCTTTTTCGTGTACGCTTTGAATACTCGCGTATTAAAAGCAACTTTTTTTCTACTCATTGTTATTATCTCCTTCATCCGGATTAATGTCTACATCCGTTCCATCCTCGTCATCTTCATCGTCCGGTTCAGCAGCAGGCTCTACCGCCTGACTTCCTGTACCGGTATAGACTCCGACCTTATCGAAATATGGAATCGGAGTATCGCCGAAATCGAGGTCATCGGGATAACGTTCTAAACCCAACTCCTGACGAACTTCATTAGGAGTTACAACTCCATTCTCGAGATAAATCTCGTGAACTTCTGCTTTATCGGCTTCATCCAGAACTTTCGGACGCTCGAACTCAAGCTTTACTAACGGGAGCGACTCGAACATAAGTATATCATTATTCTCATCATCCTTACGAATCCGATTAAACTTCATAAGTCCAGTAGCCTGAAGTACATCGATAACATAATCATTGCGCTTACGACGCGTTTCATGCTGGCACATCTCTTCTTCAGACAGGGAGGACTTCGAAAAGAATATGCCGCCGAAATGTCTGCGCTGTATGCGCTCGAGAACTCCGTCATCTAAAAACTGCTTGGCTTTATTAATTACTGAATAGAAGTCTTTCTGATTCACTCCTTCGGAACTTGAGAACATATCCATGATAACCGTATGGTAAAATGTGTGCTCTACCTGTTTCTGCGTCGGGTCAAACTCCTGCTCATTGGTAATTTCCTTGGTAGCATATGCAACTGCTTTATTGACGTCCTCGGGAGTAAAAAACGCTTTCGCAATCCCAAATGCTTCGCGAACTTCCTCATCGTTCTGCATGCGATAATTCTGAAAACTGGCGTCATCCGTCTCACCAACGGTCAACGGCTTCAACTGAACGTCCGGCTTTGCTTGAGATGTGAACTGAGTAGCTTCGCTATCCACCTGAATAATCATCATGCGATGCGCATTAGAAACTCCTTTGGATGCTTTGAAGAATTTCTGAATTGTGTCCACAGAATCTTGCGAAAGCTTCCCACCAGATATTGTAAGAGCCATTCTCGGAACAGCATCGTTACGAAAGAAATTCAGGTTACGTTCAGCCGCAGCCCTATTACCCATTATAGCAGGTGCGGTTGATTTATAACGAGGTACTCCATAAAAGTCATCTACAGTATTGTATTCTTTGAAATGAATCATCTCTGAAGCGCGCTTCTTAATTCCCACGCTTCCACCGAGTTCCCCGGTGTCCATATCCATATTACGGGTTTCTCCGAAATGTTTGAAATAACGAAGAGTGTTTCCACGTAACTGGACAAAACCATTCCCGTTCTTAAGAACACGAATTGTTCTGGATTTAGCATGATATAACTCTACGATGTCACCTTTTCGATTACGGACAACTTCTATATAACCATTTCCAATAAGCAATCTGTCAGTCATGAACATATTGCATAAATCAGAAAACGGCGTATCCGTATTCGGTTTTAACAACAAGTCTAGTAACATCATTTTTTCAAGCTCATAACGCTGCTTAAGCTCATCGGGTGCTTCCCGATTAATAGTAACTGTAGAAGTAACTTTCCACCCCAGCCCCACAGTATTGCGCGAATACAACCGCACACACTGAGCAAGACGAGTATTGAACTCCATCATCGAAGCCCACAAATCAATATCAAAAGTAGGCTTCGCTATTTCGTTCTCTTTGAACGTCTTGGTCTGCTGCTGGGCGGGTTTCTTCTGCGTCGAACCCTCAGTGGGTTGCGACAAAGATTTCTCCTCAAAGATGCCTCCGAAATCGTTGCCTTCAATGACAACAGCTTCGTACACTATCCCGGCATCCTTGGCAGTACCCTTCTCCACACCTTCAAGTGTACTTGTTCCAGGTTCAGCCATACCTTATACTACCTCGTAAAAAACGCCACAAAAAATAAATATTATCCGAAGAGGCGTACGTTACGTACTTGCGGATTCGGGGGAACTTCCCCTCCGGTCATGGCAAATGATGCCATGTTTTTCTTACGACCTCTTCCTCCACCGCCAAAAGCGAATGTTATTCCGCTTACATCTTTTTCTTTCCGGTCTTCTTCAGACATCTTCCCGATAAGGGCGTAGATATCACGACCGAGCCTGATAATACGAATACTGTCCACCTTAATATTAGAATTAAGGATGAACTCACGTCCTTCGTCCCTGTCCACAACTTCGGCATCATCCAAACCTGCGGTAACTGATTCGCGAAGAACACGGAACTTCTTGTCATACTCACGACGAGTTTCCGAGTAGTTCCTAAGCACGATAACTGATAGCGGAACAAAGTCCTCAATCTTATTATCATGTCTGTAAATGCTGTCGGCACTGTAACTCAATGACTTATTAAAGTCGAGCCACGCACTTTTCAAAAACGTCCCACAGGAGGAACACGTAAATCCCTTTCCGGGATATATTCCGTGGTTACGTTCTACGTGCCGGAGACAGCATGGACTGATAACCGCGTCATGCATCGGCTTAAAAGTTTTCAGTCTACTCTCCATATTAGTCTCCCATATCAAATTAAGATTACTTGCTGATTGGCGTCGATTTTGCTTCTTTTCTGCTCTCCATCAATCGAGCCGTCCTTATCCTGGTACTGCTCCGGATGCATCTTCCTCAGATTCGGAGAGCCAGCAAACATTTCAAAATATCTCCAGTTAAGCATAGCACACATCAGAGCATCAGGTCCGTGGTCATCCTTTTTTATCGGCTTACCGTTTCCGTCAGCACGGTATCTCCTCAACTGAGAAAGTAACTGGTCATTACCTTCTCCGTCTTTAAGAAATTGAAGACGTCCGGTAGTAAGGAACTTCGATACGTTTTGTATTCCGAACTCTTTCCATTTCTTAAAAACAACAGGAATTACTTTGAACCCTTCTTCATGCAGCTCGCGATTACTGAACTGGTCCGATGAGTCGGCAAACACTACAAAGTTACCGTACTCTTCTCTAAGTTTATTCAGGTATCCGATAATCTCCCCGATTTTTTGCTCATGAAACCATGCTGTCTCGAGAACTCCGACACCTATCTCACTTCGAACAGTCATGCATATTGCCGTCTGTCCTACATAACCCCAGTCCAGTCCTACTGATTTCTCAATCTCTTCATACCATGTAATATCTTCCCACTCCGATTCCGCTAAAGCTTCAATGTCATAAATGCTTCCGTAAAATTTCGGGCGCTCGCATTCAAACTCGACTGTATAAACGCTCGAACCCTCATTTACTTTTTTAATATCACATACAGCTTCAAACGACTGGTAACCTTCTGCTTTCCGCGCAGTTCCGTTGCATCCTTTTACGGTCGTTCCGATTACGCGTCCGCGCTCATCGTGTTCATTCACTACCTCAGACAAATAACAGTCGGCGCAGTCGATATCAAGTTCACACTTGACCATCGTGTCGTACACAGACCATTTATATCTAGTAAATCCATGAGTCTCTGCGTCGTCCCAATACTCCTGGAAAAATCCTTCAGGATGATGAAACGTACTGAGTATGAGGATAAGATGTTCCGGCTGAGTAAGTGCGTTCTGGAGAGCTGTTTTCATCACTTCGCCGGCTTTCAAGTCTTCCTGACAGTTATGCACAACAGCATTCATCATCATAAATGATTCACCGTCTTTGACTTCTATATCCCACACTTCTCCGGAATAATGCCTAGACTCTACGCTTTTAACAGGGACAGCAATATAATTATCAATCTCCACCCATGAATTAAAAGCCTTCTGCTTTCTATCAGAATCATCGGTATCTGTAAATAAGCTCATTGCCTTTCCATTTATATCAATAACCCATGATTCTTTAGTACAGTACTCTTTACCACGTATATTAGATATTTTCGCCGGACGCTCTCTATAAGAAGCAGCTACTCCAAGTTTAGCCAGACATGTAAATATAGAAGCTGCCAGGGCTTCTGATGAGGTCTGTATCGAGGCTCTTTTGCAAACTCCTCCTGAAGAGGCTTTCCCTTCCCATACGGTTCCATCGGAAGCTATAAGTCCGCTTATAACTCCACGGACAAAATCTTTAGATTGCCCAGCTATAAAGTCAAAAGGCATTCCTTTTTCTGTAGACTTTGTTCCGAAAGTAGTATCGAGAAAATCTGCTAATTCCTTATGAGTAAATAAGGCAGTATCAGTATTAATTCTATTCTCAACTGACGAATTATCAAAGCAAACCTCACGCCCAAACAAATCTTTACTTATTGATACATATTCATCTATATTACGCTTATCTTTAGAATTGAATACGACATAAATTCCTCTTGAACGCTGTTTACCGGTCCAGCCGTCCCCCAACCAATATCCAAGCCACTTCCCTCCGTCGTATGTATCAGCGAGTATACAATCATCTATATCGCTCGTCTTTATTTTTGGAATGAGGACATAATCTCTATCACTTATATCTTCGGCGTGAACCCACTCAGCACTAGACTCGTTAACAGAATCTTTTCTTTTTGGATTTCCTTTATCGAGTCCTCGAATTATCTTTACTCTGTGGTCATGAGTCAACTCTAATCCTGTAGACCATCCATTAAGTGATATATTTACTACTCGATTATCCCAATCCTTGCTCCATACATTCTTAACAGAAGTTATAATTCCATCTTGATTGACTACACAATCTCCTGGAACAACATCTTCCACGTTAATAATCCCACGCTCTGTAATTACTTTCGAACCTGGGAGTAAACACCCCTCATCAATAATAAGACCGGAATCGTGACGACTCCGGACCTGCTTATCGGTCGCATTGATACAATGGAGCTTTGCTCCATTATAAAAATGCGTTCTGGATATCAAAGGGTCACCATCTATAAGATACTGATAAACCTGGGGGTTACAACTACAAAACTCGACAACTTTTTCATAAATTGAACGAGCCTGACTACCAGAACCAGCAAGGTTGGTGAACTCTTTTGACTTGTAAACCATCATCAAAAAGATGAGTACTGCGGCTGATGTGCTTCCTCCTCCGCCGCGAGATTTCCAGAGGATAGCTTTATTAACACGTTCGTAAAAAATGTCAGCGATAAGACGACGTGCTTCAGGGACTAGTTTAATGTATTGGCGTTTTCCATCTTTGACTAAATAAAGTGTTGACGATACAAAATCATAGATGGCTTGCTGTTGTCTAAGTGCGTGTTCTTTATCTGACTCGGTGTGTCGTTTGTTAACGAGTTCTTCGCCGAGCAAGTCGGCAAATCCATGCTCCAGGGGTGAGCGCACTTTCTTTATTTCAAGAAGACGGCTCTCCATGACACGCAGAGCTTCTAGCGCATCACTTTTTTCCGCTGACCCATGAAGGGACTCAATTGTTGAAGTTTTGTCCGGCACCCTCGTCAAACTCCCCGCTCGTTATACGTTGAACCAATCTATCTCTTTGAGATAGCAGTTCAGCCTCGGACATCTCTTGGACTTCCTTCGCTATAACTTCAATCTTCGAGCGGGAAGCTGCTCGTGGCATCAACCCCACATCCAACTTGAATGCGGCGAGGTCCTTCTGAACTTTATGAAATAATTCTAAGTAACGCTGCTTATCAATATCCTTCTTAGCAGCAGTATAATTCATCCATAGTTCAGACATGGTTGCTTGCATTCGTTCACACGTTTCAAAAATTTGAACGTCAACATCACCATGTCCATGCTTCTTAGCCATGTGCTCGCGAATGTATTTCAAATCACTACCCACTGTGTTGTAGTGGCAGGTCACGACGTTCGCGATTGCTCTTTGTGACATGTTACGCATATAATACAATTCGAAGACTGTTTCTCTGCGTAACTGAATTTTTTTCTGCTCGGGGGACATTACGGCGTCGGCTTTTTCATCAAACCAAGCACCATCTTTGTCTTTTTCTGCCACGTCGGACGTCCTCCCTGTGAATGTGATTTCAATATCCGGACATTCACAAGCAGTATAGCATATAGACTAAATTTTGTCAAGAAAAAAATGAAATTTTTTTCATTTTTCCGGAAACCGTCACTTTTTAGACGACTCCTTCACTGCTTTTTCAAGCACTGCCTTGAAAAACTCAGCCGCGTCCATAGAGTTATCATTGATGTGTCCCACGGTTTTTGATACAGTCTTCGCGAGTGCGTCATCGCACGTCACGATGAGATGCATCTTCTTCTTGTACATGAAGAACAGATAACTCCGGTCAATGCTATCTCCCTCATGATTACTGAAGATATCGTTGACTGCCACCGTAACATTATCGACCATCTGTAGTTCTTTGGGGATATCGTCATGAGAATAAGCTTCCTTACGCTCTTTTGCGCGCTTTTCTATCTCTTCCTTGCGATACCGCTTATCAAACTCACCTTTACTGGCGAATCCCATTTTCTTGGCGACTTCGTCCTCAGTTATCTTCTCACGGCGTTTAATGCTGTTTACAAGGGTGCTGAAGCGTCTTTCGTCCAGGTCTCCGTGGATGATGTTGCGACGTACGGCTTTGATTTTGGCTTCTTCTTCGTCCCAATCCTTGATAATACAGGGTAATTCGGTCATTCCGATGACTTTCCCCGCGTCGTACCGGTGATTCCCGGCGACAATCAGAAACCGGTCCTCTTTATCCGGATGCTTGATAACGACAAGAGGCTCATCAAATCCGTCAGATTCAATCTCAGCTACCAGTTCGTTAAACGTCTCAGTTGACTGTACTTGCGGATTCCAGTCAGCTTTGATTAATTTCTCAATCGGGATATTGACCACATCTTCTACGTTATTCTTAACTTCGTCTGCCATATTGCCTCCTTTTGCAATCGATTGCACCGCCATTGGTGACATTTTTGTCACATATTGAATGCATACCTAAAAATAAAAAATACTATTTTATGCATACCGATTTTAACGACCGCATAAATTTACGCGACGTCTTCCGGTTTATGCGTAACGAGGTCATTCTTGAGTTCAATAATCGTATTCGCTAATATCTTAGCAAGCTGCGGAGATAATCCGAAACGCTCGGTATTCTTTTCGATACTCGTCATTATATCCCCATCAGCATGGCGCTCTGTCGCAGCCCACCAGTCGCAAAGCATCTCGGTAACATCCAGAAGGGTCATGTCCTCAATCCCCTTCTCATGGTGCTCAGGATGGTGCGCATTATTCGCATAATGATGGTCCAGGGCTGGTTTCATCTCCTTTAAGCACTTCTGATACTCACTGTCAGGATTGACGTCATACGTCATACCGCGTAGTTTTGGAGTATATTTGAGAAACGTCTCAAACTCCGGCTCTTCCAGCTTACTATCATCATGATGATACGCTCTCATATGCATGCGATTACAGAACTTCAAAATCTTACAGCATACGCTTGAAATATGCTTAAGAGTCTCTTTTATAACATCTCTCTCGTTCATCTGAACCTCCTATGTTTCACGTGAAACATCAATCATCAAAAATATCACTATATCCATAATCGACAGGTATCCCGTCTCCGAGCGAAACATCGCTATAATGCTCCTTAAACCACTCAGAATCGGCTATGCGGTCATACCGCGCTTTAAGGCTAGTATCACGTCTCGATTTACGGAGCTGCATCAGAAGGCGTCCTAACATGTTCTGACCGAACCCTCGAATAAGGTCAAACCCCCAAAAAGCATCTCCCCAGGTATTCCCCTCAACAAGCAGCGAATCCCCGGTAGAAAGCAGCCGGCGCTCCATTTCCGGATAACTGAATTTCGAATGCAAAACCTTAGCCATTACCGGTATTTTTATGCATTCCCAGTCATCACGAAGAATAACTCTCCTCCCACGCTTTTTCGCGGACCCTGGTGATGGTGCGTCTACGATATCTTGGCGACGCTCGGCGTCCAACGTCTTCTCACGCTGGTATGCATGTTCCCCGGACTTAAGCAGCTCTCCGTCCATCTCAAACTCCATCTCGTAAAAGTTTGACAGGAAAAAGTACTTTCCTTTGAATTCAAGAATCGGCTTCATCTTGCGATTCCTTCTCCGGAATACTTTTGTCCTGCGGAGGTTCGTCCACCTTGATATCCTTCGGAGGCGCTGCGTGCTGAGACGGGGCTTGAGGCACTTTCGGCTTCTTGGGAACTATGATAACTTTGAACTCATCCCCTATCGACTTAAAGCACTTAGCGCAATACAATCCGATTATATTGTTATGCTTTACAAGCTCCCAATGAGCGCCGCAGCATTTTGAATGCATGTAGATATTATCTCCGGCAATGCATTTACATACTATCCGAGGCTTATCGTGCTCCTCACACCACCCACAATGGTCATGCCCAGGTACTCCGACAATCTCACAATTAACTCGTGATAATTCATCTTCAGTAGGTTCCCGACCAACTTTCTCAATAAACTCCTCTTTCGTTATAGGCATAAATCATTTCTCCTGATTACTGCGTTTTTCGATATGCTCAACTTCCACCTGATGACGTGCTGCCCATCCCGCTTTCCACCCGAGCTTCCAAGCTCCATATAAAAGCGCGGACAAAATAAGAACAGAAATAAACAGCGGTCCCGCAACAGCCATCCAGCACAACGGGTCTTTCCAACTCCAATTATACAAACTCATGACTAATCCTTGACGTCCCACATAACGTCTTCGATATCTTCCTCGACAGCTTCAACGTTAATGTCGTCGTCCTTTCCATACGCTCCCGATTCGACCTTGTCAAGAATTTCCCTGAGCCCCTCAGCTAACGTTTTCTGTAATCCGCCCATCATATCACTTTCTTCAAATAGTCCACATAATCCTTATCCCGACACATCTCCTTCCCCGTAGAATCGGACAGCTTTGCTACAGGCTGAAGATTCTCGGGGTCTCTGCCGGCTTCAATAACTTTCATTACAATCTGAATCGGTTCTGGCCCGAGGTTGTTTGTCAAATGAGTCCCAACTCCATAAGCATCTTTTATACGTCCCCGGACATAGGTATGAATCTTGGCAACATTCTTGAAATCCAATCCATCACTGAATACAGCGCTCTTCGTTGTGGGGTCGATTCCCATATCTTCGTAATGACGGATGACTTTCTCTACCCAGTCAGTTGGGCTCCCGGAATCCTGACGAACTCCATCGAACAGCTTTGCAAAATACATGTCGAAGTCTTTGAGGAATTTCTGCAATCCTAGGGTGTCCGACAAAGCAATCCCCAGGTCGCCACGATACTCGTCAGCCCACGTCTGGAGCGCGTACCGCTGGCTCCATTCCGGCTTCGTCAATGCTTGGCATACTTGGAATACTTCATGCGCCATCGTTCCGATAGGCTTAAGTCCGTACTCCTTTGCAAATAGGACGTTACTCGTCCCAATAAATCCGGGGAATATCTCAGGCTGAGTCAGCAACTTTATAACGCGCGCATGCCATTCCGGAGAGAATGCGCGTCGCGTTCCGAAATCAGCAAAACTGACTCCCTTCATCGTCTGTATGTTCGATAGACTGGCTGACAGCTTCTTCTCCCCCTCCTTAAATAACTCGTTGCGGTCTTTAGAAGAACAAAGGTTGTCAAAATATAACGCATTAACTGTACGTAGAATATAAATCTCATACAAAATAGTCTGCACCCACGGCCCTTCGACAATAATGCTGAGTCCTTCCGAATCAGAATCGCTGATGTGTACATATCTTGAATGAAGCTTGAACGTTCTGAGGAAATCAATAAAATCGCGCTTCATAAATCTCAGGTCACGGAGATACATCAACTCATCTTCCTTGAAGCTCAGACGATTCATGTAATTTATCTCGTCCTGTATCCGGGCTTTAATAGGAGAAAAATCCACTCCCTCAGTCCGGCACTTAAACGCATACTTCACGTATACGTCAGGGCACTGATGCAAAGCAAACTGCATCATTGTGAGTTTATATAAATCGGTATCTAGTAAACTACGTATCACTGGCATCTTCTTCTCCTAAATGTCCGTGCATCCTTTTCCACTCTTTGATGTACTGAGCATGCTGTTCCGGATAAAAGTGTTCTATAAAATCAATCAGACGATAATCGTGTGGCTCGTCAGTAAATATATCTCCTGTCGTATCTGTAAAACAAAATATCTCGTTTTCAAAATGATGTTCGCTTTTGTGCTTCCCGCAGTTCCCGCATATCGGGTCCTCGATACATTCCAAAGCAGTGAAGCACATCTCAGTCAACTGCTGCATACGCTCATCGTCATTCAACAATATCTCGACAAGCTTGAGGACGCGGCACTTCGCAGAACGTCGCGCATTCCGCAACTTCCATGAGGCAAAACTTCCCATCTTATTTCCCGTACCACATATAGGCGGGCTTTATAGCAACGATAGCATAAAAATCGTCATCAACATGCCCCCAGTCCTCGCAATAAACTCTCCATCCGAGTTCGTTGCTTCCGTCATGGTCAGCATTCGCGTCCCAATCCTTCATCTCGATATCCTCGGCTTTTTCAAGATACTTCTTAACTGCGGGAAACACTTCCTCTGCGGTAAGCTCTGACGGGAACTGGTTATAATTCTCCGGACTTGAATCCGGAATAGTCCAGCATAAAATGAGTCCATGCTTCTTAGTTTCCCTCCACGCATTAGCAGTCGTGTTCCGCCCCTCCTGAGCAAACGCGAGCTTCAACGTTTGGAGTAGAAGTTCGTCTCCGGTCCCGTTGACATTAAATACTCTGTTATCCATTACTCACTACCTACACTCAAAAATTCATTAATAACTCCCATATCAGGCTCTTTCGCGTAGCTTCGCGGGTCGTTATATTCTGGCTTAAAATATTTTATAAAAGCAGATTCCACTGCGTCTAGTCTAGTTTTCGGGACATGCATATAAAATACATAATTAAAATCCTTATCTTCACGATGCCTCTCTATACGCGTAGGCAGCGACGTAGTCTGACCAACATACACTATTAACTTATCGCGCACAAGAAAATAAACGCACGGAGGAAAATACCCTAACGGATATTCTTTCAAACACTCAAATAACGGCTGTATCCCATAAGGTAAATCAGTCGGCACTAAGCTTCTTGGATTATTCGTAATAACCTGTATACAATTAGGCGGTAACGGAGAACCTTTGTAATGGTGAATCATGTTAACTTTTATCCAATCTCGAATCGCCCTCAACTCAAACACGGGCTCTGGATGAATGTCAACCTTAACACATGGCGCAAAACCTTGTTCCGCTAACTCTACTAGTCGAGAAGGGCTAATAAAATCTTTTAATCCTTTTGGCAATTTTGCACACACCTCTTCTGCCGTATACAGTGACGGTATCGTCGTATTTCCTCTAGCCACTAGTCTACGCTCCTCTCATTATCGAACCACTTCTTTTTCGGTTCTTCGGCTCTATGAAAATCACCGTGATAATCTATGCACGGCTTCGTCTTCCTGCACGACTCGCACAGCCCAACTGATACGTTCGGCATTATAAACCAGAACGTATCTACTCCGTTCTCAATGCAACACTTCTCGCAGATAAACATTAATAATCTTCATCAATAATATCATTAGGGTCAAGAGGATTTTCAGTCGGGTCGTAATCATCCGGATTCAGCTCATCATCCTCATCATCCATATGACTACGGTCATCGAGCATCTGAATCGCTGCTACGGCTGAGCCGCGTATCGATTCGAAAAAATCCCGAAGCTCATCCTCATCAGTAATCGCATGATACGACTTTGCCATGATTTCCTCAAAATCATCAAAAAGCTTATCGTAATTTTCACTGCTTTCTCCAGCAGTCCGGTCCTCACTCATCACCATTCTCCCGCACATACTTAAATCCACGAGTGGGAGGCTTAGTCGGAGCTTTATAATCTACTTTCTTTAACGGCTCCATTACAATACGTCCAGGCTCGATGCTTATAACTTCCCCTTCAGCATGTACTCTCCCTTTATACGCAAACATAACTTTATCATACTCAAATAACTGGCGGGGCGTTCCCGACACGTCCCACCAACACTCATAAATATCAGAAGCCGTCTTATGTTCCACTACCTCCGGCTTGGCATGAATAATGATATCCATACTACATTCCTTTTCCGTCGTTAAACCATTCCCCGTTAGCTTCCACTTTGTTCCCGCTCTTCTGGCGCTCCGCCCAACGTACTCCGGCATCAAACGCTTCTTCCGGAGTAGGTCTTCCGTCAGATGCACGCCCTAGCATCGGATGCTGGCACATAAATAATTTCTCCACACGAAGACGTACTTCATGGCCATAATATCCCGCTACGTATCCAAGATTTTTCCGCTCTATGCTCTCAGCTTCTACTCTGGATTTTCCAGCTATTCGCATAGTATGTTCGACAAGCACTTCGAAATACTCGTCAGCAGTAGCTTGGTCCATTATCGACATAGCAGGTTTATACTTCTCTCCGAGAGTAGTCTCATCAGGAAGTCTCTCGGGCAGTACTACTTTCTCCATTACTCGTCCACCCTTCCTAAAAGTTTCTCATCAACAAAACAACACGGAGGCATCTGACGCTTATGTTGGCTCTGCAACATGCGCTTCGATAATGTCCCATCCTGGCAATCAATTCCTGCTAGCGCCCTATCCATCTGAGTATACGTCATTCCGATTTCCTTCTCATCCGTCTGCCCTTCCCATAATCCGGCTGAAGGTGCTTTTGTGAGGATTCGCTCGGGAACTCCGAGATGCTCAGCAAACTTTCGAACATGAGTCTTATATAGACTTCCAATAGGTTCGATGTCAACTCCCCCATCCCCATATTTCGTATAATACCCGAGTTCTATCTCAGTCAGATTGCTCGTCCCGGCTACAAGATAATTGCAAGTGTTTGCAACGTAATACAGGGCACACATACGAAGACGCGATTTCAGATTTGCTCTGGCAAGCTTACAATCAAACGTTTCCGGGAACAGCTTGAGCATACTATTATACGTATCTCCGAGTTCCACTACTTCGGAATAGATGGCAAACGTACTGCACAGCGTAGCTGCGTCAATCCCATCATCATCCAAAGACTCGCACGGCATTATCAGCCCGGTCACATTTTCGTCAAACTCGCGCTTACATAGGACGGCAGTAACAGCAGAGTCTATTCCACCACTCACTCCGACTACGACTCCCCGTGCTCCTGCTTTTGTTACTCGCTCCCTCATCCATCGCTGAATGGTATCGGCTACTTTCTCACATTGCATTACTCTTCTCCTTTGGTGACTGCTTCCAGCTCTGCGATTACGGCTCCTTTTTCTTCCATCTCCTGAAGAGCTTCGTCAGAACTCTTTTCATCCACTCCGGCAATAGCATCGCGAACTACAGTGACTTCGATTCCACGTTCCAGGAGTCCGAGTACAGCAGATTTCACGCAGTAATCGGTCGCTACTCCGTAAACAACGGCTGAAGAGACTTTCTTATCCTTAAGATATTTGACAATCTCATCGTTGCCGCCCTTCTCAGCAAACACGTCGTACGTATTCTTGCGGAATATATCTGCGTCGTTATTCTTAGTTTCCTGAATAGACTTCGCTCCCGCTGTTCCGCACATGCAATGCTCAGGAAACGGTCCGCCATTGACCTCAAGCTCACCCTCAACGTCTTTATACGCAGGAGTTCCAAAATGAACGTCCATTGTCTTCACAACCTTAATGCCTTTCTCGACAGCATAATCATTCAGTCGCTTAAGAGCTGGTTTTATAGATTCGGCATTCGGAACATATAGTGCTCCTCCCTCATTCATAAAATCTCTCTGAGTATCCACGTCTACAAAAATCAACATGGTAATTCTCCTTCAAAACAAGTGCGATACATCAAGCACCGTAACTTACATTTTTCAATATGGTCTATCAATATACTCTGCACAATACAAGGCAGCATGTTTGCTTTATTTTCGAGGTCAATCTGATGCTCCTTATAATACTCATAAGCAAGTATTATAATAACTGCGTCAGTGCAACCGGTGGGACGCACATGGTCTTTAAGTTCTTCCATGTGCGCCTCCACCCAGTCAAGATATCCTTTGAAGAATCCCGGCTCGGTTTTAATGCGAATATTCTGTTTGCTCCAAACAATATATTCTTCCAGTTCAGGTCTATTCCGAGGTCCAGGTCCTTCCATAGGTCAATCCATAAAAACAACGTTAGAACGAGAAATAGAAAGAGCTTCCGTATTCACAATTACTTCGTGCCAAATATTCCCCAGGTCTACAGTAGCGTGTTCGATGTGACGGATTTTCCCTTTCACAAACGCACGCATTCCAGTAGTACGCTGGTCCCATCTTCCGCGCGCTCTTTCGTCGCGCTCTTTCACGAGTTTATTATACTTGTGAACATCTACCCCTTCTGGAAAATTCGTATGGAAGTAACGAGTAGTTCCTCCCGTACGATACAAAAAATCAGCGACATGCGGATTCCCGCGCTGAGCTAAAGGCTCCTTTTTCTGAACGAGCCAATCCTTCACAGCCATATCAGGCATGGGAACAAAAGTAAACTCCCCCTGACGATGAATGGTTCCTCCGGCAGCTTTACGATGACGCTTCTGACGGTTTTTACGTTTTACTCCGCGCTTATTTTCTATTTCGCGAAGTGCAGCAGGTTTCAAAGCTTCTTTAGCTTCTGCTACGTTAGAAGCTCCCGCAGTCTCAGGAATAGCTGCGGTAAACCAGTGGCGTTCATCGTGTCCACACAGAAAACGCGCTTTAGGATTCTCCGGGTCACGAACCATTATAAGAAGATGGCGGTCTTTGGGTTTTACGTCAAGAATCTGAGTTCCGACTCCATCACGAAGAAGAATTTCAAAGAACTCTCCTTTGCGGTCACGGCGAACATCCATAGCAACATTCCCGTCCATGCGCGTACGACGTACCCACCGCACATCATCGGAAACGCGCTCAACTTTTACGCGCGCCCCCATTTTCTCAAATGCAGTGTTAATATTCATAAATTATCCTCGAAACGGAGAAGATGGCGGCCCACCAGGAGGCATTTCTCCGGGCAGTATGATTCGATTATCCAACTTATGTTTCAAGTCTTTCTGCGCTTCGTCTGCTAACTCATCAAACTTCTCAAACGCTTCCTCGATAAATCTGGCGGGTATGTCGAAATCAATCGGCATACTCATTTCAGCCGGGCCCATCGGAGTATCCGTCATACGGGCTAATCCAGTGTGTCCAACATAGCGGGTCACAGGATTCTTCGGGTCAACACGCATAAACATAGTAATCAAGTCAACTCGTCCATCAGGCATAGTCCTTTTGAATACGCGAAGCTCTTCGATAATCGGGTCGCTCATCGCTCTCCCTATAATTAAAGTCTAAACATGACTTCCGGTCCGTCGAACAAGTCCTCGACGATTCCGTTGTCAGTCAAAGTACGGTAAAAACAATAACGTCCAGGATATATCAGCAAATTATTCGGGCACCCAATCTGGTCAACATCCGTCACGGCTGTCCCGAAATACCTTGATATAAACTGGTTCAAATGAGCTGTATCAGCTCCTTCCTTCTTCAACTGGTCTCGAATACTGGACAACTTGTCCACATCTGCATGAAAGTAGAGCGTGTCCTTTATAGCATCCTTCATAATGCCGTACATCCGATTCACGTTCTCCTTACGGTCATGCTCCTTCACGAACCTCTTTCTCCAGTCATCGTGCTTCTTCAAAGCGACTGGATAATCCTCCTTGATTCGCTTTAACATAGCTACTGTATGGTCCTTCTTCTTCATCGAATAGATGAACGGGCATTCGGAATACATTCCGTTAGCAACCCACGGTTTCTCCGGAAGCATACATACAGTATTCATCGATACTGCTTCAACAGTAGTCAGTGAGTAACTCTCATGTAGTGACGAGCTAAAAAACACATGCGCTCTTCTCAGCATATCCTTAAATTCTGCTGACTGAACTCCCTCTTTGAACTGAATAAGCGGATGCTTGTCCTTCAGCTCAGTCGGGAACTGTGTTTGAGTCGTCACGATAGCGGTTATCTTATACAGTATAATCGCTTTTTCTAAAACTTCAAAGAACGCATCAAAATTCTTTACTGAGT